CTTCTGGCTCGGACTTCTTAGCAGGCTTCTTCTTGGCTACAGCTTTCTTAGGAGCTGGCTTTTCTTCCTCGAAATCGTCTTCATCTTCAAAGTCATCAATCTCTTCAGCAGCAGCTTTCTTAGACGACTTCTTAGCAGGCTTGACTTCATCTTCATCAAAGTCTTCAGGCTCTGCACGCTTACGCTTGCTAGACTTAACTTCATCTTCATCATCAGAATAACTGTCAGAAGATTCATCGCCTTTGGCAAAGCAGTTATCAATGAGAGTCTTATTACGACGCTTCCAGCCGTCAAAGTCCTTCTGAATATCTGCAGGATCAATCTCTAGGAAAAGCTTATCAAGATCATACGTCAAATACTCTTTTTCTTCTTCAGTAAGTGGCGTACGATCACCTTTCTGAACAGAATACTTAGAAGCGCCAGCCTTAGAGCTATCATACATAATCATGATATCACAACCAAACTTTGGATGATTGATATCGAATGCTTTAGTCTGAACAGCGCCAGTCTTGCTCTTAACGCGTGCAGTATTGATAGTCTTAAGCTTCTGAATCTGATCAAGAACAGAAACAGGCAATGCAATAACTCGTACAGGCGTCCAAGTATTAGAATCCTTATCCTTAAAGCCAGATTCGATTTCTTCTTCGGTTGCCTTAGGCTTACGAGATGGCTCGTCTTCCTGAATGCTACGAACAATGGCATTCATATAGTAGCTAGTAGAAAAGCGAACAATGCGATCTTGACGCGGAACACCAGCTTCTACAAGCTCACGCTCAAAATCTCGCCAAGCGTCTTCGACAGAGTCATTCTGCTGACGAGTTACTGGATCCCAAGAGCTGCAACCAGTATTAAACTGGCCTTTAGTCTTATCACGCTTAAGCGTCGTTACCCAGTAGCTGCCAGTAACCATTACGCCACCGAGAAGTCGAACACAAAGAAACTTACCATCAGGCAGCTTCTGCATGTCAACTACATCAGCAGGATTAAGACTTGTTTTATTCTTCTCACCACCGCCAACGTAGACGGAGCTGAGATCAGATGAGTACTTACCCATAAATTTCTCCTTGAATAATAGAAACATGAAATTTCTATCTACTTGAACATTATACACAAGAACACAGCTTTTGTAAACCTAGCGCTTGATGCATAGTATTAAAGCATATTTATTATAGCACAAAATTACTGCTCTATAGTCTTTTGCATCACTATGGCTTGCGATGATATAATTTGTAATGTTTTACGCATAGTGTCTAGATCAGACATAGCAGATACGGCTTGAAGCTCTTTAGCAAGCGAGCTTAGCAACTGCGATATTGCAGACTTCTTATAAAAAGCAGACTTACTGTCTTCTACTGAAGCACGAATAATATCTGTTATGCATTTAGCTAGCGATGCTTGAGCATCTGCGCTCATGTTTGATACTGCATTATCAATTAGAGTTGATAGTCTTTTCTCAGCTTCAATAGCTTTATTGTACCTAGCGTCTAGTGAATCAATTAAGTACTGATTAAGCTGATCAGAAAATGGTGCTAAGTCATCGAAGCTTCTTTCTGCGCTAATTGACTTCATACTGCTAATCCTTCTAACAATGCATGATCTTTAATAGACAAGTACTCTGGAATTCCAAGCGTTGCACGCAGTACACCATCTTTGTCTGCTATCTTTGCTTTATACGCAATATCAGAAACATTAGAATCTATACTTGTTTCTATGCTAGTTGTTGGCAAATCAAAAGAATCACCATATTGCTTATGTAAAGCTTCTAGCGATAAGTGCTTATCTTCTTTAAGCAGCTTGATGACTTGGCATTGTGCAGACTTCATCCAGTTCTGAATAAATGATGTCAATACGCCAAAGCGTGCATCGCATCTGTCTACTGCTTTGCCAACGATCATGCAGTAAATGATAGATATGTCATTAAGCGATATTCTGCAGTTGTACTGCGTATACGCTTTTTGCGCTTGAAGCAGAGCTAAACGCGTATACTTTTGACAAATCATTGCTCTAAACTCTTTAGCTTTATCATTCCAGTATACTACATTTCCATATACTGTTTGAAACTTGTCTTTATCTGGATAACCGAGCAATGCGTCTATTTTATCAGTAAGAATAAACTTTTCTCTTAGCTGCAAATCATTATTAAAAACAGACCAAATTTTTGCTCTCTGGTCTGCTAGCTTAAGAAACTGTGTGATGCATCCAAATATAATGCCTCGATTTAAATGCAAGCGCTCAAACGCGTGTACTTTTTGCTTTCCAGTCGATACTATGCACTTGAGTATTAAAATCGGCAATAACTTCTTAGGCTCACTGCATACTTTTACTGATCTATGCAGCGTATTGAATGCGAGAACTTTTACAAGATAATGATCTACGAATTCTGGACAGAACGTAATGATCTGTTCCCATGCATTTTTAAGAAAGTAGTCTAGAACTTGAAGATATTCTAGTGAAGTAAGATTCACCTTTATATCCTCATTAATAGCCTTCATTTTCGCAAAGACTTCTGAGTGCTGGTATCTATTTTGCATAGCGATCTTGCAGATAATAAAAATGCTGCTTGCTAATACAAGGAACTAGGAGAGCAGGTAGATATGGCCAAGGAGAAACCATAACACCAGTACCTTGCAAAAGCAAGCAGCAAAAGCTTAAAAATAGTACTCTAAAATTATTTATAGTACTTGAAAGTTAGCTGTGCAAAAATAGCTTAATCAGTTCTGATACAGCATTGGCATGCAGCTCTGGAGTTCTAGTGCTGCTAGCATAATTAAAGATAATTGCACCAATGTCTGTAGAGCGCAAATCATCGCTGGTTGCAAAATCTTTCATATATTTATTATCGCAAAAGACTAGAGCGCCTTCTACGAAAGGCTGTAACGTACAGCCTAGCGTAGCTACAGAGCTCATGTAAAGATTGTCAATGATGTTGATCATATGCTCTGCAATCTTTTCAGCTTGATGCTCGCTAATGGTAATAGACATGCTGTATCTCCTACGTGATTTACACGATCGAGTTGTAAACATAGCTATTATACATCACTCAACGAAACCGTGTTTATACAGCAGCTTATACAATGCTAAGCAATGTTTGCAGCAACTAGGCTCTAGTAGTGGATTAGTCACTTTTGGATAATCACCGTTTGAGTAGATAACGTCAGATGCATCATTAGTAAATAATGCAACTTCGTGCCTAAACAAATAGTCTGGACATGAGCACGACAGCTTGATGTGATTGTTATTATCTAGAAGATAAACCATTGTCAAATAGCGTTCTTTATTTTTATTGACAACTACTCGACCTGTCTTAGGATCAATCTTCTTTGGTGAAGACGTCCAAGCCATAAAATATCTATAGCCTGTTCTTTTTTCTATACCAGTTCTTGGCTTATCAATCTTCACTAAGCTGGCTGCTTTTCTTCTAGACTCAGAAATCTTACTATAAATTTTTGGAAAAGTCAGCATAATAAATGCCTGCAAGTAAAATGCTTAATAATATTAAAATTACTTGCAGGCATATGCGCATTATTCGTCTAGCTTAATTGTTGTGAATGTAGACTTGCAACGATCTCTAATCGGTTGCGGCAGCGTAGAATCTGTAAGATAAAGATAAAAAGCACTTGCAATAAATGTCTTCAAATTCTTAGAGTATGGCTCTAGATAAGAATAGCAAGACATCAAAAGTCCCCAAGACTCAAATGTATTTGCTGTAATAATTGTCTTGAGCATATCTGCTTGCAGCGCATCAGCAGACATATTGTCTAGATCTTTTACAGTAAGCTTATACAGTTTTGCTGCTGTCTTTGCATGAAGCTTAAAGATATCGCGCTCACTAACTGGATTTTCTTCTCTATCATTATCTAATGTCTTAATGTATTGAGAAAGCGTTTGTCCAGAAGCGTTATTGTCTAAAAAGTCTTGAACGAGTGTGTCAATAGAGTTTTTGTCAATTGACTCTACATGAGACAACGCGCAGAATGCTGCTGCCCACTTACCTGCAATAGCACTGTGATTTAAGATAAATCCAGGAATAGACATAGTAAATGCACTAATCAATGCACTTACATAGCTATCTACATCTTGACTTAGAAGCTCTTCTTCAGCGTAGATTCGAATCGTTCTAATACTATATTCTTTGTCATAGTAGTATTGAACAGTCTTACGCCCAGTAAGATTCTTATCATTATAAATTTCGAAAGAAAGCTCTGAAAAAATAATATCTAAGCCTTTATTATGTACTTGCAAGTACAACGCATCTAGAATCGGAAATAAGTCTTTAATAAGTTTCTTTCCTGGCTTAAAGAAAAAGTGAATCTTGCCTAGATGCGTATGACGCTTAAAGCCAACGGCGCTTATTACTCTATGGCCATTTATCTGATTAATGGCTGGTTCACTACCTAGATTTGCAATAATCTTAGTGCTGTAGTCTGATAGCTCATACTTAGCAGTTGTGTCGAATAGATGATTATACTCTGGAATGACAGCAGTAATAGTATCACCATCTACTTTCTTGACAAGAATTACGCTAGTTACTTCTTTATCATTATCAAGCTTTTGCTTAATGAGCAAATAATCATTGACTTGTGCTTTTTGCATAGTTACACTCTCCTTGTAAAAAAGCCTTCAAATAATTGCATTATACAACTAAATGAAGGCTTCTGTAACTTACTTAACGATATTCTCTAACTTCTCAACAAGCTTATCGTCTGCTGATTGCTCTACAACAATGGCTTGGCCAGGCTGTGTATCATCTAGAGAAAACTCTTCTGAATCATCTGTTGCAAGTGTATGATCTAGAACATAGTCTGTTTCTTCTGCGCTATTACTATCAACGTCATCATCTACGATAGCAATATTTGAGTCAACAGTAACTTCGTCTAACTCATCTACATCAGTTTCTTCATTAGAGCTTAGCTCTTCGTCTTCTACTTCTTCAGTAGCTACACTGCCTTCATCTGGTACAACGGCTGCGTCTTCGATAACAACTTCGCTAGACTCATGCTCATTAGATAATGAAATACCTTCAGTAGAAATAACTTCATTTACTTCTGAGCCTGCTTCTACTTTAGAATCATCAGCTTCATCAATTTCTGCAGTATTTTCTACTTCAGCGTCTAGCTTGGCTTCAGTTTCTAAGCTATTATCTTCTTCAGGCTTATCTGTAAGCGCATCATTCACTAATTCTTCGGTTAGCTTTTCAGCTGGTTCTGCAATTACAATGCCTTGTTCGAAATCAAGCCCTAGATGTGAATCATCTTTTTGCTCAGACTCGATACTGCTATTATTTGCAGTAATCTCAGCAGCATCGTTATTCTCGCTAGAACTGCCGCTTCGGTAAATGTCTTCAGCTACAGCACTAAGAATTGAGCTCAGCGCATTTGTAGTATACTGAGATTCATTTTCTGCTTGCTGCTGATCATTAGCAGCATCTGGCTGAATGCATTCTGGCTGCACTTCTTCATATGCTTCAGTCGCCTGGCTTGCATCAGCAAAAGTGATAGAGTACACAGGCTTATTGTTGCAAACTTCAGTATACGCAGTAGTAATTTGCGGATTAGCAATATCAATCTTAATACGACCGTTGATCAAGATCTCAATAGATTCAATCTCATAAATGTTATTGACAATAGTCTGAACGTAGTCAATAGAGCTTACAGAGATTGTATGGTAGTAAATGCTGTCAACAGTTCTTAGTTGTCTGTAGTTAATGAAGTCTACATTGGCCGCATTCAGCTTTTCTTTAACGTCATCTGCGTCAGTATTAACATTAACCTTAATGATTTGCGGCTTTTCTTCTGCACTTGCTGCTAATGTACGCGTAGATGTCTGTTCTTCATCTACAATAAGCTCATTTTCTTCTACAGCATCTTCTTCATTATATAGCTGAAGACTTGGCTCTCGTTCTTCTTCAGTAATAGGCATTGCTGCCATGTTAAAGAATGCATTCTTAATGGAGTCATCTTGACGAACGTAGTTTCGTAAAGATAAAAACCTATCTGCTGTAGTAGCAAGAACCTGATTGCCATCGCTAAAAATAACCTGCGGCGGATTAGTCTTTAGATACTTTTCTGGCAGAGAAAAGTTAGCAAGAGCTAAAACAACGTGCAGATGGCCATGACGCTTAGAGCGCCAAATAGAGCCAACGTCTAAAACGTCATACATGTTGTACTTGTCCATATTGATTACTCCTTGAGGACGATTAAATATAATGCTATTGACTATTTAGAATACGCTTTATCTAAAAGATCTGCTAATGCCGCTTGCTTCTTAGAGCACTGATAGTACAAGTAAGACCATGCTTTTATAATCTGCAAAGACTCATCTTGAGTATATTCTTTTTCTGCAAGCCTAGGCAAAGGTATGCAAGGATCTAACAGCTCTCTTTGCAAGCTCGGCAATACCGGCTTTTCTATAGCTGGTGGAATAATCTGCGGCTTTTGCTCCTGCTCCTGCTTGGCTGTAGTGCAAGCATTTAAAACTAGCACAGCAGATAGTACAAAAAATAATTTACTTAGCTGCATAATCACCTCGTTCTAAGCTGGCAAGAACTTGATTTATAGCAATAGATGTCTCTTTGGTCCATGCCTTTGTTTTTGCATTTTCGGCGCTTAGCTCTATTTTTGCAAGCTTATTTTGGTATGCAATAAGCTCTTTATTAAGCTGATTTCGCAACGCGATTGACTCTTGCTCTAGTGCATATGCCTTTAAAGCGCTTTCTTTGACATATGTATCATACGTAGTACGAAGCTCATTGTACTGGCAAATTGCATTATCTAGATCGACTTGCATGACAGCTTCTGCTTCTGCTTTGCCAGTTTTATAGCCATTAGCTTCGCCGTGTGATTTGCCAGTATTGTATATGTAAAATGTTAAAAGACCGAATATAATAAGCGCTATTATAGTCTTATACTTTGTTAGAAATGAAGTCATAAACAAACGTCCTTATCTGATCTAGCTGAGCATCTAAATCTTGCTCAGTTGTATCTAGCATCAATATATTATTAAACTCAGACGTAAGCTTACTGAATTCTTGCCTAATTACTTCTTGCTTATCGAACACGTCGTCTTTTGCTATTTTATTAGTCTTATAGCATATGATGTGCACAACTTGTCTTGACGAATCAAGCAATTTTCGTGTTCTTTCAGCTAATGATTTATTACATGGCTGATTAAAAACAGTAGAATATACTAAATGTGAAAGAATAGCTCTATCAATCACAATAAGCTTAGACTTATCAAAGCATGGCAAAAATAATGCTAATTGAAATCTAGCATAAGTCTGATTTACATTTTCTCGTACAGCATCTTTAAGTGTATCATCTTGTATGTAAGTGCCATTTTCTAGCTTAGCAAAAGCTTTAGCGATAGATGATTTACCAGAGTTGTCATGGCCTTCGAAAATTACTATCATTTTGTCAAGTCTTTAAGAAAATCTAAAACTTCTGTCGGACAATTAAATGGATCCCAAAGCTCAACGTTATTGTCTTTAGCTGCCTTGGACGGATTTTTGCAATTAGCGAACTTCAGATATGGAGAGCCATCCCATGACCAAAGCTTTATAACATTTACTTTAGACACGTACTTTTTAAGTGATGGATAAATCAGCCGTGTGCCTGAAATACCTGCATCATCGCCGTCCATGCAAATAATTGCTTTTTCAATGCCAGCAATATCTAGCAGCTTAGACTTATCATCATTCCAGTTATGCGTACCCATAATGCAGAGCGCTGGAATTCCATTCTCTATAAGTCTAAGTGCATCACGCTGGCCTTCTACAAGAACTACTGCTTTGGACTCATTCTGCAAAGCCATTTTAATAGAATAATCAAAAGGAAATAAGCCTTGTGACTTTGCCCAAGAGCCTTTCTTATTGATGTAAGACGGCTTGCCATCAACTTTTTGCTTTCTAGCTTTAATATAGCCTACGAGTTCTTCATTTATATAAACAGGCATCCAAATAAATGTATCTGAGTAGCTAGACTCATACTGTACTTTACACAGCCTGCAGCCAATTGCACGTAGCGTATTAGTAGAAATACCACGCCAAGCTTTATTTGCCGGAATTTGCTTATAGACAAGCTTCTCGGTAGAGATTTCATCTGCATCAGAAATCTCTACCATTATAGGACGTGAGAACTTATCTTCAGGCTTAGAGCTGAACTTCTCTAGTCCTAAAGCGTCTGCGAGCTCATCCCATAATCCATGCTTATTGCAGCCAAAGCAAAACCAAGAGCCTGTGTTATTTTGTCCTTGCCTAAAGTATACGCCGCAAGATGGATTCTTGTCAGCATGAAACGGACATGGAATCATTGCCATGTCTGATTTCATTTTTACATTTGGAACTCTAGAGATCTGAGACCTAACCAGCTCTCGTCGTTCTGATTCTTGCAAATAGCTCACAATGCACCATCTACAAACATGTTCTTATTACTTATTATACTCTACCTTCAAATTGCCAGCATCATAAACTTTTAGCCAACCAGCATTTCTCATGTTCTCATGCTCAGTCAGGCTATTATTATACTTTTCTTTTAGCATAGCTTCAAGCTTATGCTTTTGGCAAGACATACGGTTAAGCACTGTTGTGCCTTTGCAATAAACGTATGAAGGCTGTGTATATGCAAGTTTAGTAAAGCCTGCTGATTCATAGCCTTTGCCAGTAAAGTGTGCTAGATCAATATAAGATATAAAGTTATTTAAACTAGAAGCTGCAATAAGCTTAGAAAAACCACCGATGACTTGATAATCTGCTTTTACACAGTAACGATGTAATTCTACTTCGCCTTGCTTAAAACGTGATTTACCCCAGCCAGCAACAGCTACTAGCTTATCTTTGTAGAAAAGACCTAGCTTAATAGTGGAGTTAATAGAGTTTTGCAGATGATATGCATTTAAGAAGTCTCTATACTGATCATTATCTATAGACTTAGCAACGCACTGTCTTGCGTAAATACGAGTACTAAAAAGTCCTAACGCAGACCGAATAAGACTTTTAATTTTTTCTTTGTTAGCATACCATTCATACTCAAATATATGAACGAGACGAATGCCTAGCTTTCTGCATTCTAGTGTTTTCTTCTGATGATACTTAGCATCTTTGAATAGCTCTGAATGATAATAAGTACCGTCAAACTCAAATGCTAACTGCTTTTCTGGCAAATAGATGTCTAGCTCTTTACTATTTTTAAGCACATTGCGAGAATTCTCTATAATCTCACCAGAGTAAATTGAGCTAATATAATCTACAAGCTCTTTCTCTACAGAAGATGTTCTAGTATCAAGCGCACATTTTTTACAGAAAATATGCTGATAGTTATTGCCGTATAGTGAATCATTCTTCCATACATGTCCACACTTGCATTTAAGCATAAGCTGCTTATCTGCTATATAGTCATCTTTGCTAGAAAGCAGAGTAATGCCTTTGGCTTTAAGTGCATTTACAAAGCTTTTATAATGCCGATGTCTAAGTGATGATTTAATCTTATTAGCAACAAGCTCGTTTTTTGATGCAGTGTCAACGCCGTAACGCGCTATATTTGTAGCTTTTATCTTTGCTTTGATTTGACTAGCTTTTGCTACATTATCAACACTATATTTTTTAAGTACAGTACGCTTAGCTTTTGCTTTTACATCTGCATTAGCTAAAGGACTAGCAGCACCGTACACTCTAATATTTGTACTAGCAGTCTTTTGCTTTACAAGATCAGACTTTGCTGGATTGCTAAAGCCATATCGCTTAATGCAAGTTGCCTTGCGCTTTTCTTTTACTTCAGCAGAGCTAGATGCATTCTCAACACCATATTTTGCAAGATTAGCATTAGCGATCTTCTTCTTGACTGCACTAGCTGCGTATGGATTTTCAACACCATACTTTTCTACGCATGTCTTCTTATACTTATCTTTGATTGCATCAGACTGCAGTGCATGGCTGACACCGTAGCGTTCTTTTAACGTGGCTTCTGCTTTTTGACGTACTTCTGTAGACGAAGCTGCGCACTTTCTAGAGCAATAGCTTTTGGCTCTTGCTTGTGTAAGTGTAAGAATCTTTCCACAATTTTTGCATCTAGCCGGAGTGTAATAGCTTAGGCCTTCTCTAATAGATGTATAGTATACTAGCTGTGGTGTAACGTCTACTTGATAAGTAGCTGATGCTTTAGAAAACCATGAAGATATTTTACTAGATGAGTTAAGATGCTTGGCAAATAATCTTGAATTGAAAGAGCCATCTGCTTTTATGCAAGCACCGTATAACGCAAGTATGTCTTTAGGAATCTTAGTTTTCTTCAGCATGATGCTCTCTCATATTATGCTAAGTATTAATTATACTCTACTTTTAAGTTGCCAGCATCATACACTTTGAGCCAGCCATTTGCAATCATATTGTTAGACTCAGATAAGCACGCGTCATACTTAACACCTAAAATTGAATGTAGCTTATGCTTTTGCGCTTGATATCTAGTCAAAACTTTTGTGTTCTTTGTATAGATATAATTTGGCTTAGATATAGAAATCTCTTTACAGCCAATAGACAAGTAGCCTTTGCCTGTAAAATGCGCTAAATCAATGTAAGATGCAAAGCTTGAAATATTAGAATGTTTTAGTAGCTTGCTAAAACCACCAACTACATGATAGCCTGCTTTAACGCAGTAACGATGCAATTCTAGCTCATCTCTATTAAATCGAGACTTGCCAAAGCCAATCACTGCCACTAGCGTATTCTTATAAAAAAGTCCATATCTAATAGCAGAGTTAACTGAGCCTTGAAAATGATTAATGTCTAGAAATTGAGAGTACTGGTTACTATCAATTTGCTTTACTTCGCATTTTCTAGCGTAAACTTTAGCATTATATTGTCCTAATGCAGTTCTAATAAGCTGCTTAACTTTATCTTTCTTAAAATCCCATTCATGCTCAAAAACGTGAATAAGCCGAATGCCTTTCTCTCTACATGCTAAAGTCTTTTGCTGATGATAGCTTGCTGAAGTACCAGCATTTTCACTATGCCAATAGCTTCCGTTAAACTCAATGGCTAGTTGATGCTTAGGAATATAAATGTCTAACTCTTTTCCATCTAGAATAGATCTATTATTTTGCTCAATTTTTCCAGAGTAAAAAGACTTAATAAACTCTAGTAGCTCATGCTCTTTTCTAGATGTTCCTACATTAGTGCATTTTGGACAACATGCGTACTGCGCAATATAACCGTACTTTTCTTGTGACTTATTAATTGTCCATTCATGTCTGCAGCAAAGGCATCTAAATCTTAGACCATCTTTTTCTTTTACATAGTCTTCTTTAGAAGAAAGAAATTCAATTTGTTTAGCAGCTAAAAGCTTTAGAAATGTAGGATAATAGTTATTCATCCTAGACATATGAGAAGTAGCAATTGCTTTGGCTTTAATGCTTTCAGCAGCAAATGGCTCTACATTACCATATTTCTCTAAGCACGTTTTATGTCTTTGCTCTTTAAACTGCTTAGAGCTAAAAACAAAATCAGTACCATATTTTTCTTGGCAAGTTTTACGATACTTTGATTTGACAGATTCAAGCTGAGAAGTACTTCTAACACCGTACTTTCGCATGTTATTCTCTGCTCGCTTTTCTACAGCAGCTTTCATACTAATACTTGCTTTCTGCTGTACTTCAGGCAAAGCCTTTGTGCATTTCATAGAACATGTTACTTTACCTGCAGCGATTTTGTCAATGCTTAGCTGCTTACCACATGCTTTGCAGTAAATTGGTTTATACTCAGTAAATCCAGCTTTCAAATAGCTATAAATCTCTAAAGGTGTAATATCTTTACCAAGATCTTTTGAGATATGATCAAGCCAGTTTTGAGTTCGCTTATTACTCTGAAGCAAAACTTTGTACTTACTTATCATAAAAGCTTGACGACGTCCAGCTCTGCATGAGAAAATATCTTCTTTGACAAACTCAGGAATTTTTACTGCTTTGCTCGTCATAGTCATTCAATGCCTTGCCAATAACATCATCTAGCTCTTTTACACCAAGTAACGGAAAATGTGTATTTAAATGATGACGACACTTTTCATCTCGCCATGGATGAAGAATCTGCTCCATAACATCATTGTAATCTTCTTTAATAAACCCATTTTCACGTCCTTCTTTAATTGCAGAGCTAATAGCTTGAAGTAGCGATGGAATACTCCAGTCCCAAGGATATGATGTTGAGTCGCAAATACCTACTTCCATTTCAATCTCAGGCTCAATATTGAACTCAAAATTGAAATTGCGTTTAATCGCAGCTGCAGTACCATACGTCGCTTCGTACTGCATAATATGCAAAAATGGAATCACGAATTTATAGGGTATAGCATAATAATTAGCATCATGTACAACTCGAAGGTACTGAATTCTATTATTAGATGCTTTCTCTTCAATACCTAGCATATCTGCAATCTCTTTGTAATGATCATAATAAGATTGCATAGCAAGTCGAGAAGCAACAATAGCGAGTTCAGATGCAAAGCCTTGAATTGGTGCATTACATGACTGACGAATAGATCTAGATGCAGTTTTCTTATCAGTAATAAGGGCAGATGGAACATGACGAACACGACCAACAGGCGAAATAGCATAGCCATAATGTGTTGCCATATTGATAGCATCATCTAGCCAGCGCTTGCCATTCTTAAACTCAGAAAACACTTTATCCATTGTAGACTGTGCTAGCTCTGTTCTATCCTCTTCAAGAATAGTTTGCAAAGCCTTATTTGCATCTGCTAATGCTTTATTAGCTGCTGCTTTCTCTTTAGCAGAAAGCTTGTTATCTTGCGTCTTTAACCAAGCATCATGAATCTTGGTTTTAGCATCAATAATATCAGCACCCTTAATCTGCTCACCCATAGACTTAGCAGACATCATATAAATAGTAGCGAATACAACGCCTTTAACAAGAGCACGAAGAGGATGTTTCTTGTCAACTTGTCGGCCAAAGAATCGTTTAACATTAAGGCAGTGAACATCACCTTCTTTTTTAATACGATCTTTATTTTCTGGCGTAGGATCTTGAATGTAAAGCTGACGAAGCTTTTGGCCTACTCTGAAAGTGTCTGCGATGTTATTGTCATGTGCAGCAATACCCCAAGTACGAACTTCCTGCGCGTTATAGTCATAGTGAATTAGCAGACAACCAGGAGGTGCAATGAATGCGCGCTTGATATGCTTAGCAATATTAGAGTGCTGTGGAATAACTTGAAGCGATGGATTACGAGAGCCGAGACGTCCAGTTAGAACGTTATAAAATGCATAATCTGGACGAAGACGATGATCTTTAATAGCATCAGTGTCTGTAAGCGTAAGAATCTTATTCCAAGACTTAATATACGTATTAAGCAGCTTGTTAATCTGCTGATAGTCATCATAAAGTGATACGACAGCATTAGAGTACTTATATGCTTCTCTAAATGCGTCATCAACAGCCGGAGCGCCTTGCTTCGTATAAGACACTGGCTTGAGCTTCATCGTATCAAAGAAAAGCGCAGACTTATGATCAGGCTTTGTCAAAGACAGAATCCACTGTGCAGATGCAGAGCCAAACAGTGATGTAGACTTAAAGCCTTCACGATCAAGCAAAAGCTGATTGGCTTCTTTTACTTGAGGCTGAGTAAACATTTCTTGCTGTACTTCTTGCAGCTGCTTGCCAAGTGGTGAGTCTTTAGAGCGAAGAACTGCCATATAGTCCATATCAATATATGAGCCGTCTTGACGAAGATGAGACAGCGCATGTGCAGTATCGGACATGATATTGAGCATATGGTTGATAAAATACGGCTTATAAGGTACTTTATTAGCAATCTTAATATAGCTAGCACGCTGAATCTGTTGCTTAAAGACAGCGACAGCAAACACAGTGTCAGCAGCACAATACATCAAAACATCATGTCCGTCAATAGCTACATTACCAATTGTAGATCTGTCTTCTTTAGTAAATGCATTCTTAAAGTAGAAGTCATTTCCATAACGGCACAAGCATGCACGCAAGTTGCCTTGAGGCACACCATACGCTGTTGTGAGCTTGTTGACGTTTTCATCAAGATCGTGCTCACCAGCCATGAGTTCCCAGCAAGTACGATTAATAATTGGCATTTTCAAGCATTGACGTGTAATGCGTAAATCGAACATGCCATTATATGTAATAGCAAAAGGCTTGCCTCTACCTGCAAAGAACTTTCTCAAGTTCTTTTTAATATAAACTCTATCCTCTTTAGACCAGTGGCTTTGCGGATGGTCGATAGTAAGCACATAGCCAATATTTGGCGTTTGGCTTGGCGTAAACTGCGCTGTATAAATCGCATTATCGTTAACTGTAAGACCTCTAGTTTCTAAGTCATATCCAAAATACTTAGACGCATAAAGCTCTTTCATAAGTGCATCAAACTCGTCAATAGTCCTAATGTACTTATACTCAGGAACAGAAATATCTACAGTAAATGGATTCTTGCCGATAAGAAGATTTGCAAGATGCTGAAAAGCAAAGCCAACGCAATTAGCGGTTTCATCTTGCAGCAAAGCACGAAATAGATCTAGCGTGCAGCAATACTTCACACTGTCTTTTTCAAAAACCCAACCACGCTTATAATCTACATGATCAACGTCAGGAAACAGCTCTGCAAAAAGAAGACGAGGCGCAGATACACCAGAGATTAGCACATGCGTAGGCTTTAACTTATTAATCATATAAAGCGCGCGCTTAGTAAACTCTGCATTCTTTTCTGCAAGTCGATCATCTGTAAGACCTGCTACATTTGCGTCATTAAAGTTAATGACTGCATAAGAAAAAGTAGGTACTGCTTGATCAAATCGATTTGCGCAATCAAAAGAGCACTTAATATACTTAAGAAAAGTTTCTTTGCTGTCTTTTGTAGAAAGCAACTGATGATTCTTGATGTCATCACGAAGAACATGCTGCGTAATGATCAACAGTTTATGCTTAGATTTAGACCAAGAATCATCACGAAGGCAGTACACATCAAAAGAGCCTTTTTGCGCATTGCCGTATCTAAACTTGTCAGTAAGTCGCTCCATGCTGTCTCCTTGAATACAGAGCTATACAAATACATAAGTATTTATATTATATACTAGTACACATACTTTGTGCACAGCTGAAACCCTGTACAAAGTTGACAGAAAAACATTGCGCCTGGAGCGCTCTGGCACAGCATTGGCATAAAACTGAAACCTTGTACTATTAATAAAAGATATACAGTTAGTGTGTAACGCATAGTAATCTTATTACGTGTAGCAGCATAAAGATTATACCTTTATGCTGAACTATACTACAATAAGTTAAAAGGCATACGTGTGAATAACGTATGCCTTAAACGCTATGCATGATTAGTTGATTAGTTGGTTGGTTGGTTGGTTGGATAGCTATTCATAGCATAGTGGCTGTTCTCCTTGCTAAATGGCTTTTAAGTAATAAGGCTTCAGCGAACAGGAGTTATAAAGCCATGTACGGCTGGTTACTTTATATTGTACAAGGCTTCAATGAGCTAGAGGCTTTTTTGTAAAAACTAATAGCTTTTGATGCTCTAGGCGCAACATGAGTAAAAAACCTAAAAAACGTGAGAAAGCTGAAACCTTGTACACGTTGCGTTGCACCAGGATGCGCCAAGATGCTCTAGGATGAGTGTGGGCGAGAAAGCTGAAACCTTGTACTATTATAAAAAATATACGCTAAAAATCACATGTATTTGAAGCAGCTAGAAAACATATAAAATCAAGCGTCTAGGTGCAGCTTTGGTGAGAAAAAGTGTCACATGTAACATGTATAAAGATTATACCTGTACAAGGTTTCAAATGTTTATTTAGCGCTTTCTGCTTAGCTGCTGCTTAGCTTTTTCTATCTTTTTCTTTTGCCGAAGCTTTACAGAAGAAATGCTTTCAGCTAAGTAGCTAAAAACGCTAGTATCACCAAGTGTGTATTGCGCATACTTATCAGTAAACTCTTTTAATACATTTTGCCTAAGCTCCTTAATGCTAGTTTGCAGCTTATCTCTGCGAATAAGCAAATTTGCTAGTTTACTAGCATTTGCTGCACTATTTTCTTTGTTCTTTTTTAGTCTATAAACTGCTGAATTTAGCTTTGCACGTTCCAAGCATTTTGGTGATTTATTAAAGTGAAAATCTAGATAAGCCTCTTTAAGAAATTCTTTCTCTGAAGTATTTTCGGCCTTGTTAATTTGGTATATTAGAAACTTTTGAGATTTTCTATAGCTTTGTACTTGCTGCGCTCTGATTTTTTTATTTCTTTCTATAATATATTCTGGAAGATTAGCTGCGCATGATTTTGATGTCTTAACAGTACAAATTGGAGTATTTTTTCCAAAAAGCTCTACTGGAGACTTAACTGCTGCTACGTTATCTATTACTGCGTTAAGATCATAGGCTAGTTTCTTTGTACTAACTAAAATAAGCACTTTATCATTAGAGTTTATATTTCTAAGAGAGCAACGAAGCATTGTTTGAATATATTGTCCTAGCGTAAAATCCAAATAAGCGTTATACTTAAACACTTTATTATTTTTTGTGTCAACACAATACTGAGAAAACCAAGATAATATAGATGTTTCTAAGTTAAAAGCAGATAGCACAGAAATAATTGAAAAATCACTATACTTATTAAGCCCTCTTACATCACCATGAAGTTTTGTATATTGGCTCTGTAAGCTACTGCTTATTAGCGTATCGCTAGAAACAGGCGGATAGCTAAGAGTTTTGTTGTAGTTAATAAGAATCTGCTTTTGCAAAAATCTATTATTGCAAAGTTGATCGCTACTAGCTAAATTATTATCGCTAAGCCACCGCTTGGCATAATCAACGCTAAGCTCTACTGCTGCTTGAATAGGAGAGCTAGTTGAAAATGTCTTAATTTCTTTGCAAAGCACAGCTATAGTAGGATTTAGTAAAGCTTTAGGACTATCTTTTGCTAGAGTAGGAATATTATCTTTTTGATGATTAAAGTTATTTAAGTAAATAGCTAAACTTGGTAATTTTTTACTTTTTTGCACGTATGAATATATAGTATTTACATGTGCGTATTCTTTCTCTAACTGCTGCTCATCACATTTAAACACTACGCCTTTATTATACAAATGCTTAGATGCATTGCAGTATGTATCGAATACATAGCTAATAGTTGCTGAAGAAAAACGATTAAATAAAGCTTTTTGTCTTTCTTTAGAAATAATCTTGTCTGTCACATTAACTAAGTTAATCTTATAGCCAAGTTTTTGTATGTTATGCATGCATTTAATTACTGCGTATAGCTGTGATTCTTCAAAGAATGCAGACATTAAAGTTATACGCCGCCAATGAATAAGTGCATCATACGGTACTTGAATAACAACTACAGTAAGACTAGATCCAGTAAGCTTGATAAATGCAAAACTTTGCTGCTCTAAGAAAGAAATAAAAGACATTGCTTCTCTTAACGAAAACAAGTCTAGCAGCTTTACTTTTACTTCATTGGCCAATAATACACTAGAGCTTATAGCTGTGTATGAGTTGCTGTTAAAGCTAACTAGTGTAGACAAATATTCTTTTGCTACGTTAGAGAGCTTTAGACTTATACTACTCATCTGGCAGCTTCGAGCTTCATCAATGTATACATTGCATAGATGCTTATTTGCAAATGATGAAATGCTTTTCGTATTAGAAAACTCAGAATGATTGGCAGTCCAAAATGCTAGCTGCGTAATAAACAATACATTTCCAGGACAAAGATAATAATCACTAAGATCTTCGTCTATATTAATTCTGCTGTCTAGTAAGCTTTTGAATCTATACGCAGCTTTAGCATGCGCTGCATTTCCTTCAGCTATTATGCTTTCTGCTAAGTTTAGGCACTGATTGTTAAAGCTTATAGCGTATTTGTGCAGAGACATCTTAACAGTATTATGCTTACTATACATCTGCTTCTCTTGCAATAAGTCATATGTTACTGGTACAAGTTTTTTGCATAGTACATCTGCGCAATTAGCAAGCGTCTCATCTGATCGAATTTTCGCAGTAATTTTTGCAAGTACTTCATTGATAAGTGCATTCGTAGGAAAAACACAGATCATAAGCTGCGGCATGCTAAGAAGCTTATCATATTGCTTTGCGTCTTTACGCTTTTGCCATGTTGCTATGTACTTTATTAACGTTTCTTGCAGCCAATGTGTTTTGCCGGAGCCAGGAAAAGCGTTAACATACTGAACATTATACTGTTGTTGGGCTAGCATTTTTAAAGTCCTTGCGCAAGTGTAGCAAGCTAGAAATTCATTCACACAGTATTTATTATATCACATGGTAACTGCATTTTCCAGTATTATAGTACCATGTGACAAATTGGTTAAATGGTGGTATCAGGCCTGGTATCAGACCTGTAAATGGCATTACCTGGCGTATCCAGAGCGCTGCCAATTTCAATTTGTACTCACGAGTACTGAAAATGTCACATGTTAATTTTTTAGCTGCGCCGGGATGCTCCAGGACGCGCCTGGGCGAGCTCCGTGTCACATGGTAACGTGTATAGAAAAATTTTTTAATTATTAACATAACATACAGTAATAATTCTAGACGTAATTGTTTTGATTGTTTTGATTGTTTTGTTTTGGTTTGGTTTGGTTTGATATGACTAGACAAGAAAGACAAAGAAGACAAAAGCGAAAAGTATCTGAAGAGCTACGAAGCGAAGCGGAGTAGCTCCCTTTTAAGAGATAGTTATTAGTGGCGACAGCCTGCATCAGGACATGGTAGAAAAAGCACTCTCTAGACTATGCCCGCCGCGAAGCGGCTGACAAGTCAGTTTGAGTGAGACACTACAAATTCTGGATTTCCTAAAAAAAAAAAAAAAAAAAAAAAAAAAAAAAAGAGCGCGCTACGCGCGTATGTATTAACTAAACCTTACTGTAATCTCTGCTAGTACTCTCACGTGTTAGCACACGTTCAAGTATCTTACGCTATACTCAGGTTGTCTTCGTGACCGGAGCCGAACCAGTAATAGTCTAAGATGCCGTCTCGCGTTGCTCGACGGCTCGCGTTCGCGCGTAAACGCTGCTCACGCTCAGACAAGAGTAAGAGTATTAGAGAGCTAGTGATTATCTTCTCTAGTCATGTATCGTCTTCGTGCCTCAGACGATACGAGTATAGACTTCTGTATTGCTCTATTATCTTAGTCTTACTTTAGCAGAAGCTTGATCTAGTATTGTCTCGCGCTAGCGCGCATGTGCATACTTAACAAGCAGTACTCTAAACGCTTGACTTGACTTGACTAAGCTATTGTCTAGTACTGTTCGTGCTATCGCACGTGTCTTACTAATACTAGCCATATGCAAGTATGCAGTATTGCTTTAATCTAGCATAATCAAATCTAGTATTGCTCGTGCTTCGCACGTATGCTACTGTAATGATTAGCTTATGCTCGATCTAGTACTGCCTTAACTGCTCTTGCTAGAAGTAGCCTTAGCCTTAGCTATTGTCTAGTACTGTTCGTGCTATCGCACGTGTCTTACTAGATATAGCAGTACTACTATGCTAAGCTTGACTAATCTCAACTAGCTTTGGCTTATCTGAAGCTTGATCTAGTATTGTCTCGCGCTAGCGCGCATGTGTATACTTAACAAGCTATCTTTAATACTGTCCAGGATTAACCTAGAACGTCCAGGTTTTATCCAAATCAGTTCAGTATATAAACTAGTAGTCACACAGAGGTGGTTACCTCTGTGTGCATCCTGGTTCATCCTAGAATAGTCCTGCATTTAGTCATTTTTAGGCTTAGTTACTATTCCGTTTTGTACTCTCTAGTACTATTCCGTTTTGTACTGCTAAGTACATTTTAGTACTACCCGTCTGTAACAAATTATTTCTAAATATGCTCTAGCTGAAGACATTAAACTGAGCCAAGCCGAGCGTAACAGTATCACCAAAGACACTATTTTACAAGACCTGTAAACATGCTGTCTATAAAGCGAGTATATAGATTTTTGGCTTTATAAATATTTTGTGTATTGAGCTTACAGTACAGAAGACGCATTGCAGTATAAGAAAAGCTCAGCTGTAGTATAATATGTGCATATTTTTAATCACCTTGTACGCTAAGGAGACAGCTGCATGGACGCAATTGGTATTGGAGACTTGCACCTTACTGGAACGTCTGGTTCTGGCGCATGGTCTAAGTATTGGCCAGGTAATTCAGACGTTGCGATTTTGCAAGAGGCGCAAAAAGCAGTAGATTATGGCAAATCTAAAGGTATTGCAAACATTTTTCTGTATGGAGATGTTTGCGATGCGCCTAAGATGAGCTATCAAGCGCACCAAGCGCTCCTAGACTTCTTTAGACGTAATTCTGACTGCCAGTTTTACATCATTCTTGGTAATCATGAGATGCTGACAGCAAACTCTAGCACTCACGCGCTGTCTTTGCTTCAAGCTTTTAGCTCTGCATGTCCAAATGTGCATATCTACGATAAGCCGACTTTAGAAAAAATAGACGGTGCCAAGGTTAATTTTTTGCCATTTCCACATGCAGAATTTAACAGCCAAGCACTAAATGTATGCCATGTTGATGTCGCTGGATCGTTTATGGATTCTGGCATTGCATCTAAATCATCTATAGACGTTGGTGAAAATGTAGTTGTCGCAGGCCACATTCATACATCAGGCCAAGTTAAAGAATGCTACTACTCTGGAACTATGATCCAAACAAACTTTGGTGAGAGCATTCAGAAGTATTTTCATCTAATCCATTTCAATAGCATTGATGACTACGAGATTCAGCTTATTCCAACAAAGCCTAACCTTTTGCTAATGACAGCAATTGTCAACTCAAAGGTCGATATTGATGATGCTGTAAAAACGTCTAAAAAACTCAGTCAGAAACAAGTCTGGCGTTTAATTATTGCAGATGGTGCTGAAATAGATGCTGAAGATTACGAAAGCTTGAATGTTGTTCAAGTAAAATCTTTTTCTACTAAGAAAGATTTGCAAGAATTAGCGTCTGGATCTATAGATTATGTATCTGTAGACGATATTAAGCCAGAAGATGTTTTTTTGAAGCTTCTTCAAAAACGAGAAGACATAGATGACGAAATGAAGAAAGAAATTATTAGAGTGCGCAGAAAGGTACTAAAGCTATGATTTTTTGCGGCATAATTTCTAAATATATTCAAGTAGCTGCATGTCCTGTAAAAAGCTGCATGTGGAAACATAGAAAAACTGCAGAATGCTGCTACAAAAATCGTACTTTTTCTAAAGAAGAGTACGCCGAGCTTGTAGGTCTAGACGAGATTCCGTCAGACGCAGAGCTTGCTAAGCGCCAAGTGCGATTACAATCACTTATTAAAGAGGATTTATATGAAGATTCAGCGTCTAACGATCGATGAGCTGCTTACTCAGAAGGATACAGATCCAGTATGGTGTATCAACAACACGCCGCGTGCAATGACTAGTCGTGCTGGTGATCTTATTCTTATGGTGCCTAAGATTCATGGTAATGGCACACCTGACAAGGTGCTTATTCCACGCACATGGCTGCCGTACAATCTGATTCGTCAGGTGCCGCGCCAGCAGCTGCTTCAAGCTACTGAATTCTTACGCGCACTAGATTCTGGTATCCTTATTGCTGTTTCTGCAGAGTATGCAGCATATCTTGCTAATAAGGAAGGCGCTGCAGAAGAGCGTGAGCGTCTAAACCAATATGCTGATCGTATTCATAACGCTGTTGCACATACAGTTACTGAAGATGAAGACTCTCGTAAGAAGCTAGAGCTTGAGTCTGACGACGGATATGATCCTGTGTTTGTCATGCATGTCAATCAGTGGAATACTATGCAGGATATTGAAGTTCTTAATGCACTGCGTGCTGCTAAGTACACCCGTAAGCAGTACCAGTACATTGCACAGCATCTTAAGAATCATCCCAAGACGCTTACGGCGATCCAAAAAGTGCTAAACCGCGCTAAAAAGTAAACAAAAACTGTGTACAAACGCAATGCACCATGGTATTATTACTCTAACAGCTAATCATACAGCTGCTGATTTTTGCTTAACAGTCATTCAAGGAGAAAATTATGACTGAACAAAACACTGTGGTTAATACCGACGCCTCTGACGATGTTCTTCCGGAACTCACGCAGGAACAGATTCTTGGCAATGCCGCTGCTGAATACGTCAAGCTCGAAGCCAAGGTTGCTGAAGTTAAAGCTCAGCTTAAGGCGCTCGAAACTCAGCAGAAAAACCTTAAGGACATCTTCAAGGCCAATCGTTCTGGTGAAGCTAACGAGATCATCAAGATCAAGCGTGGTCGTGCGACGTACCTCATCAAGTTCAAGGATGTATCTCGTCAGATTATGGACCAGGCTGCTGTTAAGGCAGAATACGCAATCCTCGGTAAGGCAGTTCCGATGAAGAGCAGCCTTACGACCACGATTGAGGCATTCCGTGCTTAATTACGAGCAACAAGAACAACTGGCAGCGAGCGTTAAGCAAGCTGCCAGTCAAGTTAAAAATCTTATTGATGCAATGGACAGATCAGTATCATACTATCTTCCATTGCATACTAATAAGTGGGAAAAGTTCAATAGACTTAAAAACGTTTTAGAACTTTCTGCATCTGGTAAATCTACATCTGTTCCAGACTTATATGGTGTTGTTCTAAATACGCTTGAGTTTGATGCTGGCTCTGCGTTAGAAGCAAAAAAGCGATATAGAAAGCTAGCAAAATGCCATCCAGATCATGGCGGTAGTGCTAATCTTTTTGCTATTTGCAATCTAGCGTATAAATCTAGAGATCTTCGTTTGCTAGATTTGCTCATTAAAGCATTATATGAGCAAATTTCGTTAGAAGATGCAGCACTAATCGTAAATAGCAGAGCATATGCTTTTATACAGCAGCAGCATGCTATGCCAGCGTTTAGATTGTTGCAGCTTGATAAGCATTCTGGACAAAATGGATGTATAATTGCAGCAAGAGATTATGCAGAGCAGATGCTCGATAACCTCATTGAAGCACTAGGAATTATTATTCTTAAAGGAAACAATTAAATGGCTTTTGTTAAGAAGACTACTGCTGATAAGGCATCTGCATCTGCTGCTGGGAAAACTACTGCAGCTGTTGCTAAGACGCCGCGTGTCAAGCAGACATATCCTGCTAAGTTTGGATTCAAGCCTATGACTGTAGAGATGAATATCTTTACTAATAATGAAGGTCTTGTGTCTAATAAGTATGCTGTTAAGTTCTTACGTGGTTCTGCTAAGAATCCTAAGCTTGCAGTTTTTTCTGAAGACATCTCGTTCTTCGATAATAAAGAATCTTTTAATTCTTGCTATATTCCTGAAAAGAACAAGTCTGAAGGCGCTAATGCTGCGGCAATGACGATGCTTCAACTTTTTACTGCTGCTACGTTTGCAGTAAATCCTGCTCGTCGCCTGCCTAAAAACCGTCGTTATACTGTTAAGATGCGCGTTAACGTGCGTAAAGATAACACTGTTGCTGTGTCTATTCGCGAAATCGCTAAGTATAATAAGAATGCAGCTGGTAAGATGATAGCAACTGCTCTTGATCGTAAGGAAGACGAATTCAAGAAACTTCGTAAGGCAGCTAAGTACCTTCCTGCTGCTTTCCAAAACATTTGTATTACAAACTAATTTTCAAGGAGACAATTATGGCTAATATTCTTACTCTTCGTAATCTTCGTAAGATTACTGGTGCTTTTGAAATCAATGATGATGCACAGTGCGTTGTTGTTAATACAGCGCAAGGTGAAGTTCAGGTAATTGACTTTGCTAACATTCTTGCTATCTGCAATAATACAGTTTTTTACTACACTAGCTCTGCTCTTTCTGCCATCAATTCTATTGAAGTTGAAAATGGCATGCGTAAGTATACGCTTGTAGATGGTACAACAGTTATTCCGTTTGATGCAACAGCTGTTGGTACGACCTTCATTAAGGATGCATGTCAGACAGCTGAAGAACCTGCTACTGCTGAAGAAGAGCCTGAATCTGGCGCTGAGGCTGAAGAAGAAGAGATTGATGATACGCCTGTAGCTAAGGCTGTGTCTGGTCGTCGTGGTCGTAAGCCTAAGGCCGAGCATGTTGTTGAAGAACCTGTTCCAGCTGAAGAAAACGAAGATGATGAGCTCGAGCTTAATGATGAAGACGACGAAGACGAGATCGAATCTAACGACGAAGTAGAGTCTGACGAAGGTGATGCAGCAGATGAAATCGAGTCTGATGATGATGATGAACTAGAGCTTGATGAAGACGATGAAGATGAAGAGGAAGAGCTTCCTGCGAAGAAGCAGCCTGCTCGTAAGACAAAGTCTGCTCCTGCTGAAGAAGAAGATGACGACGAGCTAGAGCTTGATGAAGACAGCGATGACGGCTTCGAGTTCGAAGATGAGTCTGATGACAACGAAGATGAGGAAGAAGAAGCTGTTGAAGAAGATGACGATGATAACTTCGACATCTAATTAAAGCACGCTTACGCTCTTGTATGACTTAGGGAGTATAGACTATAGCAATACAGTTTATACTCCCTTTTTCATAAGGACTTATTATGGACTGTTTAGTTTTGCCTGACAGGAAGTGTAAGCTTTGCAAGTATTTAGACTCGCTAGAAAAGATAGAATACGATTGCTACGATAAGCCATTTTGTCCTGCGCATGAAGTGCAGATCATAACAGAGGATAAGGTTTTGAAAGCTGTAAAAGCATTCAAAGCTGCGCAGTTCGAAGGCAATATTGCACTTCAGCAAAGTATTTTGACTACTGTGTCTAAGCAAAGCAAGGCTTTTATTCAACGATTTAATGAGACGATCATAAAATGACTACTTTAACATTTGCAGTTACACAAGCATACGCAATTCCATATAATGTAGAAACGTATAAGACACTAATGGCAAATAACGTGCTGTCTACTCGTCTTAATGTCTCTTTTATCTATGGTCTTGGTGATCTTCTTCATTGTAAAGTAGAAACAGTTCAGCTAGATGAAATGCTTAAAGCTGCTATTGCAAAAACTGAAGCATTTTGGACCAAGTCTGAAACGTTTGCTAAGCTTGTTCAGAAAGATGCCAATTCTTTTATTCTTTCTGGTGCTCTAGACAATAAAGAGCGTATCAAGAAGATCGAGATTACTTGGCGAAAGTTCTTCAATCGCTGGGGTTATAAAGCAGATTTTGTGTACGATGAAACGCAAACTCGTTGCAAGCTGACTGTAAGCTACGCGCATACTATGCAGCCAGAGATTGAGATTGAAGAAGAGATTAGTGTAAAAGAATGCCAAGGTAGTCTTAAGCTTGGCGTGTATGTAATCAGCATGATCGAATTTGAAGGCCAAAAGCTTCTTAAGATTGTTGAATCTTCTACTAATACGACGATTGGTACTGCGCGTGCAGAATCAGTGTTAGACAATGGACTTATTGCACAGTTGATCAGCTTGTCGTCTACTAATGAAGCTGCATTAAAGTAGTATATAATATAAAAAATCAACTATTTTTGAGGCAATTACAAGATGGCTAACAAGGAATACTCGTCTAGTGACATTCAAACTCTTCGGTTTCCTGATTCACTTCGCATGAATCCAGGCGTTTATATTGGTGCAGTTGACTCAGATGGCTATTGGCTAGTCGTACGTGAATGCCTTGACAATGGTCTTGATGAATTTCTTGCTGGTAGAAATACTGGCGTTGCACTAGTAGAAGCAGACGACGGCTCTTATTACGTTTATGACCAAGGCTTTGGTATTCCTCAAGGTACTAAGACATTTGAAATAAATGTTAATGGTCAGACGATTACATCTAAGATGCCAGTCATGCAAGCTGTTTTCTCAGAGCTTCATACATCTGGCAAATATCGTAGTGATGCGTATAAAACATCAGTAGGCTGCTTCGTTGGTGAAACTAAGATTAAGCTGCTAGACGGTACTGAACCAACTTTTGAAGAGCTTTACAACCGTTGGCAGAAAGATCAGAGTCCTATTCCTGTTTATACTTGGGACGTAGAAAAAGACCAAGCAGCGTTTTCTAATATCTCGCACGTTCAGCTCACTAAGTATACAGACGAGCTAGTAGACGTTACATTGGATTCTGGCAAAACAATTCGATGCACGCCTAATCATCCGTTCTACGTTCGTACTATTCGTGGTATTAAGAAAGTACATGCAGAAAAGCTTACACTAGATATGTCGCTCGTATCTATGCGAGTAGATACTGATGAATCTGGCTATATGTCTAGTCATGATTTAACGCGTAATGGATTTAGTAAAGAGCGCGCTTTGCATACAGAAGAAAGCTATGAGCAATCAAGAGCATGCTGTCATCCTAATTGGCTACGTGGCGTAGAAGCTATTAAGTGTGCTAATGGCTGCAAGACGATTGAAGAAGTAAAGTCTTTCGTTGATAATTACAATCATCGTATTGTAAGCGTTAAGCGTGTAAAGCTTGATAAGCCCGTACCTGTATACGATTTAACTGTTGATGGAACGCATACTTACTTTGTAGACGGGGCTTTGGTCTCAAATTCGCATGGCATGGGAGTAAAGGCGACTAACGCGCTTTCAGAGTTTTTCACTGCTACTACGTACTACAAAGGTCGTTGGTACACTATTGGTTTCGAGCGCGGTGTTCTTACTCAGCCGTTAAAGCAAACGACAGCGCCTAAGTTTCAAGGTAAAACGCTGAAGAAAGGCACGCTTATTCATCTTAAGCATGACAATAAGATCTTTAAGAACGATAAGCGATTAGACTTTGAGCGTGCTAAGTCTTGGGCAGAGATTACGACGTATCTTAATCCTGGCTTTACTGTTGTCATCAAAGATAAGGATGGCAATACTTTTAAGTATAAGTCGCAAGAAGGCGCTAAAGAGTTTGTGCAAAAGATTTTGACAGATCTTAAGGCGCAAGCTGAGCCAGAGGTTTTCGAGTTCAAAAATGAGTTAGCAGATGTCGTTGTTTCTTTCTCGAGTGCAGAAGGCTGTAACGTTCGTGGTTACACTAACGGTCTTTTCAATTCAGATGGCGGTAAGCACGTTGATTCTGTTGTTAATGCTCTCTTTAGCGCTTGCAAGCCATTTGCTAAAGCTAAGCAAACATTGTCTTTATATGATTTTAAAGAAGGACTAGTTGGCATTGTTAATATGCATCTGCACAAAGCAGAGTTCTCTTCTCAAGATAAGCTCAAGCTGACAGATAACCGTGCCGGTGCAGAGTTCCAATCAGTGCTAGAAAAGCATGCATCTGCTTTCTTTAAAAAGAATAAAGTACTAGCGCAGAAGCTGTGTGAACGTGCGTCTAAGTTGTCCGAGCTGCGTAATCAGTTTAAAGCGTCTAAGAAGATGATTACTGCACTTAATGCAGCTAAGAAGAAAGGCATGCCAGCTAAATACGCGCCTTTTGATTCTCGTTCTAAGCTAGAAGACAGAGAGCTTCTGATCGTAGAAGGCGATTCTGCTGCTGGTGGTCTTAGAGAAGTACGTTATTCATACCAGTCTCTGATGCCATTGCGCGGAAAAATTGCAAATATCGCAAAAAATCCTAATTTTGTATACACATCAGAAGAAATCATTAATATCCTATCTGCAATTGGATATGATCCTAAGCTAGAAGATCCACTATCTAAAGTTCAAATCGGCAGAATGATTTGCTTAGCTGACGGTGACGAAGACGGCTGCGTATCATCCGATACAAAAGTGATATTGTGCAATGGCACTATTAAGTCTATTGGTCAGCTAGCTAAAGATTGGGAACATACACAAAAGCCTATCTGGGTTTGGTCTTTAGATGCTCAAGGAAATTTACATCCAGCGCAAGCATTCGATCCATCGATTAGATGCTATAGAGAAAAAGAAGTACATGTATATCTAGACTCTGGAGATAAAATTGTTTGTACTCTAAAGCATCCTTTTGCAATGAACTTCTGCAGCTCTAGTAAGTCATATATTGATGATAGCACAGGGATTAAGTATGTAGAAGCACAGTACTTGAAGCCTGGCGATTCTATTATGTCTGCATATTTTAAAGATTTGCCGCTTAATGGAAATAAAGGCAACACAAATCTTTATAGGCATGTGCAAAAGATAAGTAAATATGCAAAGCAGTCGTTTAATAATCATAAAGTAGTAAAAGTAGAGATTAAAGAACTTAAAGAGCCTAAGCCATTTTATTGCTTAGCTGTTCCTAAGTACCATAACTTCCTGCTAGCTGATAAAAACGGTAATGGTATTTGCTCATCTAACTGTCATATCAATACGCTATTGCTTACTCTAATCTTTAAGGTTGCACCTGAGCTCTTTGAAAAAGGCATGGTTTATATCGCTGATATGCCAGACTTTTACGCTACGTATAAAGACCAGGTTGCCGTAGGCAATTCTGTATCTGAAGTACGCCAAAAGCTTAATGCTATGAAAGCGCCTAAATCTGTAGAGATTAACCATATTAAAGGCTGGGGTGAGATTGACTCATCACTAATGAAGGCACTGGCTGTTGATAAGGCGACTAGAAAGCTTATTAAGATTAAGGCTTTGACAGATCATGATAGAGTTACGTTTATTCGCATTATGAATGATGACGTTGCGTATCGTCGGCAAATGCTTGGTTTGTCAGAAAATGTATAATTGACGTATAATATAGCAATGATGAAAGATTCTATTAAGATTCCTAGCTACGTCATTGCTGCTCTTAGAAGCTGCCTTACAGCTAATAATTGTTTTTTAAAGTCTAAAGCACAGCGCTTACTCGCTGCAGACGAAAAGACAAATAATTGGTTTAAGGCAGCTTCTGAAGTATTTGCAGCAGAAATTACGCCAGAGCTAGTGTACTACACTGCTATAAAGCAAGAATTAGACGCGTATAAGCCAAAGCTATGCTTAAATTGCGGAAAGCTGCTTAATCTTCGTGCTGTAAAAGAGAGTAGACCATTTTGCTCTAGTAGATGTAATCTTAGTTCAAGTGCTACACAAGAAAAGCGTAAAGCTGGTTTTCTAGAAAAGTATGGCGTCACTAGTCATTTTCACTTAGCATCTGTTAAAGAAAAGCAAAAAGCTGCTTGGATAGAAAAGTACGGTGTTGATAATCCTTCAAAGTCTAAGCGCGTAAGAGAAAAGACTAAAGCTACTCTGCAAAATAAGTATGGTGTAGATAATGTATTTCAGCTCCAAGAGGTAAAAGATAGGATTTTACCGTTAATAAGAAAAGCACAGCATGAAAAATACTATGATAGCTTTAGGCAAGTACTAGAGAATAGTAGCGTAGACTATTTGTCTAGCAAAGAAGATTATGTAAACTGTAAGCCAATTATTCTACAATGCAGACATTGCAAGACTATTTGGATTACGTCGCCTAATGGACAAGCGGAGTATTTAAAGCTATGTCCTAACTGCTTTGATGGCGCTGGATCTAATCTAGAGAAAGAGTTATGTCATTATATAGAGTCTATCTACTCTGGTAAGATCATACGAAATAGCAGATCAATTATTAAACCGCAAGAATTAGATATCTATTTACCTGAAAAGAAGCTAGCTTTTGAGTTTAACGGTACGTACTGGCATTCTGAATCTGCAGGTACTTCTAGACTTTACCATTTCAATAAGACAAAAGCTTGTAAAGAGAAAGGCATAAAGCTTATTCATATCTTTGAGCATGAATGGGTAAATAGTAAAGACAAAATAAAGGCGTTGATTCGTTCTGCTCTTGGCATTTTTTCAGAAAAAATTTATGCTCGTAAGTGTCAAGTTAAGCCGATTTCTAGTAAAGAATATTCGCAGTTTCTTGATGCATACCATTTGCAAGGCTCAGTTAATTCATCTATTCGATATGGTCTTTACTATCAGAATGATCTAGTATCTGTGATTGGCTTTGGCAAGTCTCGATTTAAGAAAAATGAGCTAGAACTATATAGATACTGTGTAAAATCTGATTATCAGATTATTGGTGGTTTCTCTAAGCTGATTAAGCATGCATGTAAATACACTAGCATCGATGAGTTTATATCTTATGTAGACTTAGCGCATTTTAATGGCCAAGGATATAAGAAAGTAGGATTTAGAAAAGTCTCAGTTACAGCGCCATCATACATTTACGTAAAAGCATATAGCGTTTTATCAAGACAGCAAGCGCAGAAGCATTTACTGCCTGCACTGCTTGGGTCTACTTATGATAGTAGCTTATCTGAAAGTCAAAATATGCAGTTGGCTGGTTATTATAAAGTCTACGATGTGGGAAATCTCAAAGTAGCATACACTGTACACAAAACTAGTGTATAATATAGATATGTCGTAAACCTGTAGAGTAAGGAGACACTCTATGACAGATTTAATTTATCCTTCAGCTAAGCCAAATGACATGCTAACCAAGCATGACATTGAATACAAAGATGTTTGGCGTCATCATGCTACTGTACTGAGCAGCTATTACAATATGCTTCAGCATGCAGAAAATATGATATCATCTGCGCTTAACAGTGGTCGTTGCAGAGATGCTGCTGCTAAGCAGTTTTACAGATCTCTTAGCTGCTGCATTATGCTGTTAAACGGAAGCATGCCGCCTGATGAGCTGATTGCTGCAGGTGAAGTTATCTCTAAGTCTACACTTAACTTGTCGCTTAGCAATGTTTTTAGAATCTATGATATTCTGCAAAATTGCGATGTGTACGTAAAGTATCTTTCTTCTGCTGTAAATGAGTATGACATCATCTTGTCTAATAAATTCAGTGTTCAGCAGCTTCTTGGATGCAACCAATTCGTATATGATCAGCTGCTAGATATTCTGTCAATTTTGAAAATGCATGATAGTCTTAAATGACAGTCTTACTGATACTATCTAAGGAGAGTTTTATGGCATCAGTTTCTCATTACGAGCTTGTAGAAATGATTGCAGCGCTTTATGCAAATGTATCTCGCGCTGCATGTGAGATTGCACGCGATGGCTATTCTAACTACAAGCTGCATTTGGCAGCAGCAAAGCTTTGCTCCATCGTTGATTGCGCTAAGAAGTCTGCTAGGAGCTACGCCTCTAACGAAGCTATTTCTGCACTAGACGAGTTAGCAGCAGACTATGATTCAATCTTTACTAACGCAATTACTTGTGAGCGTTCTATCTACGTAGATATGGATTATCTTGGCTCAATGCAAAAATTGCTTAACAGTATTTTTGCAGTAGTGGATAATGCTGGTTACTCATCATCTGATAAAGAATTTGTGCTTAGAAAAGAGCAAATCGAGCAAGCACTAGAGGTTATTATCTCACAGCTTAAGCTTATTAAAGTGCATACTCAGATTTGCTATCAGTCAGGCGTTGCAAAAATTCTAAATAGTACTAAGCTTTAACACGAGTACTCTTTATAAATCAGCTAGACTTATTATAGGCAGACACATAGAGGCACTAAACAATGAAACTAGTGGAGATTCACCTAATTAAACGCGGTGAACAACACTTTGATGAAATTGACGATTTGTGTTTTAAATCAAAGAATTTGTTTAACTCTGCATTATACGCAGTTAGACAACATTTCTTTGAAACAGGCAAATACCTAAACTATTATTCGGTTGACAAACTCTTCAAAGAAACGAATCAACCTGATTATAGAGAGTTACCGATTAAAGTATCTCAACAAATTTTGAAAGGTTTGGATATAGCGTTTCATTCCTTCTTTGCATTGAACAAAAAATTCAAAGAAGGAAAATATCCAAATAAACCAAACATACCTCATTACAAGGATAAGGTTAAGGGTAGGTTTGAGGTTACATACACAAACCAATGCTTTTCTAAACCTTTGTTGAGAAAAGGAATCGTAAAACCATCAGGAACAAATCTTCAAATTGTCACAAAGTGCATACCTGAAACGATCAACCAAGTTAAATTGGTCAAGGTTAATAGAGATGTTGCAAAAATTGTCGTAATCTATACGATACCTGACCCGACGTCAAAGGAAGATAACAAGCGTTATGCTTCAATTGATTTGGGTGTTAATAACTTGGCTACGGTTAGTAGCAATGTCATTAAGCCATACATCATTAACGGACGACCAATTAAATCAATCAATCAATTTTTCAATAAGACTCTTGCAAATTTACAGAGTAAGGGTTTGGTGCGTTGCCAATATAAAAAGGATTCATTGTCTCGATGGAGGATGAATCACCTTAACGATTATCTTCACAAAGCATCTCGATATATTGTGAATCAATTAGTTTCGAATAACATCAATACTTTTATCATAGGGTATAACAAAAGTTGGAAACAAGACACAAATATTGGTAAAGTGAATAATCAAAAGTTTGTGCAAATCCCACACCTTAAGTTTGTGGAAATGCTAGAATACAAGTGTAAATTGGTTGGAATTACCGTAATTCGACAACAAGAGGCATACACCTCAAAGTGTTCGTTTATGGATAATGAGCAAATCAAGAAGCACAAAGAGTACGTTGGAAAACGTGTGAAGCGTGGACTGTTTAAAACGAGAAACGGTAAGTTAATTAACGCCGATGTGAACGGTTCGTTGAATATTCTTAAAAAGGCAGTTGGGGAATTTCAGTACCCAATAGAGGTGTGTAGTACGCCATGTGTTATAACTCTTCGGTGAACAAAGTAATTCTTAAACCGTTGAGTGAATTAAAACACAAAACATTATTTCAACAAATTACTATGAAATAATGAACTATATAATTACAAAGATTAATCGTAATCCATTACTTAAGGTGATATGATGCGTAGGTGTAAAAGCATAGCAGACGTTCCTTTTACAGGCGTAGAACAGATTTCTGATCAGTCTATTACAGAATATAGCACTAAAGCTATGACAAGGTATGCAACAGCAGTCAACCTTGATAGAGCTATTCCTGAATTATTTGATGGCCTTAAGCCAGTAGCTAGACGAGTTGCTTGGGCTGCTACAGCATTTAAAGGCGGACCAGTTAAGAGCGCTCGTATTACAGGCCACACGATGGGGTCATTTCACCCACATGGTTGTCTTGCAGCAGATACAATGTTCTATTGCACTGATGGTAAGTTTAGATCGATTAAAGAGCTGTATGATAACAATGTTCCACGCGGTGTACTAGCATACGATGAAGAGCATAATACGCTAGTTCCGGCAATTGGATATCATTGGCGTATTGGCTCTGTTACTAAGACTACTTATGAGATTACACTAAGCAATAATCAAAAGATTGTTGCTACACCAAATCATAAGTTTTTAACTACGCTTGGTTGGCTTCGTGCAGATGAATTAGCCGTTGGAAATATGCTTTATAGCGGCAATATTTATAATATTGGTAGTAGCTTATATAGAGCAGTATTTTCTTCTACTAAGCTAAAAGATAGTGAAGGCGATAGCATAAGAGATACGCTCATTAATGATGATGACTCTCAATACGTTCTTCAAGAAGCCGAGTTAATGGCTAGCGTATCTACTATAGCTAAAGTAGATCATGAAGAAGACCAGGTGCTTTATGACTTTACAGTAGATAAGTATCATAATGCATTGATTGGCTTTCCAGCAGCTGCCAAAGATAATAAAGTACCATTTTGTATTACACATAACTCATCGTATGGTACGATTGTAGGTATGGTACATGACAACGTACCACTGTTTACAGGCATTGGCAACTGGGGTGGTTTGCTCGATGGCGCAGCAGCAGAACGTTATACTAACTGCTGCCTGTCAGATGTAGGCTGGTCCTGCTTTGATCCTAACTATATTGCAGTAACTGACATGGTTCCTAACTATGATGGTAAGGATAAAGAGCCGGTCATTATTCCAGTTCAGCTGCCATTTGTGCTGCTTAATGGCTCTGATGGTATTGGTGTTGGTGTTACTTGCAAGCTTCCTTCTTTTACTTTAGAGTCTGTAAAGAATGTACTTGTCAAGCTCTTTGGTGGTGAAAAGCTAAACCATCAGATTATTGCTAAGATACTCAAGCCACAGCTTAAGTACGGTGGTCATTTTGTAAATGATAAAGAAAATCAAGAACAATGGTTAGAGCTTATTAAGACTGGACGTGCTTCTATCAAGTACCAGTCTGACCTTGTTGTTGACGAGAAGAAGAAAGAGATTGAGATCTCTGAGTGGCCTGGCAGTCTTAATCCTGAAAAGTTCATTGCCAAAGTCAAGCTGCTGCCTCAAGTGCAGAGAGCATATAACTCTAGAGGCGCGCTTACTTTTAAGATTGAGGCTAAGCGTACGCTGACTACAGATCAGTTTACAGATCTTGTAAAGAAGGTACAGAAGCTTGCTAGCTGCTCTGTTTCTTATAGAGTTAATGTAACTCATAGAGAAGTATCTATAAACGATGGCGTTGTAAACTATAATACACAGTTCTTGTCCTTAGGTATTTCTGAGCTTATTTTGCGCTGGTCCAAGCTTAGAATTGAACTAGAAGAGAAGTCATTAAAGTACCGTATTGAGAAGCAAGAAAAGATTATAGCTTACTCTAAGTTGCTTATTTTTGCTTGTAGCAAGCTTAACATTATCTTTCAGGCATTGAAACAGCCTAATTCTGAAGAATATCTAGTTGAGCATTTAAAGATTACGAAAGAAGAAGCTAAGTCTATTCTAGATCTTAGGGTTCGACAGCTATCTAAGCTGGACCAAGACGATTTAAAGGTAACGCTTAAGGCTCAGCAAACAGAACTTGCTCAGCTCAAAACTTGGCTTAAGAATCCTAAGCCGAAGATTAAGGACGACATCATCAAAGCTGTTGCACTTGCCAACGCTGATGCTAAGAAAGAAAAAGCAAGACAAGAAACTTCTTTCAAACTTTCGTAAGAGATACACTCTGTTACATCCAAAACAGCATAAAATTGTCTATTTTATTTTTTGCAATATATAATTATCATAACTAATGTAATGAGAGTTGCTTAACAAACTCTCAGTCTTTTTGAGTAATATTGAGGTTAATTATGGCTAACTCTACTCTTACTGCTCTTCGTTCCGCTATGAAGGAAGTTGCTAATCTTGTTCGTGAAAACACGCGTCTTACCAAGCAGGTCGAATCTCTTACGACCAAGGCTGAAAAGCTTACAACCAAGCTTGAAGCTGTTAAGGCTGCTCCTAAGGCCAAGGTTGAAAAGGTTACTAAGCCTGCCGCCAAGCCTGCTGTTAAGAAGGCCGCTGCTCCTAAGACTAAGGCTGAAAAGCCTGTTGCTAAGAAGACCACTCCTAAGGCCAAGGTTGAAAAGCCTGTCGCTAAGAAGGCTGCTGTTAAGAAGGCTGCTGCTCCTAAGGCCGTTGCTCCAGCAGCTGATGCTGATTTCGATCTCTAAGACTATCGCTCTGTCTCCTAGCAGATAGTTGTATAATAAAGCTAGTTAGGCATTGCGCTTAACTAGCTTTCTTTTTATCTTTTAAGCGTAAGAGATTGCTATGGATCTTAAATCTGCACTTGAATGCGTTAAATCTCAGATTAGTACTTCTAATAATAGTACCTATAAAAAGAAAAAAGATAATATATTTTCTAGCACAGATAAAGATAAAAAGAAAGCCAAGTCTGAGCTTTATTTTCAACCTGAGCCTACTGTAAAAGAAAAGCAAGCTCAAGCCAATTTTCAAGCAGCATCAGCGCTATATGATCAAGTAATGTCATTTAAGACTGAGCTTGACGCTAAATCAGAATACTTTAAAAGTAAAGAGTATGATAATGAAGATGAGTTCTTTGAAGAGCTAAAAGAATACATTATCAGCACTCAAAATAAGCTTAAGACATTTGCCAAAGTCAGAGGCGTATCTTCTAGCTTACGCAGAGTTCAGACAGAGTGTCAAAGCTTTTTAGACGGCATTGAAGACAGGCTTGTAGAACCGCAAGATGTAGAATTTACGTCTATGAAAGAGTTTGTTGAAAAGACTATTGCCTCATATAATGTATTTTATAGAAAAGCTAAAGGCCTTACTAATGAAGACGTAGATGCTAGCAAGCTTAATATCTTTTTGAATAATCTTAAAGAAGATGCTGTGCATACAGAATATGCTCAAGCTGCTAAGCTAGTTTCTTTAAAGCTGCCAGAAGAAGCTGCACAGCCAGAAGAAAAAGATACTTATCTTTACACGCGTGAGAATAGCAGAGTAATGCCTATTGCCATTTTCTCTGCAGCTCAGCTTAAATCTAAGTTTAAAGCAGACTCAGAGATTGGCTATCCTGTGCTCATGAATCAGCTATTGCTTTGTGTCAGCAATAAGGTTGCTAAGTACATTGACATTAAGAAAGAAGTTGCTGCGTATTCTAAGCAGACTGGCATCAAGTATGTGCTAGTTGCGCCATTTGCTGCATTTAAGGACAATTTTTATCATTACTGGGTTATGTCTGATGAAGACCTGTATAAGCTTCAAACTTGTACAGTTTACTATGACTCAATGAAGCTAAAAAATTGGTCTATATTATGATAGCATATCAATTATCTTTATTACCAGAAGACAGAACTATATCATTTCTCAAGAATCTGTTTTCTGATTGTCCTTTTGACATCAACTGGGATTTACTGCATTGCGAGTTGAATCTAACAACAGATCCACGTATTAAGAATGTAGTAGATCTAACAACATCATATAAAGCTCTGCCAGTAAACAGCATGTCTGTTTCTAATCGAGGCTTATCAATTGTATATGAGCCTGTGACAGAAACAACTAATTTGTACATGCCTATTACATCTCAGGCAATGGAGCAGCGCGCATATATTCTTAGATCAGAGTTCAAGCCATTATTTCATCCACGTCCATTTCTTTATCTTTGCTTGTGTCCTGACTACTATTCTAGCATTCATCATAATGTATATGTAAATTCTATATCTGATGTTTTAGTACGCTATCAAGATCCATTGTTCTTTACGCTAGAGACAGTACGCGCGATAGATATAGATGGCATTAATGATCAGATGCTATACGAAGAAAACGGTTTGTCTTAAGAAGGTTTGCTAGTATGGTAAAGTCTATGATACTAGATCACTGCTGGGTTTGTGGTACGTTTTTTATACCAAAAGGTCCAGCTCATGAAGAGCAGCATCATATAGTGCCACGCGCTTACGGCGGCGAAGATGGACCAGTAGTTTCTTTATGTGATTCTTGCCATACTAGACTTCATAAAGCGACCATTTCTATTGCAGCTGGCAAACAGCCAGATCAGTATACGCTTGGTTTGACTGCAGATGCTAAAACAAAAGTTTTGTACTTAGCATCATGTGCAGCTAATGCAAAATTAGCAACGCTTAATGATCCTAATAAAAAGTCTGTAATTGTAATACCATTAACAGGTAAAGAAACGCAGCAGATAGATGCACTAAAAAGAGCGCTTAGAGCACCATCGCGTGCAGCAGTAATTAAGGCAGCTATTTATACATTGTACACGAAACATTTTAGCGCTGAACTGTGATATAATAACAAATATTGCTTTAGATTCTAGCAATAAAGGAGACAAAGATGTCAGAATCGAGTAAATCATGTGGCATGAAGTGCGGAGAGTGCATATACTTCAAGTCTGTGGCTAGAGTAAAGAACTGTTGCAGTAAGGAAGGCGTAAGAGCTTTTGCAAAAGCGCCAGCACACTGTTTTGTTCCAGATATTACGCAAGTTACTACTAGCCCTGAGCAGCTGGCATCTTTTTTCTCACTCTGTAATACGCTTACACCAAAGCAGCTGCGTATCATTATTGCGATCTTAGTACAAGCTTCTACAGCTAGTGCCAAGCAGCTGTCTATTGGCTCAAAAGTTTATGTGCTTTCAGGCGAAGACTATATCAGCAATTATTTAGCTGCATACGTTTTTCAATACATGCCTGATAATACTGTTGTTATTTCTGGTAGTCCTCGGCTTAATTGTCGAGGAAAGTCTTTTATCGGCTACGTAAGTCAGAGCTCTATTATTGCGGCGGCAGATTGGCCTAAGAAACGAGCATCTTTGATTAAGCAAGGTCGTATAATTGATCCAGAGAAATCTACTACGGCTCTTACAAGCAGCGTTGATTCGTTTGAGCCAGATGTTCCTACTATCGATACTGTTCCTGAAGACTGGTTGCATAAGACTGAGCCAGACTCGAAGAAGAAGTTTAAAGACGCATACGATCGGCTGACACAGTTCTTAGCATAATTAATAATTGATCTTTCATACTAATAGGAGACTAGTATGATTAGAGAGTTGTTAAGCAGCAGCACTCGACCAAAACGAATACTCATAAATTGCTTACAGTATATTTTTGGATTGCAGAACAAGCATGCTGTACGAAAAGCGCTAACGCCTAAAGAGTTTGAATTAGCAAATAGGCTTTTAGCTGATGGCTATTTTTTAAAGAATTGCAAGCTATACTTATATAAAGTATTGCAAACATCTAGCATCAAGCAGTATAAGGAATTTGGCATAAGCTATGATGACGCTAGATGCCTAGTTTCTTGCAGAAAGTTTCTTATTGGCGTTGATGTTTCTTGGCCTGCATATAGCATTAAAGATCTTGATGATTGCATCAATCAGCTGCTTACGCATAAGCTAGATGAATACATGGGCAGGTTCATTACTAAAAAGCTTTCATTTTTAGTTAAGTCTTACGGCCTTACGTATCATGACATCAAGATGGATATGATTTTTAGCGGCATAAATGCTATCTATAAGTCATATCCTAAGTTTGAATCAAAGCTACATGCGTTAAATACAGCAAAGCGCGCAATTCATAATGCAGGCATTGGTCTTATTGCATACAATACAAAAGAATGCAGAAGTCAGCTTGTTAAAGACCAAGATGGAATGTTTCAGCATAAGCTAAGAGACATTTCATCTGTTGGTGAAATTCCATATACTGATAGAAAGGATGTTATTGATGATTTTGATTCTTTGATGCATCTTTTGCCAAGTATGGGCAGCAAAGGCAGAAAGTTTATTGAGCTAGCATCTGGCAAGTATGATTTAGACTTTTCTAAGTTCTTAGGAAAAGACAATATTACCTATTTAGAAGAAAATAAGTATTCTTCATATATGAAGCAGATTCGTTCATTCTTAGGCGTAACTAATAAAGAAGTTTCTGTGTTTTTAGATAAAGTGAGAGCAAGACTATGACAGTATCTAACACCGTGATGAGCGGCTTTAATCTGTATAAGAAGATTATTCCAGAGAATGAAAAAGTAGTATGGTTTGAAAATGCTGTTATTCGACTTAATACTGCAAATCAGTGCTCATGGAAGAAGAATATTACTATTACTAACGAAAATGCTAATGTTTCAGCTAAGATTTTTCTAGAGAAGTATCCTAACATTAGCTTTATTATTTCGCCTACACCATTGAATCAGCTTGGACTTTCGATTTCAATGAGCATGAAGCTTCCACAGCGTTTTACTATTCTTCAAATGCAAGATATTATTGCTATTACTGAAAAAATTCAGCGTGTGACTGAAAGTACATGCATGCAGTTTAAAGCGTAATTTTCAGGAGATTGCTATGCCTGATAGTGTATTAGATATTAGCACCAGATATCAAGCGCTTTTGCAGCAGCGAATAGAACTAGAATGCAAGCTAGCTCAATTTGTTTTATCTAGAAGCCGAGAAGATGAAGCAAAGCTACGAAATATCAATAAGCAAATTTCTGAGCTAGAAAAAACCATGTATTCTGCAGACTCTTCTATGAGTAAGAGCATAGATGCACTATATCCAGAGCATGCATCGTATGCTTCAAAGATTCATAGCTAACAATGCTTGTGTACACAAATGACGTTAATTGTTATAATAGCAATTAACAGCTGACGATTTGGGAGGGCTGTTGAAGCTCTCCCATTTTGTTTAAGGAGAGAACATGAATTTGACAGAAGCCAAAGCGCTATACATCAAAGCAAAAGACGCATACTACAATACTGGCAATCCTATCATTACAGACGCTCAGTATGATAAGCTAGAAAATTGGATTATGTCTAAAGATCCAGACTGGTCAGAGCTGCATAAGACTGGTATTCGTGCAAGTAAGATTGGTAAAAAGCAAGAAATTAAGCTGCCTTTTTACATGCCTAGTCTTAACAAGTTCTATCCTGATGAAATCGATAAGCTTTGGACCAAGCTGCCTTCTTCTCATGAATACATTTACATGGCAAAGCTTGACGGCTGCTCTGTTTTACTTGAGTATGAAGACGCAAAACCTATTCGGCTCATTACTCGTGGTAATGGCGATATTGGCAAAGATATTTCTTTTCTTATTCCATATCTTAGCTTGCCTATTATCAATAATACAGAGTATCATGCATTCAGATGTGAAGCTATTATCAGTAAGGTAGCTTTTATCAAATGGCAAAAAGAGTTTGATAACGCACGCAATATGGTGTCTGGCATTCTTAATCGAACACAGTACCATCCTGCACTGTCAGATATCAATTTTGTTGTACTCGGAGAGTATGATAAAACGTTGCAGCAGTCTTTGCTAGACGCCAAAGCTTATGGTTTAGAAGTTGTACATTATACAGTACAGAGTGCTAACCGAGAGCATATCATTCTTGAAACAGTAAAGCGTGGCATGTATGAAGCAGACGGCGTAGTAATTTCGACCAAAGACTTCAAGTACAAGTATGATTCGCCTGATAAGCCAAAGTACGGTATTTTTGCATATAAAGAAAATCTAGAAGAATCTGAAGTTGAAGCAACTGTCAAGAAGATTCATTGGCTTCCGTCTGCTTTTGGTAAGTTAATACCAAAGGTAGAAGTCAACAGCGTTATAGTGCAAGGTGCTAATGTGAAGTTTGCAACTTGCCATAATGCGCAATGGCTTGTTTCTCATAAGATTGGTCCTGGTGCTATTATTAAGCTCATTCGCTCTGGTGAAGTTATTCCTAAGATTGTTAGCGTTGTATCGCCAGCGAAAGAGCTTCAATTGCCAGATGTAAACTACTATAAGAAAGGTGTGCATTTCTATCAAGCTGCTGAATCTGACGAAACGTATATTAAGAGCCTTGAGCGCATGCTAGTCAGCTTTGGTATTGATGGTATTAAGTATAAAACGCTAGAAACGCTGTATAACGACTACAACAGTATTTTCTTAGAGCTTGCACCAATTGATGCTATTATTAAGCTATCGCAGCAAAAAGAAATTAAGCAAGAGCTAATCACTAAGTTTGGTCCTAAGACCGGACTTGTAATGTTTGATAGCTTTAGCTCTATTCTTACAACTAAGCGCACAATTATTGATTGGCTTATTGCGACTAAAGCATTTGCTGAAGGCATTGGCCGTAAGCGTCTTGAAGCCATTCATAAGAAGCATGATCTAGTCAAGATGCGTAATCAGACTAAAGAACAGATTTACGCAGCAGTAGAATCAACGCCAGGCATTTCTTGTATTCTTGCAAATACAATCACTACCGGCTTGCTTAAGTTCTATAATTGGTTTAGACAGTATGAAGACAAAGTAGAGTTTAAGTCTATTGATGAGCAAGAAGTTATTGCAGGTCCTATGTCTGGCATCAACGTAACATTTACTGGGTATAGAGATCAATCTCAAGAAAAGGCAATCAAAGAGCTTGGTGGTTCCATTGTCAGCTTTGGCGCTAGTACTACTTGGCTTTTGTATAAAGCTAGTGGTAAGGCTAGCTCAAAGATTGCTAAAGCTGGTGACAAGGCAATTACTTGGGATGATTTGGTTCAAAAGTATCCTGCATTGCCAAAGGCACCATCTATTACTAGGAGCTTATTCTAATGCTTTTACTTCATTTCATCTATGAAGCATCAGACAGTAGCGAAAGCCAAAAGCTTAATACATTAGCTAAATTTTTGTATAATTTCTACGGATTTGATGGCACAGAAAATAGTTTTTCAGTAGACGAAATCTATTCAATACTTAAGCAGTTTTCATCTAAGTATAATGTAGACATAAGCAACATTAGTAATGTTTTGTCATCATATAAGCAAGGCAAAGAAGAGCTTAGAACAACTATCATGCCTATATGTTCTGTAGAAGACCAATACACTGTTGAAGCTGTTAGAATTGTATCTACTGGTTTGATAAATGATCTAGAGCAGAGAAAAGATATTTGCTTTATTGCGTATGCTAGTGAACCACCAATATATTTTACGCAAGAAGAATTTAATAATATCTTTCACAATGGTTTGAAAAATGTCTGATAAAAACTTATTCGAGCCAACACCACTGCCAATGCCAATTGCATCAGAAGGCAATTATGTTGTCATTCCAGATGATCAGGCAGTTACTGGTGATGGCAAAGCTTCTATTGCACGCGGTTTTGCGCCAGAAACAGCGAAGCAATTAGATGATGGCGGTAAAGCTGTTCGTCGTCAAGACCTGAATGGCCTGTTTAACCGCCTTTCACAGATTCTGTATTGGGTACAGTCTGGCGGCCATTTTACGTATAAGCAGACTGTCAATTACGCACCAAATTGCATGGTAATTTATAACAACCAGTTCTATATCTGTACTGCGGCAAATGGTCCAGATGAAGTATCAGGCGTAAAAGATCCATCAACAGCAACGGCATACTGGGTGTCTTTGTCTAAGTTTGGTGATTTTATTACTGAAGGCTCTACAATTGGTAATTTATCTTTTGCGCAAGATGGTTTAAAAGCATCATTTAGCTTTTCTGGCTCTACACAGTCTTCTATATCACCTAGTGGTGGCTCTGGCGCATTTAATATCAGCACGTTTAGGGTTAATTCTGGTATTGGTGGTGGCGTATACGACATCAAAGATATTTTACAGCGTCTCATAAAGATGTCACATACACATACGTCTGTATCTATCTCTGGCGATGGCAAAGTTAGCTACTGCACATATTGCTCATACTGCAGTTATTGCTGCCATGATTGCTGCCAAGACTGCGGTGATGATCAGCCTTATTAATATTTGAGGCAAGTTAATAATGCAAAATATTTTTACTAGAATTGTAAATGCTGAAACTAATCCATTAGATTTAGGCACAGCAATCAATATCTATTGCGATTCTAATAGATTTGTCGTTAGACTGCTTTCAGCAAATGATAAAGCAGACTTGTCAAGCTGTTTTGATCAAGAAGATATTTTAACTAGCGATAGTATTAAGTCTCAAGATATTAAGGTAAAAATCAATAATGTAGCATATTACATTACTGATGAACTTATTTTTGATTTGCAGAAAGAAAGTCAGCATTTTCTTAAGCCATTAAGTAACTATCTTATTCTTCTTCAAAACAATAAGTTAGAGCTAGTTAACTTTCAGCTAGAAACAGCTTTCTCGCACTATCGTGTACCACAGTACATTAGATATAAGTCTGATAGATCTCAATGCATTTGCTTGGCACAGATATACAGCGTAAATGCCAAAGACAGCTTCGATAAGTGCTGCAAATCAATAACACGATTTAATAATGTTCCATTAATTACTAATCTTATTGATGACAATGCTATTATTGAAAATACAAAGCAAGTCGTTAATAATGATTACTCAAGTAATGGTACATCTGGCAGAAATCGCCTTCAAGCATATCTTACGCTAGAGCCTTTGTCTGAGTCTGTAAAAGCAGAAGATAAGGTACTAGTAAAGGTATCTTGTATGAGAAATGGTGAAGTGCAGACTAATGCAAACTTTACTGTATGTCTTGAAGCTGTAGACGGATATCTGCCGCATTCTAGAGTTCGCTTAGAGAACGGTACGGCTACATTTGCAGCTTATGCAATGCTGCTAGACGCTGGTGAATCTATTCGCATTAAAGTAGGTCTGCATCATTACAGAGGTATGGCAGAATGTGTAATTCCTGTTGTTGCTAATGATAAAGCTGTAGAGATCAGAAACTATGTAACGCAAGAAGAGCTGCAGACAGCTATTGTTATAGCTAAGAATGAAGCAATTGCTAGTGCGCAGCAAAACTTTGAGCTATTATATAATAAGTTAAAGGATAAGCTGTACGAGCTTCAGCAAGAACTTTATGATCGAACCAGCGCTTAATCTGATGCTAGGCACTGCATGTAATAAGAATTGCTCTTACTGCATGCAGCCGCGACATGGCAGTAATGGTAAAGTAAACGTAGACGAGTTTTTAGCAAAGTTTTTTGTATATACGAAGGCTCATCATCCTAGTGGCTACAAATATGTAGAATATTGGGGTGGTGAGCCTTTGCTGTACTTTGAGTATATAAAAACTATTCAAGCATTTTTAAAAGAACACAATTTCTTTGCTAATGGCTGCAGATCACGCATTATTACTAACGGTACACTCATAAATGACGAGTTTGTACAGTTTTGCAATGATAATGAGATATTAGTCAATTTAAGCTGGCATGATGGCATGCTGTCAGATGATCAGCTTGTAAAGTTTTTACAGATAAAGCGAATTTATATTACAAGCGTCATTACACATAGTCATATATCATTAGAAAGAGATCATGCTGCTTGGAGTAGAGTAAGAGACTTAGGTCGAGTTGTTAAGTGGCAAGTATATCCAGTACATTGCACAGATAATTGTAGTGTTAATGAGTACTTGACTAAAGATGATGTAGACACTTATTTTTCAAAGCTTGCTCAGCATGTAAATGCTAATGATGCATTCTATAAATACATATTAAAGCATTTATATTCTACTTACGTTTCATATAAAGCTGCGGCTATCGAGCCAAAATGCTATGGCAATAGAGCTTTAAGCATAGATTTGCATGGCAATCGTTATTATTGTCATCATATTATGCAAAAAGAGAACATTGCATACAATATTTTTGGTAACAATAAAGCTAATTTAGCAAAGAGCATTATTGAGTACGATAAGTTTTTTAAGACTAGTAAATGTCAGTCATGTCCTCATTTAGACTATTGTCTTGGCGGTTGTTATCTGTCAAATAAGCATGAAGTAGAGTGCTATTGGGTTCATTCAGCTTATAATTTTTGCATAAAGTATAAAGATGCTATTCAAAATCAACTGTATTAAATCAGATGGTTCTAAAGATTACTGGCTGTTTGACAACCAGACTTTAGAAATTAAAACGTCTAAGAATGTACCTGCTGTATTTGAGCAAGATCCTCGATTTGATGAGTTTAGACCAAAGCAGAGAGTCTTTACGTCTAAGTCTTTACCATTAGTAGGTAAGTCAAATATTAAGACAATTAAGCTGTCGCTTGGATTTAAATGCAATTATAAATGTGAATATTGCTGGCAGCGTCAGTTTGAGCAATATGCGCTAGACGCATCACCTATACAAGTATATTCGTTTATGCAAAAGCTTAGTAGCATGGATTTGTCTAAGCTTATACGAATAGAGCTCTGGGGTGGCGAGCCTTTAGTATATTGGAAGACTATTAAAGCATTAGTGCCTCAGCTGAAATCTGCATATCCAAAAGCAGATATCTACGTGCTTAGCAATGGCTCTTTGATGACAAGAGAAATTGCTGATTTTTGCATAGAATATGACGTAAAACTTGGCATTAGCCATGACGCACAAGCATTTACAAAGTATAGAGATAAAGAAGATCCATTAGACAATCCAAATACACTAGATGCAATTAAGTACTATTGTAATAAGTGTATGCAAGTGCATAATCGATCTATATGGTTTTGCGTTACTATCTCAAGATACAATATTGACATTGATGAGATTTATCCATTCTTTAAGAGCAAGCTCGGCGAAGATACGCCTTTTTACGTGCATGTAGATAATGCAGTAGAAACAGCTAGCAAAGAAGAGCATGATAAATACGCATTTACACAAGAAGAACGAGATTTCTTCTTTAAGAAGATTAGAACTGCCTACTTAGATCCAGTACATCCACTTAACGCAGATTTAAGCAAAGAGCTACGATATGCTATCTTTCAAATTGTCAATACAATTACGCCTAGAGTAAATCAGTTTGGCTGTGACATGGCAAATTCTGATGTTATTTCTATGAATATGCGTGGTGATGTATTGCCGTGCCATAGTTTTCCAGCAGAAACCGTTGGCATGTTCAATGCATTAGATAAAGTCGTGATCAATAAGCTACGCTCTTGGGAAAGTAGAGAGAACTGTAAGCGTTGTCCTATTTTGCCAATTTGCCACGGTGGTAAGCCATGTGCCACTAATGAAGAGCACAGCTGGTTGTGCGATCAAATGGTTTTCTGGAAATATCCTATCTTCATTGCTGCATGGAAAGTACTATTTGATGCAGATATTGTAAGCATTGAGAACGCATAATGTCTTTTACTTATAAAGAGCCTACACGACCAAGACGACATGTTTTAGCTGCTAATTTCTTTGAACATGTCAATTTTGCGTATGATGAGACAAAGCATGCTACTAGGATATTGCAGCCTATCTTAGTATCTAGCTGTGAATCATGCGTAGAATATGATTTACTGCATAGCACTAAGCGCATTCTTGGTAAATGCGTTAAGAAAGATAATGCCGCGTATAAAGTAGTTGCAGAAGCTATACTAGATATTAGATCTCTTGTGCACAAAGACTGGTGGACAATCGCATCAGATATTTGCTGCGTGTTTGATAAAACAACAAATCGTTTATTCTATATTCCAGTCTCTGCAATTAATGCGCAGTTTAAGCAGCATACAATCGCATCGTTAGATCTTCTTAATTGCTCTTGCTTAGCGCAACTTTGGGTTCGTAGTCCTGAAGATCTTGTTTGTGATTGCTCTATGTCATATACTACGCATCAGTCTGACGTAAATGGCAAGTATTGCGCATTTTCTTTAGGCAATACATGCACGCAAGATGATATAAACGCTAATAGCATGGCGTCTAAGCATCTTAATCTCAGCTTTATGATGATAGTGCCTGGCGTAGAAACTAGCATATCTGAGACTGCACAAGGCAGAATTACTACTTGCAGTATTGATGATCACTATGATAATGAGCAAATAGAAGTACAGCTGATTGCATTTAACTACGCTACAGGAAAGCAATGCTTAGACGCGTTTGGCGAGTTAGACTTACTATACGATAATTGCAGTATTAGCTCTACACGAGTTATAATGAAACATGGATTTGCAAAGTTCTATATTCGTCCATTTGCGCAGTCAGATGAAAGTAGTGATCAGCTAGCTAGAGTGATTTTAAGCTTACACGGCAGCACTCCAGCACGCTTGCATTGCACTTTTAGAATTTAATGCTTATTGACTACTACCGCGTACATTGTTTATTGGTTGCATACGCGGCTCGATTACTCTAAAGATTTTACTTATGAGCTCATTTGTAATTACAAATACTGGCTTAGAGCGAGCAGCTCAAGCTAATAAACAAGGCGTTTCGCTGACAATTGCAAAGTTTGTAGTTGGCTCTGCTTTTGGATATACGCCATTAGCAAGTGATACAAAGATTCATGGCGATTACTTGTATGAAAACACACCACTTTCATTTAAGTACGTCGGCAATCGAACCATTCAGATTACTTGCAGCATTCCTGAAGAAGTTGGTCCTTTTTCTTGGGGTGAAGTCGGTCTGTACTTAGACTCTGGTGAGCTTTTTGCTCTTGCATCTTTGCCTAAGCCTCAGAACAAGTATTCTAGTATTGAGTCTGAGATTGCATCTAGCATTACCTTCTACTGCTATCTTACTCTAGCATATAATAAGGTTTCTATTACAATTGACTACGGTGAAAATCCAAATTCAATTGTAGAAATTATTGATGCACATGCTTGGTCGTCTGTTAAAAAGCCTAGTGCGTACGATCAAAACATTTCTGAAATCGTAGTTCATGAGCTTTCACCAAGTAAAGATGCTACGCTATTAGTGCGTGCCAGCGATGATAAGTGGAGCATTTCATCTACGTATCACGTTTCTTTCTCTAATATAGTTCCTGTAGCATCTACACGAGAATATCTAGACTTTCCAATATCTGGCAGCGTATTAGCAAGTATGGCAACTAATACGAAAAATACGTATGTTGCACAGTTTCCAGACGGCACATTTTCATCATTCTCTAAAGTAACAGTTGTTGGTAATAACCTACGCTTTACATATACTGATCAGCTTGATAACGCAAGAGAACGAGAATCTCAGATTTTCATGTACTCGTCTAAAGCTGGATACTCAGAATCAGATATTAAAAGCATTGTTCTTAACGTATTTTTTCCAGTAGGCTCTACGTATATTTCTGCTAATAACAGCTTTAATCCTAATACTGCATGGGGTGGTACTTGGGTTAAGCTTCAGAATAAGTTCTTACTTGGCAGTGGATCTCGTAGCCTTGGCACAGAAGGCGGTGAAGAAAACGTTACGCTAAGTCAGCAACAAGTTCCTGCGCATTCACATAGCATTGGCTCTATTAACTCTACTGGTGCTATCTATACGCTTAAGAGCACGAACGCAGGTTATCCAAATCATGAAGGTGTTTTCTATAGAGGAAATGCATTCAATGCTGCCGTGGGCCACGGTAATAGTGACGACTGGGGTGGTAAATTCATATTTGAGCTCCAGAGAAATGTTTGGGGTAGCACATCTACTAGCGGTTCTGGCAGCTCGCATAACAACATGCCACCGTTTAAGGTAGTTCATATCTGGCAGCGTACTGCATAACAGGTAAAATAAAATGGAAGTAATTGTATCATTTAATGTACAGCGAATTTCTGTAAATAAGGAAAGCTTTGAGCTCTCTTTTAGCAAAGATCTCCTAAAGGCTGTACCTGCTGATGTAGCACTAGATGATGTAGAAGAAATCTGGTGGAATGTTTCAGGTACTTCATGCTTTATGCTTACTGGCAGTACACCAGTTTTCTTTACAGAAGACAAATACGAAGACTACATTAAGCCATTTGTAGATATTTGGCAAGCAGAAAAAGACAAGCGTACGCAAGAGCAGTTAGCGCTTGAGCAAAACTATGCTAAGTATGAAAATCGTAAAGCTCGAGCTATAAATATCATTCGAGCAGATTATAATAGTGCAGTAGAGCATGGCTTTGTTCGTACATCATTAGGCTTTGATGCAGATATTTCGCCTAAGTCATCTGCTACGCTTGTTGGTACTCAAGCCAGTCTTGCATATGCTGCAGCTACGCTATCTAATGACGAGCCTAAGACTGATTTTCTAGATTTTAATAGCGTTGAGCACAAATTAGATGCAGCTCAAGTCGGACGCTTGATCTACGAAATCAATTATGCTCAGAATTACATTCGTGGTTTAAAGCATACATTTAAGACAAAGATAAATGATGAGACAATCGATAATGACAGCTTAAACGCAGTGCTTGAAACATGCGTTTATAACACGCTTGATTTTTCTAAGCCAGACGAATCTGGTAATCCAATAGTACTATCATTACCAGATACTGCTCAACCTGTTATTGCTCGAGTTGATGCAATGTACTAAGCATAGTGTTTAAACTCAGCTTTGTAGAAATCTATGTAATAAATACAGTTTATTAAATCAATAAATGCTGTAAGCAGAATTTGTAATTAGGCTTACAGCATTTTTATAGCCGTTGAATTTTATAATTCTGTGCTTATGCATAGGAGACAACGATAGTCGCTGTACCCGCAGCGCTTATCATAAACATAGAGAGTAGAGTGCATGACTAATGTAACTGTTATAAAAAAAGATGGCACACATGAAGCATGGTGCGGTAGCAAGATTATCGCAGCTGTTAAGAAAGCTGCAGAGCGCTGCAACTATGCGATTTCTGACTCACAGCTAGAAACAATTGCAAAAGAAATTAAAGATTCTTTTCCAGCTCGTATTGACGCTGTTACTGCCAATGAGCTTCATGTACGCGTAATTGCATATCTTCGAATTCTTGGCTATACTGCTATTGCTGATTCTTATCAAGAGTACCGTGATTATAAGAACACGTACGCTAAGGAGTTTGAAAAGATCAAGCATGAGGCAGACGGTGTATTGCAGCTTGGCGACCGTGAAAATGCAAACTTTGATAGCAGCCTTATTTCGACCAAAGGCTCTCTAATTAAAGGCTATTTGACTAAGAGCTTATATAAGCAGTTCTATCTGTCTAGAACAGAGAAAGAGTTGACTAAGCGCGGCGATATCTATATTCACGATCTTCGTGATATGATTCTTGGCTCATTTAACTGCTCGCTGTTTGATGTTGGTAATGTGCTTAAAGGCGGCTTTGAAATGGCCAACGTTAAGTACACTGAACCGAAATCAGTTCTTACTGCGCTTCAAGTAATTGGTGATATTACACTTGTTGCATCAGCGCAGCAGTTTGGCGGTTTCACTGTTGCCGAGCTTGATAAAGCATTGATTCCGTATTGCTATAAGACGTATGAAGCAGCTAAGGCGCTTTACTACAGCATTAAGTATGATAATGCCAATCTAAGCGAAGAAGAGCTAGAAAAACGCCATGCTGCAGATGCTGATGCTGCTCATAAATATGCAATGTTTGCAGTAGATCGTGAGCTTCATCAAGGTTTTCAGTCGCTAGAGCTTAAGCTTAATACAATTCCTTCTGGTCGTGGTGATTTTGCATTTACGACTATTACGTTTGGTCAATGGAATCCTAAACTGCCAGAGCTTGAACGTGTATTTTTCAAGCTTATCGGAACTGCTATTCTTGATACACGTGAAAAAGGCCATGGACACAAGCAGGTTGTTTTTCCGAAGCTAGTCTATCTGTACGATGAAGACTATATCAAGCAAGATAAGTACTCTGCAGAGTTGTTTGATGCAGCTGTAAAATGCTCTTCTAAGTGCATGTATCCAGATTACTTATCACTGACTGGTAATCCTGAAAAGAACAAAGTTGCACAGGTTTACTTAGCTTCTGGCAAGAAAGTTATTGTAAGTCCCATGGGTTAAGAGAAGATCGACAGCTCATGTAAAACCACGAGATCCTGCAAAGATCAGGGTGTTAATTCTTAAGAATTAGCTAACGGTGAACCGATAACAAGGAATACCGTGCCGAGCTTTAATAGCATATCTCATAATATGCTATTTAAAGAAGGTGTAGAGGCTACCGAAAGCATAAAGTATATTGGCGTTAGTGTGAGCCGATACTTGAGAAGCGAGTAGGGTACACGTCAAGGTGAAATTCCTGCGTGGAAGTACGTGGTTCTAGCTAACAACTAGAAAAGAGATAGTCCAATTATGTGTCGTGCATATTTAAGTCCTTGGAAAGATCCAGAGACAGACGAGTATGTTGCAATGGGTCGTTGCAATATTGGTGCTGTTAGCTTAAATCTTCCAGTTATTCTTGCTGTTGCTAAGAAAGAACATCCATTAGACTGGAAAGAAGCATTTTGGAGTATTTTAGAAGATCGTCTTCAAGTAATTCGTAACTTCTTGAAGAAGCGCTATGATTTTATCAAGCATGTTAAAGCAGGTACCAATCCATTAGCATTTTGTCAAGGTGGTCTTCATTGGGGTAATTTAGATCCTGATGATGAAATTGGTCGTCTTACAGACTATATGACTGCTTCATTCGGCATTACTGCGCTTAACGAAGCTACTAGCATCTGGTCTGAGGGTGAGTATAACATCTGTAAAGACAATTCTTTCGCTAAACGCGTAGTTCAATTTATCTCTGATAAGGTAGATGAATTCAAGAAAGAAGATGGTTATTTATACGCGTTGTATGGGACTCCCGCAGAATCTCTGTGTAGTACTCAAGCTACACAGTACAAAGAGTACACTGGCGACGATCAGTTTGGAACGTACTTTACGAATTCATTCCATTTACATGTAAGTGAGGACATTACGCCGCTAGAAAAGCAGTCTGGCGAGTATGAGCTATTTCACATGATTAATGGCGGACATATTCAGTATGTTCGTTTAGATAATCCTGAAAACTTAGAGGCAACTCGAGCTTATATTGAGCGTGGCATGTCTATGGGCTTTTATCAAGGCGTAAACTTTGATAGTGCATATTGCGCTGATTGCGGTAAGCATAGCGCTAATGTAATGCATAAGTGCCCATATTGCGGTTCTACTAATCTTACTGTTATTTCGCGTGTTTGTGGCTATCTCGGCTACTCAAACGTTAATGGTAAGAGCCGTATGAACGATGGCAAGCTTGCTGAAATTGCAGATAGAAAATCTATGTAACTAATACCATATAAACTAGGCATTGTATAGCTTTCTGTACAATGCCTTTATTTTATGTATTATACTTTTTGTGATGCTATGCTATGCTATGAAAGACTTATATAAAGTTTTTACTTTTGATAGAATTCAATCAGCGCATAATGATATTGTTTTACCTAAATGAGAGTGGTGTCTGCCAAAGAATATTTAACAGAATGCGCTAAAGTAAGAGGCACAGGTATACGATAGCAAAGACAGCTGCTTTGTACGTGGATCCTATTCCGTACATGAGCAAGAAAGACGTTGTAGAATATCTTAAAGAGTACATCAGATAAGTGCACGCAAGCTGTGTACATCTAAGCGCGTACAGTGTATAATAGCTTTAACAAAATTGATAGAGCACTATCATGTGCAACAAGGAGAAGCATTATGGTTGGTAGGCCTGTACAAGTTGCTGTAAGCATACTGAATTCTGGAATTGCTGTGTATAACTTTACGTCTTTACGAGGCTGTGTTGAGTATCTCACGCATCAGTCTAAGACTGTAAGCATCAAGCATAGCAATAAGCAGCGTCTTAGTTTTCCAAAAGATGTTTATGACGCTATTTGGAGCAATCTTAAGAATAAGGAAAGTATTGAAGGTTTTTTCATCGTAGATGGTAAGTGCAATCACTATAAGATCTCGTATTTGAACTAAGGCGCTGCTTAAACGCAGCTATGAAGAGGAATTTAGCAAATGTCTAGATTCCTCTTTTTCATAAATAGAATATATGCTTACTAACACGGATTTAGTATGAACTACATTGGGTTTAATACTTGTGATACAGCTAATGGTCCAGGCATTAGAGTATCATTGTTTGTAGCTGGATGCAGGCTACATTGTAAAGGCTGTTTTAATCAAGAGTCTTGGGACTTTGCAGCAGGCAAACTGTATGATGCAGACATTAAGATGAAGATCTTATGCGCGCTAGATCATCCATACATTAGAGGATTTAGCTTGCTCGGTGGTGATCCTTTTGAGCCTGAGCATAAGGCACAGCTTACTGCGCTACTTCGTACTATTAAAACTGCATATCCAGAAAAAGATATTTGGGTATGGACAGGCAGAAAGCTAGATCATGTAAAAGACTCGCCTTTATTACAGTATATTGATTACTTAGTAGACGGTGCTTTTATCGAGCGCCTTAAAGACTTGCATTTGATGTATAGAGGATCATCTAACCAAAAGATTTGGAAGTGTGCAAACGGCATGTACACAGACATTAGCGCAGAGTATAATAAACAATAATATATAGCTTAAGGCAGCAAAATGCAAAGTAGAGTATATCTTTCAAATGAGCAGCTTCGATCATACGATTTTATAGTCAATACATGTAATGGTCATGCAATCAATTTTGTGCTTTCAGATGTCAGCGATGAGTCTGTTGGTCCAGAGTATGAGTATATAGCGTATGATGAGCTCGGCTACGTATGCTGGCGCGGTTATAGCGATTATGATTTGCTGCTACACGCTGAAGACGAAATCAAGCGTTGGAAGCATCATTTGCAGTATGAGTACTTTGCTAAAAGCTATCTAAACTATCAAATTGTTGCTACTAAGCTTGGCAGTTCTTTAGTCTATAGATACGCATCATCATTGACAATATTCGAAGAATTCTTTATGCCTCATTCAGGTACTGTTTGGATTAAGCTTAGTAAAGAAGATATTCAGAATCTTATCTAATATACATAGTCTCAAGGAGAGTATTATGTCAGATTTTAGCCTTAGTGAGTATGCATTTACTAAGAGATCTGTTAATGGAAAGCTGATTCATTTCAAGCTTACTGAGTCACAGCTTGATGGTAAGATTACGTATGAGTTTGTTGGTGAAGATGAGCTAGGCTACATTTGCTTCTATAGCTATGACTACTTTGGTGCATTCATGTATGATGAGCAAGAAGTAGAAGAAGCTAGGAATGAAATCATTAAAACAGAGCTTCGTCTTATTTTTGAAGTGAATACTGAAGAAACGTATGATGGTCTTTGCCATTACTATCGGTCTTCACTTATTAATGCAGATGATAGCAGTAATACATGCTATGGCATTTTAGATGAGTTTAAGCGAATTAGCACCAATGAGTTCTTGCATTTTATTACAGAGGATAAATGATGCACGTTCGCATTTCAGACTATAAGCTAGAGACTTATGAATTTGTTGCAGCTACTAAGAATAATAAGAAAATTACAGCAAAGCTGCGCCAAGTAAATACGTCTTTTAGTAATCAAAAGCAGTATGAGTACTTGCTTTTTGATGATATTGGTTATTCAATAACGAGTAGTCTTAATATACTTTCTTTCAGTATTAAGACTGTGACTGATATCGCCAAAGCGCGTGTGCAGCTTATTGCGTATATAGAGAATCGCTACTTATGCAGTAAGATTGAAATTCAGAAAGTGCCAAGCGCTAATGTATACTTGTATTCTTCTGCATTGCTAGAAAAAGATGATTATCTGTACAATTTGTCATCTGCCATAGACAGGCCTTCACTTGCTATTTCTAAAGCAAGTTTTGATAAGCTTATGCAGCTAGAAGAGCATGCTGACAGTAAAGAAGAGCCATTTACTGAAGACTATATGCGTAGTAAAGCATTTACTGCCATTACTCGTAACGGTAAGAATATTACGTGTATATTAGAGCGTATTGGCGATGTTTTGAATATAAACTGCTATAACTATATTCTTAAAGATGAATTTGGCTATAAGCTCAATAGCAGTGGTGATCTTATAGAGCGTCATATCTTTTCTAAAAAAGATGTAGACACTTATATAGAAGAGCTTAAGGCTTTTATTAGCAAATATAGTCTTATCAGAAAGTTAGAAATCTCAATCAATGCAGAGAACACAGTATCTTATTACTACGCTGCAAAACTGTCTAATGCAGTAAATGTAAGCAGTCAGTACTGGCTTGATCAAGATCTAGTTGAGATCTCAGAAGAAAATGCTAATGAATTTATAAAGCACTTGAGAGGAGTAGAGTGATGACAGATTTTACTAAAAAGCAATTAACGCCTGATGAAATGTTTAAGTCTCTTAAAGATCAGAAAGAGACAGTTACTGATGAGTTGCTTACACAAGTTTATGATAATGCACTTTATTTAGCATCTAAGTACAAAGCAGCAGGACAAGTTGCCGCGCTTAAGAAAATCGTATACATTGCAGAAACGATTGAAAAAGAGCGAGAGCTTATCAAGCTTGGCATTAATACATTTATCTATAAAGATGCCATAGACTATTATATTGATATGCCATCAGATGATAGGCCTGTGAAGATTATTGAGCTTGCTAATTATCAGCGAGAAATACCTGATGAGATTGTAGAAACAATCGAAAATGTTAAAGATATTTTTGATGAGCTCTATGTCGTATATACAGATTACACTAGCAAAGATGATAGGCGTATTGCAGCTGAAAAGCGCTCTACAGATCCTATTATTTTTGGTGTGTTTATGAATAAGCAAGCACGAGTTTGCGTAGATCGCTTTTATTTCCTTGGCGACTGGGAAGATGAGTATTGTGATCTTACACTAGACAAGATGCTTAGTACAATTAAGTCTAAGACTGGAAAGGATGCAAATCGTAAGTTGTATACGCCAGTGTCTGTAGATGAGCTTCGCGACTATATTGAGCTGCATAGTTCTAATTCTTCTCTGTCTACACTCTCTGTACCTATTTTTAGTACAGAGCAAGTTGATAATAAGCCAAGATCATTCTTTTCTAAAGTTAGAACGTTCTTTGGCTTTAAGAAGTAATCTCATATGATTGTAGATTTGTCTTCTAGCAATATATCAGCAGTAAAAAACATAGAGCAGCAGTCTGATGCTACTAAATACTCAGTAGACTATACTGCTGCATCTAGACGTATTGTGTCTTTTGACGAGTATATAGCACTAAAAGACGCGCTAAGCGAAGTTGTTCTTACTGGTGATAAAGAAGAACGTCGGTTAAAGCGACTAGCTATTGAAGAAGAAGCTAATTCATTAGAGCGCTCTGAGCGCTATTGCGATAGATGCGGTAAAAAGTTCTATGCAAAGCCTTGGAATGAGCTAGGAGGACAGTCATGCATTTTATGCGATGAATGTAATGCAGAGCTTATTCTGCATGTTGCAGAACGTATGCTGCCAATGGTAATAGCACCATGGAAGCAGTTTGCGCTTAATATGCAAGACAATACATCAAGAATCTTAGACGAGATTATTAGAAATTACTAATCTGAATGCTTATATAGCAGTACTACCATTTGCGTAGTACTGCTATTTTTATATCTTAATTACGGTACAGCTATAATATTTAAGAATTTAATACTATTAGCTTGGTTTAGTATAATTTCGAAATTATAAGGCTATGATTAAGATTCAAAACTATTATTCAGAAGATCCTGGCAAGGTTCCGTCTAAGGATAACCTTGATGTAGGACAACTCTGGATTAACATTAAAGATAAGAAAATTGGTACTAAGGATAGCAAAAATGTTATCCAGCAATGGTCTCAGTTTGATCCAGCTGAAAAGCAGCAAGCGCTGAATAGTATTCCTAAGACTGGTGATGTCTCTGGCATTACGATGTCGCAGACAGCAAAGACATCTACAGGCTCTACTATCAGCATTGACGATATTTCTGAGACAGCGCTGCTTCATACTTTAACTGCAGAGCCAACGACTATTAATATTAGCAAAACAACTGGCTTTAAAGCTACGCAGCTAGTATTATCTAAGCCTGAAGGCATTACAACACAGCTGAGTTGGACTGGCGTTGATCATTGGCTTAGTACGTCTGGTGAACCTATTTTTGGCAGCAGTACTGATGCCCAAGAGATATCTCTTGCAGTCTTTACATCACCTACATCTGTTGCAGTTAATGTTATCTACAATACTGAGTCGCCATTTGACTCAGATACAGAAACTAAATGGGGTACAATTACTGGCAATATTGCAGACCAAGCTGATTTGCAGTCTGCACTTAGCTTGAAGGCAAATGCTGCAGATATTCCTGATGTAACAGACGTCTTAACTAAGACTGAAGCATCTAGCATGTATCTCGGTATTTCTGCTAAAGCAGCAAGTGCTTCTCAAGCTGACTCTGCGACTAAAGCAACGCAAGATGCAGCTGGCAATACTATCACTGCAACATACGCAACTAAGTCTGAATTAGCGCAGAAACAACCGCTTGGCTCTTACGTAAATAAGACAGACTACGATGCTTTTGTAGGCCAGTACGCAATTGATAAGGATACATTTGCATTAGCAGATGACGTAACGAAGCAGCTAGCAACTAAAGCAAATACTGCTACTGTTAATACACAGCTCGCAGCTAAGGCAGATCTCCAGCATACACATGCAATTGCTGATGTCGTAGATCTTCAGACCACGCTAGGCGCCAAGCTTGATAAGTCTACGTATAACGCAGATAAGGCAACATTTGCATTAAAAGCTGACATTTCTACTGTTTATAAGTATAAAGGCACAGTTGCTGATATTAACGCATTGCCAGCAAAAAAGCAAGTAGGCGATGTTTATAACTTAGAAGATACTGGTGATAATGTTGCCTGGGATGGTAATTCTTGGGATTACTTAGGCGGCACTGCTAATTTAAGCGAGTACGCTAAGACATCAGAAGTTGATAGCAGCATTGCTTCGGCTAAGGCAGAGCTTAACACTGCGTTTAATACTGCGCTTAACGGTAAATTAGATGCTACTGCTAATGCTGTTAGCGCTACTAAAGCCACGCAAGATGCATCTGGTAATGTCATTACAGCTACTTATGCAACTAAGACAGCACTTAATGCCAAGCAAGATACTGCTACTGCATTTAAGCAGACTGATGCAGACAAGTTATATCTGGCAAAAGCAGGTAAAGCTGTATCTGCCACTAGCGCAGATTCTGCCACTAAAGCTACGCAAGACGCTAGTGGCAATGTCATTACAACTACGTATGCTACTAAAGATGAGCTCAGTACTAAGCTAGATGCATCTGATGCTTTTACTAAAGCACAAGCTGATACGCTTTACTTAGGTAAGACCGCTAAAGCTGCTAGTGCAACTACTGCAGATACAGCTACTTCTGCAACTAGCGCAGTAAATGCTACTAAGGCAACCCAGGACGCTAGCGGCAATGTCATTACGACTACATATGCAACTAAGTCTGAGGTTAATACTGGCCTTGCGGGTAAGGCTAACAGTTCACATACGCATACTATTGCTAATGTCACTGGTCTTCAGGAAGCCCTTAATAGCGCCAGCACTCAGGCTTCCAATGCTATCCCAAAGGCAGGCAATAGAGGGGCTATTGCAGGTTATGAGCAGTGGACTAAAGTAGGCGCTACTACAACCCTCAATGTTTCCAGTGGTGACGCAGTGCTGATGGAAACTGCAGGTGCGGCGGCTACTATCAATGTGCAGGGGGGGCCTATTGGTCAGATAGCTACTAAACTTGTTTTGGTGGCTCTGTCTAATAAGAGTATCACTCTTAACGGTACTACCGGATGGTGGGGAGGCCTTACCCCCACCCTTAATAAACGTAGTGCCGCGTTGCTGTTTTTCTTTCATGACGGGTTTGTTGACTGTCGACTTATTGGTCAGTGGGATGAATAATGATTAGATACACGTATAAAGATAAGAAGTACACTAGTCTGTACACTCTCCGTCAGGCTATCTGGGAGAACGATCACACTATCTTTGGTGATCTCACTGACGAGCTTAAGACTCGCTTTAACATCACCGAAGAAGAATATGATCCTCGTGATGAGTGGTCTGATGACCAGTGGGCTGACATGGTTCGTAGAAAGCGAGACTCTCTGATCTCTGGTACGGACTACTACATCCTCCCTGATTACCCCAGTACCCCTGACGGTATTGAAGCTGTGAAGCAGTACAGACAGGAGCTTAGGGACATTACTCTTCAGAGTGGATTCCCTAGGAATGTACAGTGGCCTGCTATGCCGAGTGCTCTCAGTTGTGACAAAAAGGCTGGATAAGGTGAAAATGTAGTATGCGCAATAAAGAGCTGCTTATGGGGAATATTGAGGGGGGGCAACAACCTGTTGCACTTACAGTTGGTAAATTCAGAAGGCGAGAATTCTATTATTATGGTTATGACAGCGCTTATTTCGGCACATTAACGCCTGTACCTTTTTGGGGTAACAACGTAAAACTAGCCGTTCTTGCATACTTTGAGGATGATTACCTCACTAAGTGCGTATTTACAGACAGAAGCTATGCGGTTAAGGTCTACATTTCTGGATATCAGAACTCCCCTATTTCTGCAGGGGAAAGCATTTCTGGAGACCCTTTTAACCTCAGTGAAAAAGCCGATCAAACCATGTATCTAACCTTCGACCCCCCTCCAGACGGGTACTTGGATCCAGAAACACTCGAACCAATCTAGAGTACTATGTAGAAGAAGATCCTTGGGAGGCTCAAAATGCTGAACAAGGACCTTCTGCTATTATCAAACAAAGCGGTAATGTACGAAGGGAAGTTAACCCTTACATTTCGAGAGTTATACACAGGCATGCCTCCGATAACCTTTCTTACGGAAACCGAAAGCATTGTTGTCAACGGCCCCGAGATGAGTCAGGTTGTGATTCCTGTAAACATTGGAAGTCAAATCTCTGTGCAGTATGCAGGAAACATGATAGGGTTAATCGTGAGCTCCAAATTAAGCTGCACATACGAATACCATCCAGACATAATTATTGTCGAAGATGTTCCTGCATATATGACTCTAATAATTCAGGCGTACTGAAGTCTAAGTGTGAAGGAGTCTCTTATGCTTAATAAGGACCTTCTGATGGCTGTGAGTGAAGGCTTAGAACCTGTGTTGTCTATCTATATATCACCAGATATCAGATATATGCCAAGCGTATCTGGTACGCTTTCTTCTGGGCAACCTTTTACTGTAGATACTACTGGTGAGAGAACATTCAAGCTCTCCGAGATAGAACTAACTGCAAGTATCTGCGTCGAATACGACAGCGATGGGCTGACGCACCTTTCCACCACCAATTTAACTCATTACGCAAGTCCCACCTTCCGCAAGGTTAGTCGCGCACCAAGCATTATGGTCGTATTTCTACGTGTGACTGACCCGTCGCAGTCCGCTAGTATATCGATAGCGTGATCGTAGTTTGCTATAGTGCCTCGAGAGGTGCACTCTAAATTACCTCTCAGAATGCTAGGCTTTTCAGTAGCTAATAGCCTTAGAGTGCTCTAGCTTAGACTAAACTACTAAAATATTAGCTCCAGATTCATATTAATAAAGCATATAAGGTTAGGCTTTTTGTAACTAGAATTTGGCCTTTTGCCTAAGCTTAGCTACTTTATAAGGAAATACTACTACTATGCTTAGCAGAGTATTAAATAGTGTATAATGTAATATAATACAGTATAAAATCTAGCAATATGCATAAGAAAGTAGCAATTATAGATATTGATGGTACTATTTCTAATCCATCACATAGGCTTCATTATATTACTCAAAGTCCTAAGAACTACGATGAGTTTTACTTATTAGCAAAAGATGATCAGCCAATTACTAGCATGATTAGCTTTGTTAAAGATCTATCAAAGCAGTATTATATTGTATTTTTGACAGGTCGTCCAGAGCGCATTAGACAAGATACAGAAAATTGGCTTAACGCTCAAGGCTTTGATAAGTATAAGCTTATTATGCGTAAGAATCATGACTACCGTCAAGACTATAAATATAAGCTAGAGCATATTGTAAAGATCAAGTCTATAGCAGAGATTGCTATTGCAATTGATGATAGAGACTCTGTTCTAGAAATGCTGCAAAATCTAGATGTGCCTTGTCTTAAAGCAATTACACTTGAAATATGAAGAAAGATATTTATATTAAGCTAACACCTATCAATACTAAGCTTAATAAACAGCCTAACAAATTTCAACTTAATTTATTCCTTATTAAGGATAATGCAGAGCCTGCACTAACAGCAGAAGTCAGCGTTACTAAGACTAATGAAGTATCTTTTTCTAAGATAGACGTTATTTCTTATATGCCATCATTGACAGAGCTGCTAGAAATGACAAAAATACAGCTTAAAGAATTTGGATATAATTTTATTTAATAGTCAATCTCCTGAAACGATAAGGCTGAAATGCAGATAGCAGTAGAGCTCTATCTGAAAACGAGCTAGAATGTAATCTAGCACAGAGTTCGTTTGGCCTTTCTGCTCTGTTCTGCAGCATGAGAATCCCTCTAGAGACAATATATGTTTCTAGAGGGATTTTTCATGTTTGCCATGTACACAGCTTTTGTGTTATAATATTATCATAGTTTTGGTTACGCATCTGCAAGGAGAAATGTATGCGTATAGTTCTTGACGTTATATGCTTTATAGCTTTGGCTGCAGCTATTGTCTATTTCGGTTCATCTATTAAAAGCAGTATACCGGCAGTTTACTGGTCTGTTACTAAAGATGCTTGCGCTAGAATTGAAGTTGCAAATTCTATTGTTAGCTGCTCTAAATTGTCATCATATGATAGATATGAGTTGATTTACGTAGAATAATAAATATATTCTATCAGCTTAAGGAGATATAAATGAGCTTTTTGGATTTCTTTTCTAAGCGAAATGCATATAATGCAGATGATAGAGAGTTTTTCTCTATTACTGTTTTTGCTTATCTTGCTTATGCAGAGTCTCTTACAGAGTCTACACTTGATTTTATAAAAGAGCAGCTTACAAAAGATCCTAATCAAGCAGCAGCATTTCTTTCGTTCTCATATATGAAAGGCGCAGCAGTGCTAGATGTTTTAGTAATTGCGGAAAAGACAGTGTCTATTATCGAAAATAAGTTTGATCTACACATTCTTAGCGATTTTCCTCATATCTCTGCAAGTATTAAAGAATTGCAGCTTTGCTTAAACGAAATTGGTGAAGGCATCAATGATGTTTCATGCTTGGAAGCATGTAACCGCATCAATTTTTTTGTAAAGACAATGCTTCGCATTTATGATAGAAAAGATGACTTTTATGCATGTGCAAGAGCAATTACAGAGTATGAAGCTTAAAGACATTAAAACATATATGTCTATTGCTAAGCTTGTATCGGAGCGCTCATATGCAACACGATTAAAAGTTGGTTGCGTTATTGAAAAAGGTGGTTCTATCATATCTATTGGCTGGAATGGCATGCCAGCTAAATATGATAATACATGTGAGCACACAGATTGCAATGGCTGTTTGGTTACTAATAAAGAAGTTCAGCATGCAGAGCTTAATGCTATTGGTAAAGCAGCTAAGTCAGGCATATCAACAGAAAATGCTAATCTGTTTATAACGCATTCGCCGTGCATGAACTGCGCTTTGCTTATTAACATAGCAGGCATTAAATCTGTTTATTTTGAGTCTTTGTATAGAGATTCAGACGGTATTGATTTTTTAGTTAAAAACGGCATTAACGTTTTTAAAGTAGACATAGAAAAGGAGAGTGTATATGCTTACGCTAAATGATGTATTTGAGAAGCAGGCTAAGCTGCAAAAAGCTGCATTCGATGTAGAGCTTCCACAGGTTAATGAGCCGCTTGCAACGTATTACGCATTCGGTCTTTATAACGAAATTGGTGAAGTATTTGCAGCAGATAAGCTTTGGAAGCCATACAATAAAGGTCCTCGCGACCATAATGAAGTAAAAGAAGAGCTTACTGATTGCCTTCTTTTTCTTGTTAATCTTATGCTTGCGCAAGGCATGTCTGCAGATGATATTTCTGAAGCCTATCTCAAGAAGTACAATGTAGTAGTTGAACGCTTCCGTAAAGAAGGTAAAGACATCTAAATATTATTTCATTAAATAAAAAATGCTCTGTAACATTACGCTACAGAGCATTTATTTTATCTAGATCTTTACTAATTAAGCAAAGCTAGTTTCATTGATCTGATTGATAACCTTTTCAAGGTATTCAGGATCATAGCTATAAAGAGCAGTATAATAATCAGTCATTGTAGACTTAATCTCTTCATCTGTTTTAGCAGCTGCACGAACTTGATGCGTTAACTTACGACGAACAGCATTATTTGTCTTAGCATCGATTTCTACTTCATAAGAACCAATAATGCGGTCAGTAGAAGCAATGACTGGCTTCTTGGTGCTGCTAGCAACCAGCTTAACCTTATTAACACCAGTAGATGTCACAAAACCATAATCAACATTACCAGTGTCAGCAACGAACGCAACTAGCTCATTGCGAGAAGGCATAACAGATGCAAGTGTTTGAAGCTTCGGAGCATTAATAGTCTTGTAGTTAGCAACAGCTGTTACTAGATCTTCAAGATTTTCTGTATCTTGACGAGCAAGATACGTAGAACCACCAACAGACTTAACTTCCCAAAGAGAATCGTCTTCATTAGACATTAGAATATTAGCGCTGGCAGACTTATAACCAGCAGTAATTTCTTTCTTGCTAAGCGCACGAATTTCTCTATTAGAACGAATAAAGCCAACGGCAGCAGAATCAGACACAAGCCTGAAGCTGTTCTCAATAACAGATGCCTGATTGCCTGTAATATCTGCAATTGAAGCAGAGATCTTAGATGGCGTCTGCTTACCTGTAAAAGAGATCATTACTCTAGCTACATCTGGCGAGACCATCTTGTAGTCAGTAATTGACACTGTATCAGTCATCACTCCTGACAGGTTTAGATCGAATGTTTCACTCATTTTATACTTTTATCCTTAAGATTATTCATCAATGTAATCGTATGAGAACGTTACATTCAATTCACCAGGGCCAGATGAATTGCCTTCAAACGAAACTTCACCAATGCTTTGCGGCCAAACTTTCTTTAGGCTGATTTCGCGCTTAATGTCTTGGCCATCATCACCATAGACAATAATTGTCGCAGATGTTGCGTAAACATCAGCTGAGGAACCAGTATTCTTCTTCCAAGAGCGGATAAGCTCACGCCATTGGATAAAGGCATTTCTGATATCCCATGCTTCAGAGTCTAAAAAAGTGGCAGAAAAGTGATGGTCGTTAGTAGCACGACCAGCACGGTTAATAGATACGCCATGAAGTTCAATGAGCATATCTTCTAGTTCTTGCGAAGGCAAAGTAGTAGATCGGCAACGAAATGTCATCTCTCGTAGCGATCCTGAGACTCCTGGTGGCAAGTTGTCGAAGACTAAGTCAAAGTTCCATAGCTGAGCAAACGACGTTAAGGATTCAACATCGCTTAAAGAGCTTCTTGTTGCCATTTTTACTATCTTTATAAAGACAGCGCTGCTTAAAGCAGTGCTAAACCATTAATAAAATCTAATATTAAATTTGCATTTAAACAGTTCTTACTTCGATAATCATACGATTGCCACAAGTAAATTCTTCTAGCCTGAATGCAATTTCTGTCTCTAATTTGCTATTATCTTTGGCAGTATACTTAATAATTAGCTTATTACTAATAATTGTGTAGTTTAAGCCATTTATGCCATTTACAACTGGAGTTGTTTCTGCTTTTATCTCAGGTGTAAGCACTTTACAGTTAATTAAGTCAGGATTATAATCGTTTTCAGCTGCATTTGCAAGAACGCTATCCATAATTCTGTCGCGGTAGTCATCTTGCAAAAATTTCTCTTCGTTTAAGACAAATGCTACTTTTAGCTTAAAGCCTTTTCCATGCTTTTTATTTGTAGTATAAAGAAGTCTGCTGTCTCTAGTATGCAGACTATCAATTACTTTAATAAAATCAATGAAGCTAGAACTAGCAGAATCAGCTTTTAACAATCGTTTATTCGATAAGATTAGCATATAAAGATTTTTAAAGATTTTTCAATAACTAGTATACTAAACATATTGCTGCGCTTGCAAGCAATAATAGCTAGGTGCATTAAGCGCATCAGCTAGTAGCTTTCTATGTATGCTGTAATGCTCAATCTTTTTACAAATCTTTTGCTGGGCGCTTAGCACTAGCGTAATGATATTTTGGTCTTTTGCAGATGAATTATTAACCATTTTACGCTTTTAGCCAAATAATGTACGCTATTAAATTTTTTTTTGTAGATAAAAAGAAAGAGAGCATAGATATGCGTCTATACTCTCTTTGCCAGCTTGCTTAGCAATTAATGCATATCTTCAATTACTGGCTCAATAGTAATTGTTGCAAATTTAGAGCTGATAAGGTTGCTTGCTATTACACAGATGTCGATTTCTACTTCATCATCTTCAGAGACGATAGAGAACACATGCGTAATGACTTGATATTCTTCAGTATTGCAGCTAGCAATGCTCTTTCGTTCAGCAATCTTGAAGCCTTCATATTCAAAGCCGTAATCGCCAGCTGCCTTATTGCATAGTGCATCAATACGTGAAATAATACCTTTTACATTGCTTTTGTTTACTATAAGCGTAATTGGTATGTCGAATTCGATAGATGAATCCTGCATAGCAACATTAGAAAAGCGCTTAGTATTCTTGTAGATATATTCTACAATTTCAGCAGCAAATACAGAGATAATTGGTTCTTTTGCTGCAGAGCTGTCAATAATATTGCTCATATAGTTATACTTCCGTTAAAAGCCGTGCATGGTAATGCAGACATTAAATTCTTCGTATAAAAAAGAAGGGAACATAAATTTCTCTATATTCCCTCTGAAAACTCAAGCATTAAAGCTCAGCGCTATTATTAAATTATGCAAAAGTCATCTTTGGATAAAGACCAGAGCTGTACGGCTTGACCTCATCATCTGCATCATGGTAGACATAGATAACCTGCTGCGCAGCATTGTTTGTACCACAGATACTAGCAACGTCATCAGGCTTGATAAGCTTGCCGCCAGGACCCTTGACATTAACAAAGTTAATCGTAAGGTTAGTGAAGCGTTTAGCTGCAATAGCATCTTCAGCAGTATTAGATGTATAGTCTTCCATGATAAGGAAACCAGCCCACTTATCACGAGAATCCCACTTATCAACCGTGCAGTTAACAATATTGACAGTAGCAGGTACGTTCAGGCGATTAGATAATCGTAGAGCATTGCTTACATCTGCAAAATGACAGTTAGAAATATTGATTACTGCATCTTTGGCATGTGCAAAGATAAGAATAGCATTATTGCTTAATGGTGCAGTAAAGTCAAGGCCATCAATTGAAATACTCTTTGGAGCAGTGTTATTTAAACCAATTTCAACGCTGTTATAGCCAGTCTGGCTGAAGTTAGACTTGTTGATGATGACTGTATCATTAGAGTTCAGCTTAACTGCTGCATTAGACGTAGATTTTGGTAAATCACCGCTGTTAGAGAAGTTTTGTATGCTAATGCTGCCAGATGATGCAACAGCAGATAAAACAGCATTTTCTGCTGTAGCTTGATTTAAGCTGATGCTCTTAGCAACAATGTCAGTTTTTTCTGTAATAGCTTGATCACCACCAGTAATGACTAAGTCAGCATCTGGCTGGTTGTAATTAGCATCTGCAGAGATTGTTTCTTCAACAATATTTGTCTTACTAAGATTAAGAATCTTTTGCTCAAGCTCTGCAATCTTAGAATTGACAACTAGCATATCGCCTTCAACAGCAATATTTGCTTTAAGGCTCAATTGCGCATTTACAGCAGTTTCATCAGCTTTTTTAGCTATATCAGCTTCAAGCGTACTAACTTTAGCAATGCTATTAGCAAGATCAACTACTTCTACAGAATACATCTTACCATCTTCTGTACGACGCTTAAACTCAAGCGCATCAACAGTCATGTTAACTAAAGTAGCTTTCTTACTAACTTTATCGTCTTTAGCATTGACCATTTGCATAATGCTTTGCGTATCAATAGCTACGCTAGCTTGCTTACCAGCTTTATTGCTATCAACAGCGTTTAAGCTGACAGACGTGCCAGTAGAGTTTACGGTTGTATAACCAACTCTATCTATAGCTACAGACTTAGCAACATATTTTTTGTCTGCATTTGCAGTAGATTCTGTAAACTTAGCGTCTACTTCAGCTTGCTTAGCAAAGTCAGAAACATCAGGAAGTTCTGTCTTTAATGCAAATTTTTCATTAGCAGCAGTTTCAGCTGTTTTAATTTTTTCATCAACAACAGCAGTAGTAGCAAAGCCGCTTACATCTGGTAATTCTGTCTTTAATGCAAACTTTTTGTCAGCATCAGTAATGGCCAGCTTAGTTTCTAGCTGAAGCTCAATATTAGCAGTTGTATCTACCGTTGCGTATGCTTTAGCAGCTTCTTCTTTAGTAAGATATGGTGTTAAATCAACGTCTTCACCGAGGTTATCCCAAGATGTGCCATTCCAAGCATAGACATTTTTATCTTCTAATACTTTGTATGCATCACCAACTAGATTATTATCTTTAGGTAGATCAGATATAGCATTAACAACGCCGCAATATCTAAAAACTGTAGCAACTTTAGCATCAACTTCAGCTTTGCTGTAGACATCTGCCGCATTTGCTTTTTCAGCCAAAGCATTATTAACTTCTACTTTTGTATAAACATCTGCTACGCTTGCTTTAGTTTCTAAAGCCTCTGTAACTTCAGTCTTTGTAAAAACATCATTAGCATTAGCTTTTGCAGCAATGCTATTTTTAGTTTCTTTAATGCCACTTACTAAATTATTAAGATCATTGGCAAATAAAGTATCACCGTTTTTGTAGTTTTTCTCTACGAATGACATATTTTTAAATCTTTATATGAGAAAGGCATTTATAGCATTATTGCAGAGCCAATTTTGCAAATACCAATAACGCTGTTATCGTCTACAGACGGAATACTTGGTTTTGCAGGTTTATTAGGCCTAAACGGTAAGAATTTAGTAATATTCAGTACTTCGTTTAAATGCTCTGATTTAATAGACAGCTCAACTGCATTTTCATCTTCAATCATGCATGAAAAGCTGAAGCCTTGGCCAAATCCGTAAGTAAATTCATACTCTGATGGCAACTCTGTGTACGTTCCATCAACATATGTGTATAATGGAATGGATGATGAAATCTTGCATGTTTCTGTTTTGCCTAGCATCAAGCCAGGTTTAACTTTACAGTTAACTTGCAAGTATGAACCAACTCTCGGAGCTTGTGGTATTTCGAATGATATGTCTGGATCAAGCGCTGACTTAGATCCAATAAGACACGCCATCTTAATACGTTCAAAGTCTTCTGAGATTTGATAATTAAATAATAGATATGCTTTTAAAACAGTATCATCAGCATATGCATATGACTTATCATCTACGTTCCAGCCATCTGCATGCGCTAACTGCTTAACATCATCTAATGTGAAATATGACATGAGCAGTCCTTTTTGACATAATGTTATTAAATTTGAAAGAGAGCAAAAATGGCAGTTTTACGTTTTGTTCCTGTTAGCGTTAAAGGTAAGATCGCAGATGTATGCGATGTTTTACTAGCATGCGGCTTGCCAGATAACCGTACTATTTCTATGCAGCTTTATAATGTGCCATATTTGGATCAAGATTTTTGCCAGGCATTTTTTGAGACATTTACTGCACAGCTTGAACAGTCTGCAGGTCGTTTAAAGATTACTTTGCAAAATGTTGTAAGCGTCACATATAAACGTAGCAGCACTACTATTGAGTTTGAATGCGGAGAATCTTCAAAGCTGTATGCTAATGCATATCGTGCGCTATACGATACTGCTAATGCAGCGCTATTTGAGCATAAGCTGTTTACATCTTCTAATTATGAAGAGTTTGTGTGTCTTGCTAAGTGTAAAGAATTTGCAGCAACTGAATACTCTGCTATGAAGCTTCGTTGTTATTACATCAATACAGAAGATGGCAGCTATGATCTTTGGCAGCGTATTTCATATCAAAATGTGTATAAGCATGTTGAAAGTCCAGAACCGCTGCCAGAAGTTAAAGAAAAACTGACGTTTTTTGATAAGATCTATAATAAGCTGGTTGGCAAAAGCTACGCATCCGATAATGAGCAATGTATTGACAATAAGATGCATAATATCATTTCTAGCTTGCAGACTTCTGTTATTTCAGACATGCAGCTAGAAAGAGAATTGTGGTTTGTGTCTAATAAAAAACCAGAGTTTCTTGCAGTTTTAGAGCCTATCCATCATTGCTACTCAGCAGATGACGCATATGGAGAGCTTATTGATCATCTTATCTCAGAACTCAATTCCTAAAGATAGGATATTTTAGTAGCTCAAGAAGTTTATATGCATGCTTTTGCTTGAACTTCTTGAGCTGTTTTTTACTTAGAACTACATTATTTCCGTCTGCATCTGTCAAGCTGTATTTCTTTAGATTTAGGCATAGCAGCAAGTCTATCATTTGTATATCATTCATAGAGTAGTAGAACATATGATTCTTATACTCTATAACTTTTGTATTGTCTATCTCTTCAATCCATGCAGTTTTGTCTTCATTTAGCTTGTACCTTTTGTACGGCTTTTGACTTTCTGGCGGATTTAACAAGACTACATCACTCGGTAAGGCATATGTTCCTGGTTCTAATGGATCTTCATTAACCATGCATGGTTCTAAATAGTAATTATCAACTATTCTCGAAGCTGTAGTAGTTTTCAGCGTATCTAGCATAAAGGTGTATAAAATGGTTGAAGCTTATAAAGTTTTCACTGATTCAGAAGTAAAGGTTTCTTTGGTTGCTGCAACTAAAAACGCATATTCTAATAAGGTTATTGCAACACTGCTTTGCGAATATCCAAGATACATTCACTCTGAGATTATGACGCATCGTCAGCTATCTCGTAACTCTGGATCTAGCCGTGCAACGCCATTTAATATTTATTGTGAGCGTATTACTAAAGATCCAGCATTTTTTGCAGAGCTCGGCATCAATAAGTCTGGCATGAATGCAGATGTTGTTCTTGGAGAAGAAGCAGCTGCAGCTTTTAAGCAAGAATATATTGAGCTTATGCAGCATACTGTTGATACAGCAAAGCATTGGTCAGAAAAGTACAACCTTCATAAGCAGATTATTAATAGAGTCTTAGAACCGTACGTCAGAACATCTACTGTAATTACTGCTACTGAATGGGATAACTTCTTGTATACTCGTGCAACAGCGAAAGGCGTAGAGCCTGTTATGCATCTTCTAGCTAAGTGCATTGGCCAAGCTGTAGAATACGCTAATGAGACTGCAAAATTTGGTGTAGCTCATTTGCCATTCATTACAGAAGAAGAACGTAATACTGAATCACTAAAAGATTGCATTACGCATGCAGTTTCTCGTAGTGCTCGTTGCACAATTCTTTCTAATGTGACTAAGAAGCTTTCTACAATTGAAGAAGACAATAAGCTTTATTCTTGGCTTGCTAATGCAGATCCTATGCATGCATCGCCGTTTGAGCATATTGCATTTGCAACTAATTCGTATGAGCCATATTACAATCTGCGCGGTGGTTGGATGAGCCAACGCTACATTTTAGATACTCAACGACTTATTGAAGGCGTATACAATACAGCTACGAAGCAGTTTGCGCAGTAATTTTCATGTATTTCTGCAATAGTTATAACTCAGCTATGCTTATGCTGTAGTGCAATGCATGAAGAGTACTATACACGATGTATGCTTTAACGAAACGCAGAAATGTGATCTTACAGCATTCTTTTGCCTAGAGCGTAAGTGCGATCTTGATTTTTCGTATAATGATAGAGAGCAGCGCTTGCTGGTCCAGCGCTTCTCAAGCATTACTCTAGTATGTCATCAAGCGAGCATGACAGCTCATATAGCTGCATAGAATCTGAATTCATATACTAATAAAAATGGTCAGTAGATATTGATTCTACTGACCAATTTTTTTTATGCAATGCAGCTATGAACAGTACAAAGCACGGATGTTACTTTGCCTCTTGACACATGCGCGCTTTTAAGTGCAATACCAACTAATCTAGACTTATCACTATTAGGTAGCATTTTACTAGCAATACCAATGCCAGGTCTATGCTGACTTAGCAAAATATAATCGCCTTTATCAACTCTGCCCAGTACTTTCACCGGTACTCTACCAATAAGTGCAACAGGAATTCCACCTTTCTCTTCTAGTGCAGTGTTAATCAGCAAGCCTGGTTTTGTAGACACAACACCAAAAACTTTAGCTGTTGCTGCAGTAATTTCTTTGTCACCACCAATTTCTACAATCGTGCCAGGCTCGTATTGGCTGTCAGGCAGATAGAATTCTGCCAAATCACCCCATAGGGCACGTTGAGATGTGCCAATAATCGTTTGTGTAAATGTTTTAACGCCAGTAATTGTCTCATTGCCAGAGATATGTACTACATCATTTTGGCCATCGCCTGCTTTACCAACAATATACTTAATTGAGTTGTCGTTGTTTTTAAAGCCAAGAGTTCTATCAGCGGCATTGATAAAGATTTCACCAACAGCCATCTCAGCCGCAGCTGGAACTCTACCAGATGTGTATGTTCTTAGAGGCCTAATTTGCGCTCTATCAGCTTTTAGTGCCATGCTAGTATATGCTTTATAAAAAATAATAATAATATGATTAAATTTGAAGAGTTGCTGTACACATATTTTGTGTTATAATATAAATACTCTTTATAAGAATAACTCTGTACGTACTATTATGGCACTTTTTGAAGTACAGCTAGAGTCTGGTCTTACACTACTATATGATAATGTAAAGACACAGCTTACCTATGATGGCCAAGTGCTTAGCTTTGAGCATTTGTCACATACTATACTAGCGCGTGAAGAAAATCCAAAGCAGCCTTTTGACTTTACTAATGAAGTCTATCAATTTCCTAAGAAAGATAAAAAGATTAGAAATCTAAAGCTGCAGCTTGGTGTTAACTGCAATTTTAAGTGCAAGTATTGTATTCAAGCCAGTGGCGATAACTATACGTCTAAAGCTGTGTCATTTGACGATGCAGTAAAGCTTATTAACAGCTTGAAGTCTACTCTTGATCTATCTTGCTTAAAGAAAATAGAGCTTTGGGGTGGTGAGCCATTCGTGTATTGGCCATTGCTAGAGCAGCTTATTCCATATCTTAGAAAAGAGTTTGCAGATTGCAAAATATGGACAATTTCTAATGGCTCTTTGCTGTCAAAGTGTAAGATAGACTTGCTTGTTGATAATCGTATAGAGCTAGCGTTAAGCCATGATGGCACTGCTCAGCATTTGCGTTCAGAAGATCCGCTAAAAGAACAGCACGAGCTTTGGCTTTATGCTCAGCATACTTATCAGCAAAATAATCTTCGATTTTATATAAACACTGTGCTAAGCCAGTACAATGTAGACCTATACGCGCTTGACAAGTACTTTGCTGATAAACTTGGCAGTAGTGTAGTGTATAACTATGAAGATGTTGTGCTTGCGCATTCTAAGAATGCTGTTGAGTTTACTAAATTTACTAAGCAGCAAGAGCAGTGTCTAGTCTCTAGCTTAGAACAAGCAATAACTACACAATCTGATGCATCATCTAGAATATGTAAAGCTATTCAATCAAGATTAATAGATGTTATACGTCGTCTAGTATACCGTGTACCCATAGACGCGTTGCCGAACAGATGTAATGCTGCAGACTCTGATACATTAAGCGTAAGCATGACAGGCGATGTTCTAAGCTGTCATAATGTACTGCCGTCTCAATGGTCTATGGGCAGCATCTATGACTATAATAATGTTAAAGTAGACAAGTTCAAGCATTGGTTGCTTCGCAACAACTGTCCGAGCTGTCCATACATATTAGCGTGTAAAGGCAGCTGCATTCGTAATTCAGACGTATTGCATTATGCTAGCTGCAAATCTAAATCTGTTTTAGGTAAAGCACTTTTGCACTGTGCATTACTTAGTATTCTTGGCACTAAAATCATTTTTATCAAGGAGAAACATCATGAAGTTTAGTCATTATCTTACTAGTATTAAAGAAGAGCGAAAGCTTAGTCTTCGAGCATTTGCAGAGCAAGCAGATATTAGTCCATCGTATATGCATATGTTTTTGACAGGTACTAGAATGCCAAATAAACTAGTGTTTGTTAAGCTAATTGAGAAGCTAAAGCTAAATGAGGTAGAAGCATTACACGCTTATTACAGCAGTCTAGAAACTATTAAGATTGATATGACGTATGCTACAGATGAGCAACGCGATAGCGTAATTGCATTAAAGGCAGCTATCGAGAGATAATTTACAAAAGCTGTGTACGGTCTGTGCAGCATTTGTTATAATACTAGTAACCAAACAATTTGCTGCACAGGAGAGCATCATGCAAGGTACGTTTTCGATTGTCAAGACTTATGAATCTTTGATCGATAAGCTTGAAGCTTGGAAGGCGTTCTGCACTGAACACGGTTTTGCTGCGACGTACAATATTGATAAGCGCAGCGGCATTAACTTTTCGCGTGAAGATTACTTTGACGTTTCTTATGAATGCCAAGGTCTTAGCTTTGTAGGCAACTACAACTATTCGACGCATTCTTATTCTGGTGATGAGCTTTCTGCTGACGAGCTTGAATTTGTTCAGCACTCTAAGTTCTGCGCTATTTGCAACAGCTCTCGCGCACGTCTTGCTATGAGCGTTGTTCGCATCAATAGTAGTCTTGCGACTATTGGTCTTGATTGTTTGAAATCTCTTTCTTGCAAAACGTACTTTTCAAAGTCCGAAATTCTTGACGATATTGTTGAAACTCGCCAAGAAGCTCTTTCGCATTATCAGTACAGTATTACTGATATGCTTCGCTTTGTCAACCAGTATACGAAAGCTTACGCATCGTATACGCACTGCCGCGACTATACTAATGCAGCAGTTTATTGTAAGTGTGCAGCACATGAGTTTTTTAAAGCGATCAACACGCTTTCGATCGAAGCTGAGCACGTTGAATCTATCGATCAGCTTATTGATGAGCTTGAAAGCATCAGCCGTAACGAATTTCAAGAAAGCATTTACCTCATGCTCAAAGATGCCAAATCGATGAATGGCATGTTTCATGATAAGTCCGTTGCGAAAATGCTTTCTTACTTATTTAGCCGTAAAGCTAATAATATTTGTAAAGACGCAACAGCTGCTGAGCTGATTACTGAAAAAGCAACGTCTATGAAGCTCGTTTACGCAGCATTTATGCCTAGCAAGTACGATTTCGATGGTAAGATCAAGTATGTCTTCAAGACTGCTAATAACATGCTCGTTGTTTGGTATGCTACGTCTTTTGCTTACGCTAATGACATCGGTAAGACGTTTACTGCTAATCTTAGCAAAGCTGAGATCAAGACTGATTACTGCGGTTGCTCTATGCTTCTTGCTAAGCGACTCCGTCTTAAGTAATAATTGCTTTAGCAGGATGCTGCATCAAGCATCCTGCATTTTCATATCTTAAATAGTTATTATCAATTCCTTAGGAGAGAAGGTATGGATGGATTTAAACTATTTTTCATGCTGCTGGCTTGCATTATTACCGGCCGCAGCTTGGCAGGATTTACGAATGGCGACATCAACGAGAACGACAAAGAATTGTCATGAAGATCCAGAAGAGTTAATTGTTACCGTTTTAGATGTATTTTGGAAGATCATCGATTCTATACTGAAAGAGCATAAGCTAGATGATATAGATATAAAGCATTTGTCTAATACTAAGTTTTCTATTTTTGATGTTAGATTTGAGCTAATTCCAAAGTCAAATGTAGAAGACAACGTATTGCAGATTATTATAGAAGCAAATTGCTTAGAAGAAGGCAAGATGCTAGATTTATCACCAGAAAAGAAATATAAGCTAGCATCTTTTACGAATCTTATGCGTACTGTGTTTTCTAAGCTGTGCGAAGCAACGCTATGACAAGAACAAAATTGCAAATAGACTTTCGAGAGCCTTGGCCTGTTGAAAAAACAGCAGCTCTAATGAGCATAGTTCCAGGCTATGTATGGACTGTAAAAGAAAAGCGTATCTTGCCTACTACGTTTTATCCTGAAGCTAAGCGCTTGGACCAGTCAAAAGTGTTTGGCTCGCAAATGCAGAAGACGTTGTTTGAGCGCTTTTGCAGATATCCTAATAGAGCACAAACGTATATAGTTTCGAGTGATCCAGACTACATGCATGCTTCATACTTTGCTGCTAGATTGGTTTCTATTTACTTAAAGAAATACGGAGCCCAGGCAGCATCTGGCATTGTTTGGCATACAATTAATAAGCTTGCTGATCAACCAGTACTTAGCATACTACAGCCGAAGTTTCTTATCATTTCTACTGTATACGCTGAGAGCTCGCAGTATAGAATAGAGCAAGTACGTGATTTGCTAGATAAGTACTGGAATATTCCTAAAGTATTGATTGCTAGTGGCATAGATCCTATATCACTTGCAAGTAATACATTGCATGTTCCAGTACACAGCATTTACTATCATGCATCTAGCTTAGTCGTATCAAATAAAGTAGCATAAGAGAGCGCTATGGCAAAAATTGTAAGTGTAAAAGCAGAGCTTAACGTTCTTAGAGGACTATGTCATGCTGATAAATCTATATCTGGCACGTTGCTAGCCTCTGTAGATGTTTCTTACTTTTATGATGAGCAGAGCAAAGAGCTGTATGAAAACATCAAGAAGCATATACAGACGTCTGGTTCTCAGCCTACGTACAGAACAATCATTGAAGATCCTGAGATTACGCAATCTGCAAGAGACTTTTTCAGGCAATCAGCAGCAGACATTCAGTCTGTAGATGAAGCTAAGAAAGCAGCATCAGTTCTTAACAAGTATCGTCAACTGCGATGTTTGTTTGAACTTAGCAGTCAAGTTAGTACTAGTCTTGAATCTGGCAAGCTTGATGTTGAAAAGATGATTGAAAGCGCTAGCGACCTTATTATGGAAGCTAGAGTTACAAAACAAGCTAATGCAGAAACGCTTCGATTTGGTAAAGGTAATAACTCTACTGCAACGATTAAAGACATCTTATACGGTGAGAATAAAGATGATTTAATTCCAACAGGCTATAAGACATATGATGATGTAAACGGCGGTTTTGCTAGAGGCGGTCTTACAATTATCGGCGGTTCTACTGGTGCTGGTAAGTCTGTTATGGCTATTGATCTTGCAGCTAAGCAAGCAGCAATGGGCTATAGAGTTGTTGTAGTTCCACTTGAAATGACACGACGAGAACTTACTGCACGTCTCATTGCAAATGTCACTAAGACTGATGCGCTTCTTATCAATCAAAATCATAAGCTTAATCAAACTGAGCGAGACGTTGCTTACAAGAAGATGGTTGCATGGACCAAAAAGATTGCAAAGATTGGTGGTGCAGTTTACATCTACGAGCCAGACAGAGATATTACGATTGATGAGATTTATGCTGAGGTATCTACGTATAATCCAGACGTCGTGATTATTGACTATATCTCACTACTTGCTGGTGCTGATGGTGATAATCAGTGGCAAGAGCTTGGCAAGATGGCGCGTATTGCTAAAGTTAACGCTAAAGCAACAAACCGAGTTAATATTTTATTGTGCCAGGTTAATGCAGAAGGCGTAGTTCGATATAGCCGTACAATGGTTGAGCATGCAAATAGCGCATGGGTGTTTGTTGCAACGCAGGAGACTAAAGAAGCAGGTATTCTTAAGATTGAGCAGCAGAAAGCTCGTAGTGGTCGTGCTTTTCCATTTACTATGAAGATTGATTACGCAACTATGCGTATTTCTGATATGCCGCATGGTGAAGATGCAGATATTGCACTTGGTAATTCTACGCCGCCTTTGCCTATGCCAATTAGCACAAATTTAGGGAGTGATTTATGACAATTGCAGCATCTACTATTGATATTGTTCGTCTGCATGATTTTATTGTGAACTGCCATAGCAAAGAGCATAAGCTGCCAGGCCTACGTAAGCGTGGTCGTATGTCTAATCGTCTTCTTAAAAAGAAGCATTATTCAAACTATACTTGTGTATATGGTAAACTTACTGTTCACTTTGCAAGAGATGTTGTGCAGGCTGACTTTCCTGATGACATCAATACTTCTGGCTCTGATGAGTCTACACATTGCTACTTGGCTACTAATGCAATGCTAACTGCTGTAGAACGATACAACTGCATTGCTTGTATGCTTATTCCTGGTAATGAGCTCTCAGAGCTAAATAATTTTTGTGTATTTTGTGAAGGCAAAGAGCATGCTACTTTGGCAAATATGCTAGATTCTTTGCGTAAAGTAGCATCAGATATTGCAGCATATCCGTTTATTGATTCTGTTTCTATGGATATCTATGATGCATATCGTGTAGACAGCAAAGATGAAGAGCTAGAGTATATTACTCTAGAATATCTTGGAAATGCCGAAGTATAGCTTTGACACATGCACTGATTTGCTATATGGATATTATCTAGATGGCTCTGCTGAAGCTAAGCAAGCATTGACAAACGTAATAGATGACTTATTATACTATTTTGGCAATGAGTCATCTATTCGTTTATACAGAGGTTTATCGTTTAGAACAGCTAAGCAACGAATAGCATTCATAACGAGCCTTGGCGATCAGCTAATGCTAAATGAGCAGTATGTTAGCTCTTGGTCTACATCATCTAATATAGCACAGTGCTTTGCTAAGCGTAAGAAGTACGGCATAGTAATAAGTTTCACCGTACCAAAACGCGTAGCAGCAGATTTACGCGTACTTAAGTTTAATAATGAATTAGAGTATATCTTGCCACCAGGCAGTTATAAACTAGACAAATTTACATTAATAAGGTAGAGCATATGCTTGAGCTAGAGCGTTTAATGCGAGAATTACTAACACAAGATCATAATAATTCATTGACAGGCATTTGCTCTATTAGCAAATATCCTGACAGCATCATTTCAGACTTATCAAGAATGAATAATCACGAATTTGACAATGCTTTTAGATATTTAGAAGAGATTATCCAAAAGCAGCAGCAGCGTAAGCAAGAAGCAGCTGCCAAGTATAAGCAAGCTACTGATAACGCTACAGCTGATTATACAAAGTATGCTGTTAATAAGCCAGCTGAGCAGCCCAAGTCTTGCATTAAAGAAGAAAAGAAGAAGACTAACTCATCATCACCAATTTGCTCAAGTTTTGATGAGCAAATGCGTCAGCTTCAAGCAGAGCGTAAACGTCTTGAAGAAGAGCTAGAACTAGCTAAGCTTAGAGCAGAAAATCAAAAGCTAAAAGATCAGATTAATCGCTATAATCAAAGCAATAAATTCTTTATCTAATTACGCATATACTAAAATGCCAGGTAGCCTTAAAACGTAAGGACCTGGCATTTTTTTTTATTCAGCAATATCTAAGAACAGCATTCTTTCTGCGATTCTGCGGTTTTCTAAGCCTTTAAGAACAATACCGCCAGCTTTATTCCATTTAAGAAATTCATTAGCTGCAGCAGAGAAATCACCTTGATTTATTTTTCTAAGCAACGTAGATGATTTGAAGTTACCAATACCAAGATTGTATACGAAATCAATCAACGCGCAAATCTGGTTATTGCTGAGCTCTACTTTTACTATTGCTAGTATTTGATCAGCAATTGTTTTTACATATTTGCTTAGCCAGACTGTTTCTGCCTCTTCAGTCGTTATTTCATATGGACGTACATTGATAGTACGCCCATAACCAATTGTCAACACACCTGCAGGACATTTGTATGGTCTTGCACTAAAGCCTTCGTATTTTTTGATTAAATCAATTGCTTTTTCATACATAGCATTTGCCTTTATTCAAAATACAGTCTAGCAATCATATAAGATATATTATTTTGCTTGTCTGTACGCTTTACATAATAGAATATAAGAGTTTTGTCTTTGCTCTTTTGCGCTGAAAACGCTTTAGACAGAATTCGTCCGTCTGATAGCTCATCTTTAGTAACAGTAAGACCAATCTTATTAAGTGTAGCTACAAATGCAATTAAGCTCTTTTCGCTTAGCTCATTAACTTTATACTTTAGCTTATACTTAAGCTTTGCGTTTATTTGCGCAGCTGGCGATTGCATTGTTTCAGCAATATACGCAACAGCTTTATTGCTTGTTAGCATTGAATAGTTGTTGCTATCAAACAGTGCCTTCCAATCATCATCAATAAGCTTATTGTTAGGAATTGGCCTGAAAAGCTTTGGACTTTGAGGTGAACCAGATGAAGAGCTAGATTTTTTAAGTAGTGTAGTATACTGCTCTAGAGTGATGCATTTGCCAAGGTTAGCTTTTAATGATGATGAGCTAAATCCATTGCCGGGAATTATCAAATAGAACTTACTTTTAGCATTTGATACACTACAAAAATGCTGTTTCCATGCAGTGTATTGCTGTGGTTGTAGCTCAATAAACGGACCGTTTTCGAAGCTAGTAGAAACAAATGCTGTATGCTTTTCTAATGCACGCGCTTGCAGTAAGTCTCTATACGCATTAGATGTAGTACTTAGAATAGTCTTTGTAGTAGCAAGACCGCTATATGCATCACCAAATAGCTTGCCTTTTTCTAAAAGATCTGATAGAATATTGTTGGCTAAGCTTTGTTCGAGCTTAGTTACGAATATAACAGATAAGCAAAGTACACGTCCATTAAACACAACTTTGGTATATTTAAACGCGCAAACTGGTGTATTATCTTTGTCATATACACCGCAGAACTTAGCAAAATTCTTGTAAGTATACTTTACAGAATTATCTACGCTTATTGGTCGTGCTTTAGGATTTGTAGCTGTCATTGCCATAAAATAGTCATTTTGCAGCTTAAAGCTATCAGGCACTAGCGTAGACGCAAGCAGTCGTTTACTACTATTGATCTTCATAATATAAAGCGTTAATGGTTACTTATTTTATGAAATTAGAAAATATTTGTTTGCTTTCTTTCTACGCTAGTATAAAGCATTAAAGACTGGTCTGTTTTTTCATTTGTTATGCATTGCTGCGCGTTTATAAACCATGCTTTTACGCTTTGCATAGTATCAAATCGCATATATTCTTGTTTACGAATATATCCATCAATGCTTACTACGCTTAATAAGCATTTTTTATCGCAACAAAACTTATGTAATGCAAATAGCTGATCTAAAGTAGGAATGCTATCAACAGTTTCTATTAATGGTACATTAGTATTTGCATTAAATCTTATAGCTTTAGCATTATATAAGAACTGCAGAACAGGATATGGCTTATAAAAGAAATCAAAATAGTCAAATAATGATTCTAATGAAAAATTATCTTTATTGCTGCCAAAAAAACTAAAATGCATGACTTTATTGCTAGGGCTTGCACATAAGCCTAAATGTCGACCAGATAAATCTAGCATAGAGCCATCAGGTAAAATATAGCCGGCTTCTTCGTAAGATGTAGTTATTCCATAAAATCTTTTTGCAGCATCTATTATATTCATTTTACTCGTCATTCATTGCTAGCTTATCACAAAGCATGCATTTATCAGAATCTGCATAGCACATGTAATCTGCCGGATGTCCACATTTTAGAATTAGCTTTGTATTGTGCTCTATATCTTTATTCTTAAATCTATCTTCGATTGTGTATTGCGAATGCTGACCATTTCTAAATTGAACTAAGCTATCAGCTCTGTATACAATATTAAAAAGCTTATACCATAAGTCAATAGGCTCTTGCTTTTTAAACTTTATAAGAAACTTTAAGAAGTCAGATCTATTAACCATAAACCATGGCATAGCCTTTTTGATATCTGACTTTAATAGCTCTAAGTTTTTGAATGATTTCCAAAATACAGTAGTAGGATCTGTATGTTTTAAAAAAACTTCAGTATTATACTGATTACAAAAGCTTTTGAATGTAAATTCATCGTTTAAATATCGTTGTACTACATCTTGCGTAAGTATGATAGTTGTATTAATTCTAATCTTTGGGTATTTTTCATGAATTTTTTTCATATGAAAAATCCATGTCTCTTTCATTTTGCTAGACTTAAATCTACCAATACTATCATATGACGTTGTAATGTATACTTTATCTTGATTTTCTTTTAATATGTCTAGGCACTTATATAAGTCTGCTTGGTTACCGATAAGTAGTGACGCGCTAATCCAAGACGTAGTAATATCATTACTAGATAGCTTATCATTTATGAGCTTAATTAACTCAAAAAATTTATTACGAACATCTGCAGTATTAAGCTGTCCTTGAAAGAATTCACCGCCAATTAAAGATACATTACTATAGTTTTTTAGTATGCTATCATCGCTTATTTTATCTATAGCTACATTTATAGCATATAGTTTATCTGCAGTGCTAGTAAACTTATTTTGGTCACTTAGGTAGCAAAAGCTACATTGACAATTGCATTCAGGCCATAATTCAAACTGAAGCTGTTTTTTCATATCACAGATTATCTAAGTTTATAATCATACTATAGTTTTTGTTTATAGTAGCAACTGGCATTTTTTGCTTAGCAAGATTTTCATTTACTGCAAGAATATTAGAGCTATCGCTACCATTACTGCATAATATGTCAGATATGATTTGTTCTTGCTCTTCTTTTGAAAATTGTTTTATATACTCATTGAAAGACTCACCAATAAGCAAAAGTCGTTTATTGCTAGTGGTGTTTTTTAACGTATCTATAAATAGCGGGTTTAGTATAAGAGTGTCTAACGTGATTAGACTATACTCTTTAAATAGCTCTTTAAGCTTATCTATGCTAGTATATACAACGCATACATTTATATTATGCGATTTAACTAAAGTAATAACATTATTTAAAAGTTCGCTCATTTATAAATCTCCATCTATATTTTCTATATCGCAAAGCATGCATTTATTAGAGTCCGCATAGCATCTATATAGTATAGAGTGTCCGCAATCAGCTATAATATCTTTATCATCAGAGAGAATAGGCTGTTCTGCTAAAGTTTTGGCATCATTTCTTTTATGCGATTGTAAACCTGTATATTTGAATATCGCAGAATTTTTTGCAGAGTTTATAAAGTTAGAATAAACTTCATAGTTAGCATTTTTTAGATATGACAAAAACTGTATGAAATCTGATCTTTTAAAAAAGAAATCATTTAGCACTATACCAGTTTGGATTTTATGCGGATATAAAAATGCAAAATTGCAACCAGGAATTTCTTTTGCTAAAAATTCGTTAATATCAAATTGCTTGGCTTTCCATAGATTTATAAGATTTTGAGTTAAAATCATTTGAACGCCAACGGCATAGTTGTACTTGTCGCGTGCAGCAATAATATTTTTTAATACGCGTTTTTTAGCTGCTTCATTTTTAAATCTATACTTAAGGTCGTATGAAAAGTTAAGATCAATACGAGATAAATCAGTTTTACTAATTATTTTGTCTATAACTTCATACAAAAACGATGGCTCATATAAGCCATTCGTTACTGTAGAGTATCTAGCAGATTTATTTTCATCTGTTAAAACATACTCTATTATAGTATCAATAAGAGCTAAATACTCTAGCTGTACATCTCTATCTTTTATATAGTAGATTTCACCACCAAGTAATGAAATGCCGTATGGAAAGCTAGACCAATTAATATGCTTTATATTCTCTTTAATTGCTCTAATCCAGTATATCTGCTTGGTTTTATCATAAAAGTCTTTTTCTTTTATTAAGCAAAAATCACAAGAATTAGGACAATTTGGCCAAATACCATATTGAACCATTCTTTTTACTGAATTAACTTTTACCAGTTTATTAGAGAAAAAGTTTATAGTTTGTTCTGTCATCTGAATAATTCAACATCGTTATACATAGGAATATCAGAATCAATATATCCTATTTGTGTAGCATACTTTTTATTAGATATAGTATCAAAGTCTCTATATACTGTGCTAGTATTTCTGTCCGTAATTATAAAGAACTTTCCATTATTAGGAATATACAGCTTATTAGACATAAGGTTACGATTTAATAAGCGCTGCGCATCTACTGTTTCATCTTCTAGCACTGTTTTCTTAAGAAACTTTAAAAATGTGGATCTTTTTGGAAAAAAATCAGCCAATGAGTGCAGCTTATCTTTAAACGTATCTATACCTGTCTTTGGTTCTTCAAAATCTAGATCAATATCAAGCTCATTGCAAAAATCTGTTATGCTAAACTCATTATTAATAACAGATTGCATAAATGCTTCTGTTAAAATAATATCTACATGTATTTTAACTTCTGGATATGTTTTATGAATTTCTTTAATATTTTTTATCCATAAGCTTTTTGCAGCGTCTGTATGAAATCTATATAACGTATCATATGACGTGCATAATACTATTTTATCTAACGCATTTCTAGCTTTTGCATAATTTAAAAATTCAAATAAATCTGCTAAATTTTTTTGAATTAGCGTAGCAGCAACATAAAATCTAATAACTTGACTATTTGCAATTTTGTCCAAAACTATATCTACTGCTTTATAAAATAATATTTTTACTCTATCATCACTCAGCTGTTTATTAAAAAACTCTCCACCTATAAATCCAACTGTATTATACTCATTGTCTTCTTTTATATGTGGGATTAGAAACTCTAAATTAGAAACTTTATCGTCTACTTTATTATTTTTGTGTAAGCAAAACGCGCAATTATTATTGCAATCAGTCCATAGAGTATATTGAACGAATTTTTGATTATTCATTTAAAAAGAGCTCTTTAATATCGCAAATAAAACAAGTTCCAGATGTAGAGTACTTTTTGAAGTTTTCACTATGGCCGCATGATAAATCATCACAGCTGCAGTACTCAAACTGTTTTGTTGCTTTATTGTACTTATGCAAAAGCTTTTTTTGTGGCAAATCAAAATTTTTTATATAGCTGTATAAATAACCAGGACATTGCTTTTCAGCATGCGATAACGCTTTAAAAACTAAATTTCTATCAGCAGCAATAGATGTGTCATATACAATATACGGAATTAAGTTCACGTAAACTTTATATGTATCCATGAACTCTTTTATATTAAGCTTATCTTCTACAATGTAATTGCATACTTTTTGCGTTAATATAATGTTAATGGCAGTGTTTAATCTAGCATACTTATTCATTAAGTACTGCAAATTACTAAGCATTAGCTGCTCTGTATGCTTATTGAATCTACCATCTAGATCATACGATGACGTAAACTTTAATTTATTCAATAAGCTGTTACTATCTAACTGCTGAATTAAAAACTCTAGCGCATCTAATTTCTTATATATAAGATTAGTGTTAATGTATAGTAAGTCTATATGATTACTGCACATCTTGCTAACTATAATACTAAAAAATTTGTTTAGCTCTTGATGAATACTAGGAGAATCAAATACTTCTCCACCTAAAATAAGTACATGACTACCTTTTTTAAATCTATCAGATTCTATAAAAGATAAAGCAGAGCTTAAAGCACTTATCTTTTCTTGATCAGTATTATCTTGCTCTTTTTTTAAAAAACAAAACTTACAGTTATTACGACAGTTTGGCCATAATAGAAATTCATAAATCGGCTTTATGCTCTGCATCTTACTTACTCTGCTAATTTAGCTGGCGAAACAAAAAGGTTTAATAGCGCATCTGCAAGCTGCATCTTTTTTGCGCATTCTGCTAAATACATATATGCATCTTTAACTATATAAAGCTCGTTAGTAGAAAGTGTTTTGCATTTTGATAAAATGCCAGATAGAATAATAAAGTCAGAGCTTAGTATAATGCGCTTATATAGATATGGTAGCTCTACTGGTTGGTCTAAATACGTATATGCGGTTTTATGCGCAGACGACATAATAGATAAATAATACACACCTATTCTATTAATAAATTTCTCTAATGCAGCTTTTAACTCAAGCTTTACATCTAAGAACTGCTCTAAATCTTTAAAATGAATGAGTTCATGCGCAAAGAATGAATCATCAAACGCATTATACATTTTAATAAGATTAAGAATATTAAGAATAAGGCTAGAGTTAACTAAGTTATCGCATTCTAGCAAATGCTTATAGATTACAACTAGACTTTCACTAGACAGTCCTTTAAGTACAATATTTGCAGTAAGCATTTGCGTATTCTTAGAATACTCTTCTGCTTCATCTTTAATGATTTTATCTAATATACTAATAATAGTATCTGCATCTAGACGTTGATCAATAACTAATGTTTTTTGATCTTTAAAAGAGAGCTCAATATCATTTAAGCTGCTTACTTTTGTATAATTTGTAGAGTTATTCATATGCTTAAAACTTATAATATGCGATAAAAACAGATGTGCTAGAACTAGAACTAGAGCAAGAGCAAGAACTGCTAGAGCTACAGCTAGTTACAGAATACGAATATGTTATTGTTCTAACTCTAGATGTACCATTTATAAAAGAAGTCAATGACGTATTCATATCATTGACTTCAGCAGCGCTAGCTACATCACCAGACCATTGCGTTAGAATAGGAGCAGAACCACTAGAGCTAGAATAGATTCGTATAGGCCTGCTTGCAAACTCACTAGTGTAAAATGTGATAGAGCTAGAAATAAATGCAGCCATAGCATTAAAAAATGCAACTAATCCTCTAGCTGTAGGTTTAGCATTTATGTCTATACCTAGTCTAGATACATAGCGTTTAATATCATTAAGTATAGTTTGCTGTGATACTGATTGCGCGTATACTGGATTATTTATGCTAGCAGTAGTATAAATTGTTCCAGATATAGAAGCAACTCTAGTACTATACCAAGATGAATACGCATATGGAATATTATTGTTGTCCGTATTGCTATATAAAGATCGCGATAGCGTCTCTATAATTTGCATATATGTAATTTGAATATCTATCATAGCTTATAATAAACAATAAAAGCAGATGAGCTAGATGAGCTACAGCTTGTCATAGAGTATGAGTAAGATACATTATTTGCTTTATTCAAAGAACAAATAGACGAGCATAAACCATCTATAGCTTGATTTACCATGTCTGCAGTAACAGTTCCTTCTCCGTATTGTCCTTTTACTTGAGAAGAGCTTACATAGCTTTTTGTAGCAATAGCAGTGGATACACCGCCAACGTATGTAAGCTGATTTTCTAAAAAAACAGCTATTGCATTTATATAGTACAAAATGCCTTGTGTAGAAACTATTCTATTTGACGCAATGCCTTTACTGTTTAAAAAGTTTGTTAGCAGTCTTGTAAGAGTACTATAAGATACAACACCTATTGGTGTACTGTTTAAACGTTTTGTACAAACTGCTGGTGGATAGCCAGTATGAACATCACCAGCATTAACTCTACCTACTTCTATAGAATAACCGCCAGTCAAAGATCCAGGCAAATAATTTCCATCTACTGTTCTAGATGCAGACCTAATATATGTTAAAATACTATTATTTAGATCTCCATATGTAATAACTGAATTTACTGCTGGCATAATATTGCATTCACATAAAAAAGTTTTTTAGTACATGCGTGTTTTTCATTTTTATCTGGCGTATAATTAGAATAGACTTTGATTATAGGCTGCTTATATACGTCAGATAGAGAATACGGGTCTATATATGAAACTGTAGAACTTATCTTTTCTATATTATCTACTTTAAATGAGGTACCAATATACGGAGTGCTAGATGGTAGTCCAGTTTTTGAATCTACTTGTCTAAACAACGAAACGTTTGGCGCAGAAATACAGCAGTATAAGTCTAGTCCAAATACTACCAAATCTTGCTCATTAATTATAGCAGTATAGTGATCTGCATTATTTGAAAAATATAGTTTTATAGACATTTATACTCTCTTATAAATTTATATTGCTACGCTTAACTTGCTATTACCAAAGAGCTGATGGAAAATATCATTAAACGAAACATAGCACTTGCGATTACATAACTTAAGATGTACTTAAATGCGAGCCTTTTCTTATTAATAAGATTTAGAAATGCATTAAAGCTTTGACAATTTAATAGTGGTTCACTCATTATGGAACATACTAAATTGCCAAAGCTTGGCACTTATACGTATTGAATTACCTTGAATCTTATATTTTAAAAGACATCACCAGAACCAAGCGTTAGTTTAAATCCTGATTGCTTAGTCGCAAAGTACGCCTTAATTGCAGCCATATCTTTATCAGAAATGCTTGGCTTAAAAATAGGCATCAGCACATTCCAAAATTCATTAGCCATACATCTACGACGAATATCCATATCATCGCAGAAATATCTAATAAGCGGAGTAGGCTTATCATCGCACGGCGTAAGAATACGAGAAAAACGTTGCTCCGCTGTAGGAGCGTTACTCCGTGGTGTGCATTCAAACAAACAACTTGCTGAAGGTATATTTACACCAGTACTTAGCAGGCTAATATTTCCTACAATGATTTTTAGCTTACGCGTTCTGGCATCTTGAATGATACGATCACGCTCTTCTTTCTTGATGCCGCCATAAAACGCTTCAGCAAGCTTTTTACCAGCAAGCTTATTAACGGCTTCAACCTGGCTTTTAATAGCTTGAACACCACTATATGGAATTAGCACAATATGTCCATCTTTGACATCCTTAATAGCATATTCTGCAATTAGCTTTTGCCGTGCTTTGTCTCGTTCTAGTGGTCCTACTATATAAGCCCAAATAGCATTGCCTTTAATACGCTTGCTATACTGCGTTTTAACGACTCGTACTTGCGGTACTAAACGTTTAACATCTAGATTGATGAGTACACTACCAATAAGGTTATCTGCAAGAATGTATTTGCCGTCTTTACGATCAGGCGTACCAGACAGTCCATACTTGTACCTGCAGCTAAATGCTGATACAGTCTGAGAGAACCTATCTGCTGGCATAAAGTGTACTTCATCAATTATCATAACATCAAATTTGTTATAGATCTTACGAAGCAACTGCATGCCTTTTTCAGAATAAAATGTTTGTGGCGTAGCTAGACAGATGTCATATTTATCAGCATCTGCTTCTGTTTTACAGAAACCAATTCTAGACTTATCAATGTCTGTAAAGCCAGACTGTGTCTTAGAACCAATAAACGTCTCTAGAAAGCCATTCAGCCATTCGCGCTGGCTAGCAATAATGATAGTTTTCTTAGCTAGCTTAGAGATTAATGCAGTAGCAATAACAGTTTTGCCTGATCTTGGCGGTGCACAGATAACGCCATGCTTTGCTTTTAACGCAGCATCAATGGCTTGTTTCTGGTAATCGTATAGATTAGCAGTACAGTTAAATGGCTCAATAGGATGATTTTTATAATACTGCTTAAAATCAAACGATACACCAGCTTTACTTAGCAGATTGCTTAGTCCTTCTTTATCACCATATGGAGCAGTATAGTAATCATTATTGCCAACTCGTACTTTTTTGCAGAGTTCCATACCAGAGATGAAGCCAGCACAAGTTTCGCATTCAGGCAATAAACCGCCAGTTTGCTTGCGCAATTCCGAAAACTCGCACTGCTGACATGCTTTTTCTTCAAAGAAATAGAATGAATATTTCTTTTTGAGCTTAGATACTACACTCTTGCTAATGCCTTTTGCTGGAATAAAAAGCTGCTCACGCTCTTTAATAATGATATCTGGTACTTCAGCTGGAGAATCGAAATTCAATTCTAATTGTTTGTCACTAGCTTTAGCCATAACTTTATGTTCCTTATAGAAGTTCTTTTAATTCTCAGTTTTCTATAATCAACATTATACTGCACGCATATTAGATACAGTAATTTGCCAGTCTACATCTGCAAAGTGCGCTTTATCTTGCTTCAGTACAAGCTTTGCAGCATTGTATCCATTATAGATAACATGCTGTAGCTTATTACTACTAAAGTCAAGACCATCATCTGCTGTGTAAATACCACTTAGCGTGAAGTTTTGCGGCAGCTTTACGTCATTGTCGATAATGAACTGAATAAACGATGATGAAACATGCACAAGCTTAGTACCATCAATGGCCATCTTGTTGATGACTGAGAATACTGTTTGCACTTCATCTTTAAGATAAACGTTAGCAATAATCTCATTATTCGGTGTTGTAAAAGCAAACACACGATTATCGCTATAGTTAATGCATGCAAATAGCATTTTTTCAGTATTTGCATTAATAGCAGATAGAATCTTAATCATACAATTTTTCCTTTAGTTTCACTAAGCAGCTTCAAGCATTCTAGCATATTTTTAAGGCTAAATCCAGCTTGATCAATGTCTTTGATTAACGTATCGCATAGCTGAATAAAAGACTGCGCATTTTCTACATCTGAAATGTAGTTTTTCAGCACAGTGTCAATAAATGAGTTTCTTGCAGCTTCAGTTGTAAATGCTCCACATGGCTTAGCATACTTGGTGTAAATGTACTTACGAATAGAGCCAATAGCTGCCTGCATAAGCGAAATATGCAAGCTAGCTTTTACACGTAGCTCTACCATTCTAGATCTAAAAGATAGATCCATAGTAGTTGCGTCTACAATAGCTTGAGGCGAATATTGTTGCTTATCATAAATCGTTCTAGACGTACGAGAAGCATGCAAAGACAAAACTTCTTTAATATCTTCTTCTACTTTAAGCTTAGACTGCTCTAACTTGATAATACGTCTAAATTGCAAGTATTCTGGATCTTTTCTAATTCTATTAAGCAAGCTGCTGCCGCTGCTAGAATCGTCATCATCTGTAGTTGTTCTTAACGCCATATTATTTTACTGCTCCTCTAAAATAAATTCCATAGCTGATGACATCTTGCATGAAATCAAAAAGTCAACTTTAGGCGACGTATAGACAGACATAAACTGCTGTTTAAATACTAAGTTTAAATCAGACGGCATGGCTGCTTTAGGCGTAGCGTATAGCACAGCGTATGAGCTTTTTGCATCTACTTTTTGCGCCTGTGTTGGCATAATAATATAACCAATTATATTGTCAGCAGATACATTGCAAGACTCATGAATATTATATACTGTACACAAATCTGTTGTACATAGACAATCACCAATATACGCAGCACGCTCAGCATCATCTGTAGTAGCATTTGCTACGTTTTTAGTAAGATATATAATAGCAGTCTTTTTACTTGCACCATCATTTAACTTGATTTTGTAGAAATAGAATGGCGCTATATTAGAATATGTAATGCTTTGCATAGCTTATCTATTAAGAGCGATTACTGAGTAACAATCATTTTTGCCAGGTACTACAATAAAGCCCATATCTGCGTTGCATTTGATAATAGCATCAGATTTCTTATCAACCTTAGAAAGTGCTTCTTGAAAATACTGCTCATCAATCTTAATATCTAAACTGCCTTCGCTGCAGCCAGTAAACAGTGCATTAGCGGTGCCATTAGCAGATGTCTTAGAGATAATAGTCTTTTTAGTATTTGACTTGATAATAAGTTCACCACGCTCTTTAGTTGCTAGTGCTTTACAGTTACCAAACAATGTATTCAACTCTGCAATTGGAATAGTAATTGTTGGCGCTTCTGATGACATAAAGACATCAATACGAGACTGCAGCTCATCATACGGTAAATATGCATCTGTTGCAGGCAAGCTAATATACAAAGAGCAAATATTATTCTCTGCATGTACGTAGCTCTCTTCTGCAATTAGCGTAAATTCTGCGCCTTTAAATGTATTGAATAGTGATACAGCAGATTCTACAGGAATAGCAAACTCGATCTTACTATCTGATGCAAGCTCTGCCGTCTTTATGAATGAGATATGATCTCGAGCATAGCATGCAACAGTTGTGCCATCAGAATCAATGCTGACAGCAACAGGCATAATCGGTGAAGTAAGATTCGGTGTAAGTGCAACCAATGAAATTGCAGATTTTAGCCAGTTGCTTTGCTCAACAGAGATTTTTACAGAGTCTGCATTTGGCTTAGCTACAGGACTATATGCAACGTAGTCTACAGACGCAAGATCAATCTTGTAGCCTTTAGACTTAATGCTTAAAACAGTATTCTCATACGTAATGGTAATAATGCCAGCACGACCAGAGCACGCAGACTGTAGCGTATCTAGCATTACACCAAACTCTGCATTACCTTCAATACTCTCTGTAGGCACAATTGTATTGATTGTACTTAGCTCTGCTCGAGACTCTATACTAAACGTACCATCTTTACATGCGACATTTACAGAGCCGCTGTACGGCGCTGCTGCATGGTTAATGACTTGAATTGTATTTAGCAGAATTTTGCTATCTACTGTAATAGTAGCAGAATTAGAACTCATCAGATTGTCTCCTTGTATTGGCAAGCAAGCGTATTAACTATTTTATTTATAAAACCTTCGTTGTTTCATCCCTTGACTTAAGTCAAGGGTAGTTCACAAAACCAATATGTATATTATACACTATCTGTGAACAGATGCTAAAAAGCCACAGATATTTCTACCTGTGGCTTTATTTGCTTATCTCATTATGAAAGATTAGCGAGCAAGCTTAAGGCGCTTAGCAGCATTGATCTTTACAGCGCGTGCAGCAGCAACCTTCTTACCTTTGTTCTGAAGAATGCTCTTTCTGATATAGAAGTTATCAGAAGAAACATCTTCTAGCACATCACAGAGCTTCTGCATATCCTTAAGATACTTAGCATATTCATCAATATCTAAAGAAGCGCCATTTGAGGAATGCGAAATAGAAACCTCACCAGACTTATTATCGAAGCTAATATCAGGCTGAAGACCTTCAAATCTATTCGTACGATAAAGATCATAGCTAGCAGCAATCTTGCCGTTAATTGTGTACTTGCTGCTGTCTTCATTCTCTTCAAGCGTATAGCCTAAAGCTTTGAACTGATCCTGATAACGCTTAGCATCACCTACAAATAAAAACATAATAAAAACCTATGTAAAATAAGTTATAACGAATTTAATACTATTAAATTAGCTGGCTGTTAGCTGCAGCTTCACTGTAATATTATACATAGATTTGAGCGAATGTACAATAAGCATGAACTTCTGTACGCCTTGCGCTACATCTTGCTTTAGCTTCATGACTTGCAATTCGCTTGGTAGTGTAGACAACGTTTTGTCTGTACTGCTTGATGCTTCTAGCACAGGCGTAATTAAAGCTGTTTTTATTCCGGCAACGTTATCAATTGGCACTAGCTCTGCGCGTATTGGCGTATCTTGAAGATTGCGCTTAGCAAGAGATGCGTAAAACATTTTTAGCCAATCTGTAGATACATAGTCATACTGCTCTTTGAATCTAGATAAAGGCAGCTTAAGGCACCAGCTGATTTCATGATGCGCTTTCTTGTCTATTGGTAGTTCTGCAGACTCATCAAAGTTTTTCTTGTACGCATTTTCATAATCAGCACTTGTATCCATAGTACCAGTTAATACGTATTCAAATATTGCAGAGTCATTTAGATTAAGCGCACCAGACTTTATGCTTATCCATCTAGAGACGTATTGTCGCTGCTGGCTTTCAGCAGAAATAAAGTTCTTTAGTGTAAATCGCTTATTGATTTCATGCTGCTTGTACACTATGGCAAGATACTGCGCATTTCTAGTCTTATTGTCTCTGCCAATTGTCGTGTGCTGCGTGACACAATCTAGCTGTACAGCAAAACCATCTTGCCATAGCTTATATTTGCCAGACTTCATAAACATCGTATACGCAGTCTGGACATATCCAAGAACACGTCCAGACTCTAGAACAAGCACCGGTATAAGATGTTGAAAAACTGGCTTTGCCAAGTCTTTTGATATATCAATCATCGTTGCATTCTTTTATTATAGCAAAATACAATCGTGTATTTTTCGTTTCTGGCGTATCTTGCTCATTTGTTGCATTAACAAATACAATCAGCATAGCTTCAGGAATCTTATCAACAGCGCCTAAAATGCATGGATTAGCAAGATCAGTTTCTGCTGTGTCTTCAATATGCTCTACTTTGCATGGCAAAACCATGTTGTTTTGTACTGTGTTCTCACCATTTTTAAGATTGATGAGTACAGTAAGTTCTTTAGCACTTTTAGGCGATATCAGCTTATCAACAGACAAGATTTTGACATCATCTGGCACTACAGTTTGCGCAACACGATCATCTATACGAAAAGAAATCTTGTATGACATTTTATATCCTAATTGCTATCTATTATATCAAATTCTTCTAGTCTTCTTCTTTTGCTTTCTCATGTGACTTAATTATATACACAATTTCGAATGATGCAAAGCCACTAGCTTTAGCAACTTTTTCTACTTTGCTCATATCTTTTCTAGCAAGTATACATGCCTGTCGCAATGCTTTTGCTTGCTGGTCTTTACATAAGACAAGTAGCGTAGCTAGCTTTGCAGAAGACTCCAATTTACTGATTAGAGCAGTATATGATGTATCGCCATAGAAGTATGAAATAATTTGCTTTTGACTTTCTTTTCTAAGCGCATATGGCGTAATCTTGTACAACGCAGTCTGAATACCGTTAAGAAAAGAGTACGTAGTAGCAGATTTTAACACTTCTTGCAGCGTTAAGCTACGCGTTTTGAGAGCTTTTTTCTTTTTGCTCAGTCTGTTCTCTTTGGCTTGTAGCAATGCTTGCTTTAGCGCATTTCTAAGAGTTAAACCGGGATAGAGCTTACGGCTAACATTAGATTTTGCTAATGCAGGTTGGCTGTCGCAGATAATCTGTATGCCTGGTGCTAAATTATCAAGACGACCAGCTCTATACAAACCATCTATTACATATACAGGCATAACCTTCAGCTTATTCTCTACATGCTTAATCTGATTATACTCTTTGCCATAGACTGTATAACTGATATTCAAGTCATTTAGCGATTGACATACTTCTAAACAAGACTTGTGGTAAATTCCAAAAATACCGTACATCATAGGTCGTCTGGATGTCCTTCAATAATACGAGATGTGCCTTCACGTAAAACAGTATAGCATCTAGAGCCAGGATATGCATCGCGCCTGACTGTAATGACAACAACTGATTCTACGACGTTAGTCAGTTGCTGCAAAATCTTAAAGAATGCAGCAGCTGTTTCAGTAGATAACGCGCTGTCTGGCTCGTCTAGAATTAAGCAATTTGGTCGCTTATTCTTAGGCACAAAAGCAATCAAAGACAGCACTAAGATTAAAGTAAAGAGTCTAGATTCTGCGCCAGAAAGCTTACGTACGTCAGATACTAGCAATCGCTTGCCAGATTTTCTAGTGCAAAGAATACTGATTTGAGAAGAGTCCCAGTTAAGCTCGAACTTATAGTCTTCATTAAAAACAACAGCAGCATACTTATTGACAAGTGTCATAAGCCGTGTGCCAATCATTTGAACAATTCGCTTTTTAAGCGTTTTGTCTTGAAACAGCTCTACAAGATATTCTAACGGCTTTACATCTTTGAGCTGCTCTTGCATGTTAGAAAGTTGCTCATCGATCTTAACTAGCTTTTCATAATTAATTTTGGCAGCTTCAAATCGAGTACGTAGTTCCTGGTACTTAGTAGAGGCTTCTGTGTACTTAGTAAAAACGTCTTTGTCTATTGTCTTGTCTTCGAGATTGAAATAATCTTCAATCTTTTTGGCATAATTATAGATTCTAGCGTAAAAAGAAGCATTTTCTTTAGCTTCTTCTAACTCAGCGTCTACTTCGTCTTTGTCATACTTATTACCAGTAAATGACTCTGGTTTTTCAGGTAATGCACGCAGATGTCTGTACACATCTACATATTTTTCATATTTTTCTGCTTGCTGCTTAGCAGATTCAAGCTTGCTTTCATTTTCATCATTCTTTTCTTTAGCAGCTTTATACTGTTCGTACTCGTCTAAACTATAAGAATACACCTGAATCTGCTTATACTGCTCTTCTAAATGAGCAACAGCAGATTCTAGCTCAGGAATATTTACTTCAACAGCTTGTCCACACGTTGGACATGTTCCTTCACCAAAGATCTTAGCATTTTTTAGATTGTTTCTAGCAGTAGCAAGCTGAGACTTAACTTCATATAAATCACCATCAATATGCTCTGGTTTTTCAACAGCTTTAATGGCTTTAAACTCAGCAATCTTTTGCTCTAAATCTTCTACTTGCTCTTGCTTAATTCTGTGCCGACGAGCGCCTTCTTTTGCACGTTCAATATCGCAAGACTTCTCAAATTCAGTCAATGCATCATATGCTCTATTATATGCAGAGCTATAAATCTTATACTCTTCATATGCATTAACATCTGCTTGCTTTTGTTTTACTTTTGCTAACGCTGTTTTAGCAGCATTACATGCAGATTTAATGCTGTCTTCTGATGTAAAGCCAAGTTGCTCTAGCTTATCAATGTCAGACTTAATAACTGTTGCAAACTCTACTAGCTGCTGACGCATTTTCATTTCAAGCATTCTCTGCTCGAGCGAAGCAACATTTTCAGCAGCAAGCTTCCTTTCTTCATTAAGTGCAATAAGACCTTCTCTATCTAGTGTATCTTGCTTAAGGAGATTATACGCAGATTTAAGAGAGTTGTAGGACTCACGAACAGCAGCAAGCTTATTTAACTCTGCCAAGTACAGTTTACGTTCAGCATCAACTTTGTCTAAGCCAAAGAACTTAGTGAAAAATTCTTTGCGCATAGCAGTAGAACCCATGACTAGCGGATGCGGTACTCTAGAATCAATATGGACAAATGTCTCATATTCTTCCATAGAAATCGGCCAAATTGATTCAATAAACTGCTTAGGACCTTTCTTGCCAGTCACAAACTGCTTATCTTTGCCGTTTTCTTTAATAATATACTTGTTATTCTTTTTAGAAATCAAGTACTTATTATTTGCATCGTCTTCTAGCAGTACTTGCTGTAGTCCAGTTGTAAGTCTATCTTGCTTAGAACCAACAACTGGCTCTTCATACAGCACTTCAGATAACGCAGAAAACAGCAGAGATTTGCCAACCCAATTAGAGTTCTGCGAGTTCTTACCAGATGTTCTATTAAGACCGTATATAACGTTAATGCCTGGTTTAAACTTAAAAGATGCCTTCTGCTCGTATGGTCCAACGCCTTGCAGTGCTAGTCCTACAACTCTCATTTTATCTCCTTGATTTAGCAAATAGCTTAGCTTCTAATTTCGTACATACTTTGCTTGATATTAGTAATAACGCCATACGCGAAAGCTAGGCACAGCTGCTGACGGCTATTAGTAAGAGGCTTTTCGCCAGTTACATATGCTTCTAGCTCTTTAAGCGTCAAGCGCTGGCAGAAATCATTATGTTTTTCATTCTTAGGCTTATACTCGTTATTGACATATTTCGTGTTTTCAATAATCTCAGGCATGTAGTCTATGCCTTCAATAATCAGCTTAGGATTATTAAGACCATTTTTTGAGTTCATATACACAGTAACCATGTAGCCAGCAACAGCAGCGCTAGCTGTTTTAGCGTAAGAAAATTTATACGTATCTGACGTCTTAATATTTTCTTTATTGCTATCGTTTTCAGCGTAGTCGTAGACCTGTGTAGTCATCATTTATTCTCCATAAGCTTAGTAATACAATTATACGCGCAAGTTGTAAGCAAAAGATCGGTGCTATTGGCAAAAGTCATAACTTCTGACTTTAACTTGCATAGCTCTGCATTAACAGCAGCGAAAGCGCCTAGTGGCTGTGGACCAACTGCTTTCTTGCACTGCAGATTCTGACTAGAATGCCATACTTTAGACGATTTTTCACCTTGCAGCACAGCTGAGTACAGTAAATACGAATTAAGTCGAATAACAGCATTGACAAAGCTAAAAGAATCAGCAGATACTAGTACAGACTTACAGCACTTAGCATATTGTCCTGTATAGATGCCAACAAGATAGTCAATTGCTAGCTGATCTTCTGCAGAGTCAATAGTAGAGATAACGCTAGACAGATTTTCTTCAGAGAATTGCTCAGGCTTTTCTTTAAGGCCATTGTAATACTGCTGGCATGCTTCAATAAGCTGTGCAAGCGTACGCATTTCTCCATTAGAATTCATTACGATCTTCTTGAGCAAACGATGTCCTTCAGTCATCATATACGTCATTTGCTCGCCTTTGCAGATGCGAATAGCTTGCTTTAGAAGATCTTTGTTAGATGGCAGCTCTAGATTGATTTGAACACAACGATTTGCCAGCGCTTTATATTGTCCAGTCTTGAATTTCTGCGGCTCCATAGAGCACAAAATCCACACAGTATCTGCGCTTGGCTCTTCAATCGTTTTAAGCGCACATGCTAGTGCTGGACCAATCAGTGCCTGCGCTTCATCTAATACGATTACTTTCTTTTTTCCATAAATTGAACGATGCTTAGAAACGCGAGCAAGCTCACGAATATCATCAATCGACCTAGTATCCGCAACGTTAACTTCAATGTAGTCACTTGACGCCAGAGTTCCTGTTCCGCCGTTAAGATCAGATGCAAATGCACGTGCCAGAGTTGTTTTGCCTACGCCAGATGGACCAGTAATAAGCAATGCATTTGGCAGATTGCCAGATTCTACAATACCTCTGAGACGAGTAACAGCATTTTCATGTCCAATAATCGTCTTAAGTGATGTAGGACGATATTTAGTGTGCAAAGCAGTAGTATTCATGTTTATTCCTCGTCATCAGCAGCGTTTACAAAATGAAGCGCTTTATCAAGCTTCTTGTATGTTCTAACTTGCTGCTTAAGCTGTGCTAAAACAAACTTTTCAACTCGATCTGCAATCTTTTGCCAAGATTCTTCACTTACTGCTTTTTCACTTTGATATTCTGCTTCGATAACGAGCGGTTCAAACTGACGGATTTGAACAGTTTTAGTAACCTTATAACGGAACGCCATTTATTCTCTCCTGAGCGACGTTGATGATAGGAAACAGATTTTCAGACCAATGATCTTTAATCCACTTCAGTGTTTCTTTATGCTTGTTGCTTGCTGTAGAACCGCATGCAGTGCAGTACTGATTACCACATGGCTCTGGTTCAAGCTCCATAAACTCTTCAAATGTACTAATACGCAGAAGCTTGCTTTTTAGCTCTCGTTGGTACTTCAAAAAGTCAAATGTTTCTTTTAATACCTTACTATCTATGCTTTCATGATAAAGTGCGTATTTCGTAGGCGCTTCTTTTGCAATAAAGACAAGATAAACATCTGAAACTGTCATCTTATACTGCAGCTTACATAGTAAAGCGTATGATCTGATTTGCAGCTGATAGTTCAATCCAGGATTTGCAGCTTTCTTTTCTAGATTAAGCAGACTCGTTGTCTTATAGTCAACGATCGCATACTTGCCATCTTTTTCTAGAATAGTGTCAATATGTCCATGAAAGCCTTTGTAGTGAATAGCAAGCTCTTCGTATGAGAACTGTGCGTGTTCACAGCTTGGACATTTGCTTGGCTTTTTGCATGCTTCTATTACTTTGCCACAATTATTGCACTTCCAGCTACCAAACATATCAGACGTTGCCAAAGGCATAAACGTCTGCATGCAGTGATGGATAGTCGTACCAACGTCTAATGTAATCATGCTGGCGAGATTTTGACGTAAACAGCCACCATTTATCGTTTGCGATTCTATCCATTCTTTAATGAAGCTAGTAGAGCAAATTGGCAGCTGTGATGGGTGTACATTAAGTAGCCTATCATAGCTTAAGTCTGTGTATCTAGTTGTCTGATGCGCAGCAGCTAGCGTAGATTTTAGCAAATCTGTGAATTCCATAATTTTATACCAGCGTGATGCATTTATATCAATATTTATAACCTTTGAGCTAATAAAATGCTTGTACAACTTACTAATTACGGTGTATCGGTGCTCCAGAACACTAAAAAGCCGATAAATATAAAGAAGTATGTGCTTGGCTCTTCTGTTAATTATACACCGTCTCTTGCAGCAGAAGGTATTACCGGAGAGAAAGTTTACGAGAACACGCCAACTACACCGATTGCTGTTAACGCAAACGTCGTTAAGTACATTTGTGCAATGGGTTATGAAGTTGGCAATTTTTCTTTCGGCGAAGTTGCTTTCTACGATGATACAGGCGCATGCGTAGCAGTTGGTGTAGCAGACGAGCTTATTGACAAGAAAAAGTACGTAGACAAGAAGACAGGAAACTCTATTGTTCTTGATCTCTACCTGTCGATGGTAGATGGCAATTATGACATGTGGATTGATGATCTGCGGTCTGACAATGAGTTCAATTTGCCAGTATGCGGATCACCAGATGCGCTGCCGCCTGTAGATCAGTCTTCATCTAACTTCTATATCATTACTAATGCCGGTCGTGGTCAGTCTTCGACACTCTGCTACGCTGGCATGAATGGTATCTGGGATTTTGACTGCTATCAGTACAAGAATAGCCATGAGTTTGTCATTACCAAATGCACTGCTGGCGCTGTTTATATAAATGCTAGCAAGCTGACAGATGAAGACAAGAATCTGCTGCAACCAGACTACACTGGCCAGCTCATTCTTCAGTTCATCGATGGACCAAATACATCTATCTGCAGAAACATTGCATCATTTAGAGTAATGAACGGCGAAGGCATTCTTTCGTTGTATACTCCGATGGCAACAATTGCAGACATTGGCAATACTATTCGTGTATACAGTCGACAGCTGTTTTCTATTTCTGATGTCAACTTGCCTATTGCAAATAAGCAGTCTCTTGGCGCTGTTATTATTGGTGATGGTATTAGCGTAACGCCAACTGGTGTTATTTCTGCAGATTTTCCTGTAACGTCTGTCAATGGTCAGAAAGGCGATGTAGAGCTGCATGCAAGAGATATTGAAGATCTTGCAGACGTCGCATTGTCTAATGACTATAATGATCTTGACAATAGACCTAGTGAGTATTTGCTGCCAATAGCGTCAGATTCTACACTTGGCGGCGTTAAGATCTCGCCTACGTCTAATATTGAGATCTCTGATTCTGGCTATATAGATCTTAACTTCACACCTGTTAAAACTGTCAACAGCCAACGTCCTGATCCGGGCACTGGCAACGTGAAGATTAAGTTTGAAGATAATATTAGTGGTCTTATTTTCCCGAAAAGAGTATATGCAAGATCAGAGCTTAACAATTATGCGTCGTCTGGCTTATTCTTTGCGCTTGCCGCTGAATGTAATACAATGGTACATCGGCCTGACTTTAATTTCGTCAGTGATGCAGTTCTAGAAGTATTGCCAATTGGTGAAGGGTATGAAAATGGTCCATGCGTACAGCGAATTTGTACAGACGGCGCTGTATTCGTACGACAACGTCGTTCAAACGGCAGCTGGACTGAATGGTCGAGATTCTTAACAACGCAGTCTGCACCACCAGCAACAAATACCACGCCAGGTCTTATTACCATCGGTAAGGGTCTTTACAAGTCAGGCGAGACGACGCTTAATGCAGACATGTTGTCTGTGTTTGGTAAGAAAGGCAATGTAGACCTTAATGATGATGAATGGAAAGTAGAGCTTGGCGGTCTGTTTAATACGTATGATGGTTTGCCACAGCTTACAGACGACAGCACTACGCCATCAGAAGCAAACAGAGAAGAGCTTCAGCAGCAGTTTGGTAGAGTTCACTGGCGTCAAATGACGTATGGTGGTCTATACTTTGCTGGTGACTGGGATTCTAGTACTAATGCATTAGCTAGAGACCCGAAGCAGAAGCTGCTAGCTAATGGTCGTATTACTCATGTTAAGCCAGAATCTGAGCAAAAGAGTATAGACAAACGTGTAGACTCTGACTACTTGACATGGATGGCTAGTGGCTGGGTAGTACGTGTATCTGTCGGCTCGCGTAATACGTTAAATCTAGATGGCATTACTCGCTTTAATACAGGTGACTTGCTTATTTCTATTAACGGTTTCTGGCGTACATTGTACGAAAATAAAAACGTACTAGCATCACCTAAGAAATATGGTTTTGTTTATCTGGACCAAGCAACTAAAGGCACATACGGCCGAGCAATTGATTGCACTAATGGCTCTTTAGCAATTACTGATACGCCTAGAGCAAACTCTAGCAATGGCAACATTGATGCTTTGCATATAAGAATTGCGTCTGTCGATGGCGGCGAATTTTAATAATATTAGCTGTAAAATAGCTTATTTTGTTTGTCCTTTTATAGTATAAAGCAATATGAGAGTACAATTAACTAATTATGGCGTTAGCAAGATTAACGAATTGCAAGCGCCATTAGAGATCACTAAGTATGTCTTAGGCTCTGAGTCTGCATATACGCCTGAGATGGATGCCACTGGCATTAAAGGCGAGGAAGTATACACAAGCGCTCCGACGTCTATGACGATTGTCAACGCAAATGTGTATAAGTATCAGATTGGCCTAGACTATGCTGTTGGCAACTTTAATTTTGGTGAAGTTGCGCTGTACGACAGCAGTAACAAATGCGTTGCTGTTGGCGTTGCTGAAGAAATTATCTCTAAGATTAAGACTAGCGGCTCAAGTGGTGGCAATTCTGTCGTTCTTGGTATCTACTTGTCTATGGTATCAAAGAACTACGCTATGTGGATTGACACGCTAGCATCTGACAATCAGTACGCTGTGCCTATTCTTGAGTCTGTTGACAGCCTGCCTTCAACATCTAATTCATACCCTAACTTCTACTCTATTAAGAGTGTATCGCCGTCAATGAGCGGCGTGCTTGCTTATGCTAGTAAAGATGGCTTGTGGTACTTTGATGCATACGCATTTGCTAATCAGATTGCGCTTACTGTCAAAGAAGCAACAGCAACGTCTATCAAGTTCAGTACTGAAGGCTTGACAAATGATCAGATTGCATCTGCTCTGTCTATCCAGTATCATGGCGATAAGATTGTAGAGTTTACATCGGGCGAAGCATACTCTATTTGCCGTAATGTTAAGACTGCAAACGTTTTAGGCAAGAATGCTGTATTCAGCTTCAACACGCCGCTTGCTAATGTGCCTGTTCCTGGTGATACATTCTTAATCTTTAGCCGCAGCAGTGTATCAACAAATGTTGTAGATATTCCTACTGCTACAAAAGATACGCTTGGCGTTATAAAACCTGGTGAAAATCTAGCTATTAGCATTGATGGCACGCTTAGCGTAGATCTGCCAAAAGAACGTATTCTAGAAACACTAGCGCCGTTTAATGAAAGTGGTGAATTACTGCAGCTTTCTACACAAGGCGATGAGCAGATTGCTGGTGCCGACGGCAATGACTTTTCAGGCGCTCGTGTTAAAGCACGTCAATTAACATATGGTGCACTGTACTTTGCTGGCGTATGGGATGCTGTAGATAATGTTGCTAACCATATAGCAGGTCAGAGCGTCAAGCCTAATGGTCTGTTCTCTGTAAAGGTTGGTGAAGACAAGTATAAAGAGTGGAAGCCGCTTGGCTGGATCTTCCGCGTAGAACGTGCTGGCACTGTTGCTATTGACGAGCTTACTGAATGCAACGCTGGCGATCTTATCGTTTGTACTGACGCAGGTTGGATTTATCTTAATGATAAGACTGAATTCGTTAAGATGCCAACAACTGATGGTTTTGTCGTCATCAAGAATGGTAAGTCTGTTGCATACACGATGAAGCCTGCTGCCGATGGCGGATTAGTCATGACAGAATCAGATGATGGCATGACATTTGGTCTGGCAGAAAGCGGTGTTGAAGCCGGCGTATATGGCTCATGCGTAGAAGTTGATAAGTTTGGTCGTGTTACCAATATATCTGGCATTATTTCTGCTGGTACGTTCTAACTAAATTTTATTATATAAAAACCAAAAATGCTGCAATAATTTTGCTGCAGCATAATTTTTGTAAAATCAACTGGCGAATAAAGATGGATCTAAAATACCAAAATCTTTTTTCTACGTCTACAGGTAATAAGCCGACTACGAGCAATCTCGTACGTGGTGAAATTGCGCTAAACCTGTTTGATTCTAAGATGTTCTTCCGCAAGGTTACCAATCCTGCTGAAGAAGCTACTGATACAATCGTTGAAGTCGATCTCACTCCGGCGTCTCTTGCTAAGCTTACTGATGTTCAGCTTAGCGAACTTCATAATGGCAATGTTATCGTTTGGGATGGCACTAAGTGGGTTAACAAGGCTGTTGACTCTACGCTAATTTCTGACTTTGTTGCCAAGGTTGAAGAAATCATTACTAGCAAGGTTGGCACTCAACTTCAGGCACATTCTGATCAGCTAGATAAGGTTGCTGCTCTTGCTGATGAAGGTCTTGTCTTCCGTAAGGCTGATGGCACAATTCAAGGCATGACAGTTGAGGCTGCCGATGCTTCTGTTACTGTTGCTACTGATGCTGAAAACAAGAAGGTTACTGTTAAGCTTCCTGCTACAGGCACGGCTGGTTCTTACACTAAGGTTACAACTGATGCTCAAGGCCGTGTAACTGCTGGTGAAAATCCGACCACGCTTGAAGGCTACGGTATTACTGATGCTCTCAACATCGCTGGTGGTACGCTTACTGGTGTTACGAAGTACAGCGCTGATGTTGCTGAAGTTGGTTACGACGAAGATACTCTTGTTGCTAAGAAGTACGTTGATAAGAAGGCCGCAGAAGCTGCTGCAGCTGAAGTTAGTGGCAAGCAAGGTGAAACTGTCAAGCTCATTAACAACAAGCTTGAAGTTGCTTCTGGCACTGGCAATGCTGGTAAGGTTCTTACTGCAGGTGAAGATGGTCAGGCTGCTACATGGCAAGCTGTTGACTTCAGCAATTTCGTAACGCTTGATGGCGCACAAACCATTGCTGGTGTTAAGACCTTCTCTGCTACACCTAAGATGACTGCAGCACAGACGCTTGCTTCTGACGAAACAGAAGTTGCTAAGCTTGCTACGCTTAAGGATGAAATCACGTATGATGAGCAAGCTGCAAGTGGTGTAACGCTTGCCGTTGGTGGCATTAAGAAAGGTGATAAGCTTGACAACATGACGTTTAAGGAAATCATCACCAAGCTCTTCTATCCGTACGTTGCTTCTTCTGATGTTCGTCTTACAACGAATCCTGCAGCTGGTGTATTTGAAGCTGGCTCTACTAAGTCAATTACTTACGCTACTGTGTCTTGGAATGCTGGTTCTACACAGGTTAAGAAGGCTGAAGTTCTTGTTGGCGACACAGTTAAAGGCACAGCTCAAGTTTCTGCTGGTACAGGCATCAAGGTTACATTTGATGCTCCTGAAAGCCTTGGTGCTGCAGGCACAATGACCTTTACTGCTCGTGTGACCGATGGCGGTGCTTCTCCGATTTCTGGCGGCAGCGCTTCCTTCCAGTTTGTTTATCCGTTCTATCACGGTGTTCTTAACTCTGATACAGTTGATGAAGCTGCTGTTAAAGGCTGCATCAAAGACGTGTCTGTTAAGTCTAATAAGACGTATTCATACGATACGGCTGGTGCTCAGAAGAAGTGCATTATTGCGTTCCCGGCTAACTACGGCACTATTAAGTCTGTTATCGACCCGAACGGCTTTGAAAACGTCGACAAGTTTGCCAAGCAGACGTTTACGGTTACTGGTCTAGACCAAACTGCACAGAGCTATAACGTTTATGTAGCAACGCTTAACGTTGAAAACATGGCGCTTACATTCAAGTTCTAACCGTTTGCTACAAGGAAGATTTATAAATCATGGCTAATATTAACGAATCTATCAAACTAGCATCCGGTTTTCTGCTTAAGAATGCTCCGGTAGACCTTAAGGCTACAGCTGCGACAATCAAAGAACGTAACAGCTACGTGGCTACAGGTGCTAACGTTCTTTATAAAGGTGCTGTTGTTTACGTTGAAGCAGATAATACCTTCTACGTATACACTGGTGTTGAGCCTACTGAAGATGACTACAGCGCGTGCTTTAAGCCGCTCTTAGATGGTCTTGCTACTGATTCTACAGTTGTTAAGATTGCTGGCGCTCAGACGATTAGCGGTGCTAAGACTTTTTCTGAAGTCATTACTGCTAATAAAGGTCTTACAGCCGCTGGTGATTCTATCAGTGTTAACGGCAAGAAGCTCTCTAGCCTTGCTGCTCCTACAGCCGATACAGACGCTGCTACCAAAGCATACGTTGATGCTCTCAAACAAGGTCTAGTTGTTAAGTCACCTGTTCGTGCTGCAACAACGGCCAATATTGATGCTACGTATGCCAATGGCACGGCTGGTGTTGGCGCTACGCTTACTGGTGCAGCTAATGGCGCTCTTGCTGCTATTGATGGCGTTACACTCGCTGTTGGTCAGCGTGTCTTAGCTAAGGATCAGACAGACGCTAAGCAGAATGGTATCTACGTTGTTACTAAGATTGGTTCCGGTACAGAAGCTTTTGTGCTAACTCGTGCGTCTGACTTTGACAACTCTGTTGAAGGCTCAGTACAAGGTGGTGCATACTGCTTCATTCAAGAAGGTACTGTAAACGCTGATTGCGGCTACGTTTGCTCTACTGATGGTGCTATCACGTTAGGCACGAGCAACGTTACGTTCGTTCAGTTCTCTGGTGCTGGTCTTATCACAGCTGGCAATGGCTTAGTTAAGGAAGGTAATACACTTTCTGCTAAGGGCATTGCTAACCAGATTACAGTTACCGAAGGCGGCATTGGTATCGATCCTAAGTATCAAGAATCTATTACGAAGCTTGGTACAATTACGCAAGGCGTGTGGAATGGTACAGCTGTAGATGTTGCACATGGCGGTACTGGTGCTACAACTAAGGAAGCAGGCTTTGCCGCTCTAGCTCCTGCTGGCGCTAGTAAGGGTGATCTTATGTACTTCGATGGTACTAAGTGGGTTGCTCTTGCTAAAGGCGAAGGCGTCCTAGTTGCTGATGAAAATGGCGTTAGCTATCAAACCAAGCTTGCTGCTGGCACATTCTAATTTAGACGCTTTTAGTAAGTTAAAGTAGTTTATATGGCGAGCGCATAAATGCAAAGTTTTTGCGTTCGCCATTTTTTGTAAAGCCTGGATTAGCTTGTACTCATGATGAAAAAATCTATTTACGCTAAACGATATAATATTATAAGCTCAGCTGAAGACATTGTTAGAGAATTTTCAGAATCTGAGCTTATTAATGTCTTTTTCTGCAGTGGATTTACTGATTCTCAACTGCGTAAGCTATGTGATGGATATATAGATAGAATTGCGCTACTAAGTATAGGAAGGTCAAAAGAACGATTTAGAAAAGATATAGTTGAGAATTTTTTATATTTAAAGCGTAATCTAGCTGAAAGATATGATGACGTTGAAAATATGAAGTCTTTTTTATATCATATAGAATACATTGGTAGAGATATTAATAGTATTATTCCTGATATTTAAAAAAAAAAAATAAGCCTCTCTATTCTTAGCTGAGTAGAGAGGCTTTCTTTTTATAGTAAAAGATAATCAGGCATTTGTAGATCAAATGGTAAAAGATCTATTAAATTGGTATAACCTTCATTTTCTAAAGATTTCTTATATTCACTTATATTTTCTTTAGTAATAGAAATAGTATCTTCTTCTGGTATACCAAATTTTTCATTATTAAATGCAATAATTAGTTTTTGCCAAATAGTGTAACTAGATAACATAGGCTTTAACTGTAAGCAACTTACTAACGTTTGTTTTTCTTTTGCGTTTAAATACCAATTTTGCTTATTATCAGAGCTTCTATACTGAATATACGCTGGACTATACATAGAAATTCTAGCAACTTTGTTTGCAATAGTATAGCTATAGTGATTATAAACTTTAAAGTATGGTAATCCGCGTCTATTTCTATCAGGATTAATTTGAATAGTAATTTTGTCTTTTTTACTATAATAAACGTTAGACATTGCCGTTAATTCTAACGGTTCATATAATCCTGCATGATTTAAAGCTAGAATTTCTTTGTACGATTGCATAGTACTACTTCTTTACAGCAAAAGATAATCTGGCATTTGTAGATCAAATGGTAATACATCTATAAGATTATTATAACCAATTGCAGTATAGTCTTTAATAAACTTATTGTATGTATTTTTAGCACAATTTAGTGTATCATCTTCCATAAGCTGGAATTTTTCAGCGTTATACTGAATAATTAGCTTTTGCCATACTGTATAGCCATGTGAAAAATATGCAGGTTTTGATGATAGAATTAGCACTAGCTGCTGCTTTTCTTTTGCATTTAAATACCAGTTTTGCTTACCATCTGCATTTTTATGAATAATGTAGTCTGCAGATTTGAAACTAATTCTAGCAACTTTTGTAGCTTTACTATATTGAAAACTATTGTAGTACTTAAAATACGGTAAGCCTACACGATTCTCATCTGCATTTATCTGTATAGAAATACCAGCTTTTCTATCAGAAAACACAGTAGACATTGCCGTTAATTCTAACGGTTCATATAATCCTGCATGATTTAAAGCTAGAATTTCTTTGTATGACTGCATATATCCAAATCCTTATCTTATACAAATCGTTTGCTCTTCATTACTATCATCTACAGTATAAACAATTCGTTTAATAGGAGTTGTTTTAATCAACTCCATGCAAATAGGACAAGGCTTTGCTAGCTTAGACTTACCATTACTGTCAAACCGATATACTTCTATAGAGTATGCACGCTCAATCTGCTGACCTGCTCTAAGAATAGCTAATACTTCTGCATGCAAGTAAATCTTCTTAGTGCGACCAACTTTTTGAGCAAGACGTGCCTGCATTGGATGTGTTTTTACGTAAGAGTTGTTTGCACGTGAGATGATATGTCCATGCTTATCACGAACTATAGCAGTAATATCGTATTTTCTAGACATAAAGAAGTATATAGATCTAAAGCTTAGTTAAATAGATTATGTTAAAGGACAAGTATTTTGCGATACTTGTCTTTTAGCCAAAGAATCGTGCAGTAACAGACGAGAATTTAGCAGGTCGGCATCGATGAAAGATTTCAATAAGCTCATCAACGCGTTCGTCTAGCTCTACGTACACATTGCTAGGAATAATACTAGATGTACAGCATTTGATAGCATTACGCGCCTTATTAAGACGTGTCTTCTTAGCTTCAGTATTAGCAAGATATACACCAAGGTTGAACCAGTTATACAGCATTTGTCGATCTTGCTTGTCCATCTCGTAACGAGCAGACTTCATTAAGACGAGAAGAGAAAGCTCAGCTGTAGTTGCATTCATACATGCTCTCCAAGAGTAATAAAAACATTTATATTATACACTATCTACTAGCGCTATGCAGCATTATTTATTGTCAATACTGTCTGCCATTATTTAGCAGCGTAGTCATCTCTTTTGCTTGGCCTGTAAAAATACTTATGCATTAAAAAATGCTCATTCTATAGAAGAACAAGCATTTTCTTATAGCACCAATAGCTTTACTTAATGAAGATTGCCAAGTTAAGCTTAAACTCTGCACAGCCGTAGTCAGTAAAGTCTGCTTTAGCTTCGCAGTAAGAGCTTTTAACTACGATATTGTTAAACTCTTCATTTTCTATAAATGTATCTTTACACGTCTTTAGAAGAGGCAGAACTTCTCGCTCATAGATGTCGTTAATATTAGACTGGACTTCTTCGATGTAGCCATCGCAATCGTCATTTGCGTAGTACTTAGTTTCGCTAAATGGCACGACATCAATCAATCCGCTAAGCTCAATAGTAATAGTAGAATTATTTTCATCAAGCTTATTGCAGCTAGCATGAAGAAAAGCATCAGGAATGCCAGAAACCAGACCAACGTCGATGCTAGACCAATTAGAAAAGCTGTACCCAACTTCTTTAACTTCTGCTTCTTCATCATCTATTGCAAAATGTGCATCATCACGCACATTACACTGCAAAAAATCATCAGGCATCGCATCAAAGATTGCGATCCAATCAGCACCTACCATAGTATGTCTCCTCTAGTTGTACACTGCATTTAGCAGTATAGATATATTATACACAAAAGCTATGTACATGTACAACTACTATCTACTGCATGCTGTCTACTAGCTGCTTCCAGTCGTTAATTAGCTCGCTCTTATAATCTGGCATTAGCTCTATGACATTATCTGCATATTTGATAATAGCAGGATGATGCGTAGCAATAAGAATCTGCAGATTAGGACAATGCTTGGTCCAGCTCTTAAACACGTTCATTAAGCAATCAATTGTAGTAAGATCATTACTAGTTTCTGGCTCATCTGATAGAATAATACAATTCTCATTCTTTATAGTTTCTTTATATCTGTTAAAGAACTCAGAAAAGTAATGTGCTGAGCACTGCGCATTAGACATTCTGAAAACATGCAAAGATATAAAAGTGCTAATGCTACGAGTATTCATTATATTTTGACTATCAGCATCTGCAGAATAAACACCAGGATTATACGTGATGATGTTAGATCGTTTTAATGCTATATCATCAAACTCTAAGCTAATACTGTACTCGTAGCCAGCTGGCGCATAAATAGATGATTTTAGCTTTTTACTAGTAAGATCGTCATTGTTATCATTAACACGTCGTATTGCGTTCAGTATAGTCGTCTTGCCACATGCGTTTGGTCCAATAATAACGTTTATGCCTGCTGTTACTCGCAATGTTTGCTTATTGCCAATCTTTGGAAAGTAATGCGGCTTATTTACTCGTTTTGGCAGTATAATCTTTGATAGCATTCTTAGTACGCTTTCTCTAATTTAATAGTATTATACATATTTATGACGCACAGCAGCACTGTTTACACAAGACGTGTACAGTATGGTATAATATGCTGTGCGCTCAATCGAGCTATACTTTAACAGGTTAGATATGGCAAATTTAAAGATTTTGAAGCTCATCGATCGTAAGGCTGAGCTAGAAGCTGAGCTTGAAGGGCTCTCGGCTATGTACTCTGGCTTTGTTCCTAAGACACGAGGCACGCTAGTAACATTCATCAGGCGCGAGCTTAACATCTTTTTAGAGAATGAACTAGTAGCGTATCCAGACACGTTCTACGTTGATTACGATTACCCGATGCCTGTATTTCGGCTTCCGTCTAAAAAGATGATGACATCTATCTACGTTCAGTGCGGCTACGACTTTGATGAAGCCATAAGCAGGTATGAGAAAGCTCGCATTGAAATTAATGTCATTCATCTTGCTAATACTGATGCTTGCTGTGCTGTTACTATTTCGCTATATTGCGAACACTAATCTACTTAGTGTATAAAGCAAAGAAAATGCTCTGCAATATGAGCATTTTTTTTTGTACCTTCAAAATGACTAATAAGTATTCTTTTCGTGTTTTTGGAACATTTACAGCAGATAATTATTCGAGCGCGCAGCTAACACTTTTATCTGCTCTTGATAAGATGACAAACAGCAAAGTTCAGTCTGTAGAGTTAAGCGAGTGGGAACAGCAGGAAGAGGTTCAGCAAAAAGAAGAAGTGAAGTCAGAAGATATCAAGCAAAAAGATGGCAGTCAGTTATAAGCTGTCTGATGGTAGAGATCTTCAAGACGTATTTGCTAGTGGAAATGCTGGCAGAACTACAGGCTTCAAGATCTCTACTGGATCAGATTTAGGCAGTATATTTGCGAGTGGCAGCAGCGGTATAGTAACAATGTATAAAGATACTGCTGGTGTAGATTTAGGTAATCGTTTCGGTGTTTCTACTTATTGGGAGAATCCATCAATAAGTAGTGATGGAACAATTGGCGGCAATAGCTTTGCTGTTGCTGCTACAGGCGATCGAGGCAATAATGGCATCTGGAAAGCATTTAATAAGAATACATCAGATGATTATTTCAATAGATGCGGCAGTGGTGCAAACCAAGATTACTTGACTATTACGATGTATAATCCTAAGCCTGTTAGCATTACACAAGTTGATATAACAACAGCGTACTATGGTTTTAAAACAGCAATACTTTGCTGCTCTGACAATGGATCTAATTATATAGACGTACAACAGATATCAGGTGGTACAGTCAATCAATCTGGTAAAACTGTTAGTAACTATATCAATAGTCCAGGCTATTATAGATATTGGAAAATGCGTGCTATTGCAATAAACAACAATGTCTCAGGCTGGAGAAATGTACATGTATCAGAAATAGTGCTTAAAGGATATGTAATTTCTTAGCTAAGAATTTAAAAAAAGATAGAATCTTTTGATTAGCTAAACTATCTAATAGATTTTTCTTTGCAGAATTTTGCTAAGTATGAGCGCATGAAGCAGAAGCTCGACGGAATGATCGGAGCTCTTCTCGGAGAGATCGAAGTGCATCTGGTAGCTGAAGATGGAACGCGTGTCCGTTCTCGTGCGGTCGGACTTGTGTGCGCCATGCCCATAAACGCGGTGCATCAAAGTTTCGTACTGATTGTTTGACGCAGTGGGTTCTCCATTCAAAAAGCCCATGCTACTACGTTGTGTACTCAGAACGCAGACATACGGTACGCAAAAGGCAGGCACAAAAAATACCCTGCCTACCGAACTGGTAAGCAGGGCGTTTTCAAGCCGACAACATTCTTGCCGCCACCTTGAATGGCCTAACACGGCCAATCAGCTTGTGAGCATTAGAATTGTAATCCATTATGGCCAGTACAGCCTACTGCACGATTTAGGCATCTACTATCTGCCTTCGACGAGCGTCAAATGCAATACCAGAAAAATAGCAACTCAAGTTGCTATGACGCTGCCGGTAGACGCCTTGGTCACTGACTTCTCTGAGAGGCCAAGTTCAAACTGCATATCGTTTTCTATCCTAAATCTGTAATCGAAACATCAATCGTTTTGCCTACTGACGATTTGAGGTAATTATATAAGTTTATAACATCAGAGGTGTCCTCCGCTTTACCTACATAAAGCTTGTAGAAATCATCATACAAAACGTTTAGCTCAAAAATAAAGTTAGCTAACGAAACTCTAAGAAGGCCTTGTACATTATCATTAAATGCAATGAAAAATTGATAATGTACAGGATCCGACACATTTACGTAGTAATTGAACAAATACAATATTGGCGCGAGCACTCCGCCTACGCTGCATTCTGCTGGAGTCAGATTGCCGTAAATGTGATCTCCATTACGGTTATACCCGTACGCGTACGCGTTAGCATCTTTCCCCACCGTAAGCTTATGTATCGATGTATTGCCACCGCTATTCATTGTAAGAAGAAGGGCACTACTCAGCATGTTCGATCTCCTCGGCTCGCTTGAGACACCTTTTGCTGGTGAATTTGAATCGTCCGTCGGAAATCTCCTCTCCACCCAAATACCTGCACACAGCCTTGCTTCTTGCGTTATTGCCGCAGTCGGCGATGATCTCGGTAGCCCCGATGGCAGAAGGCATACGCAGGATGGCTGCATAGATCTCTCTGCTCGCCCATCTAGGCCTTAGCCCTAGGATGGCTGCATACGTAGTTCCGTTCTTGACCGTCGAGAAGCCGCAACCACCTAAGGATGCTCCCCCCCCCTTCTCATCAACGGCGCAGACGCACCTCCAGCTCCATGTTGGCCACATGGCCGTGAGGGCACGCTTGAATGGAGGGTAGTCGTAGACGATCCTCATGCCTTGCCTCTCGTATATGGATAAGTCCACAGCTCGCTCATAGCAATCATGGCCTTTGCGAGAGCCTGCTGGAGCTGAACTTTCGTAACAGTTGCAACCGTGTTGTCAGCAAGTACCCAGACAGTCGACTCAAGTCCTGCCGTCTCAGCTGCTGTGATCGCTCGCGCCATGCGAGACTGTGCCTGCTCGTCACCATCGAATACCATGCCATCCACTTCTACAGTGATCGCTGCCACCTTGGCTGCACGTTCACGCTTGGCAATGGCAAGATTCTGTGCTTCCTGTTCTTCAGGCGTCAGCTCTCTTTCAGAGTAGGTCACGCCATACTGCGCCCAGAACTCGACCTTGCCTTCGTCTGGTGCTTCTCCGAAGGACACGCGATCCTTCTTGAAAACTTCTTGACGCACCTGCCATTCAGACTGGTAGTCAATGCCGTTGTACGTCCATGTCTTGATCATTCAATTAGCTCCCAAATTTGGTGAAAGTGGCGACACCGAATGCGCCATACCATGCAAGCACGACGAGACCTTTGGCAAGCGTCGGAGAAGAACCGCTCCATGCCCACGACGTGCCAAGATTGATCGTTGCAGATCCTGCCAACGCCACAACTGTGATCCACGCTTTATTGCTGGAGCCGTTATTCACCGTGAGCGTGCCGCCACTGGCGAGGCTCATGCTTCTAGCAGAGCTGTCGCTGACAGTACTTGCGCTGGCTATGGTTTCTGTGAATGTAATAGTGCCAACGTTGCCAGATTTGCTGATGCAATTTTCAGTAGCTGATTGCTTCATCACATCAACAATATCGGTTGTCTTTAAGATAGAAAGGCCTTTAAAATCAGTAGATGCCATTTAGATATCTCTCTTAATCGCTTCAATTTGCTGCTCAAGTCTGCTAATCTTATTAAGCAGATGCTTCATGTCATTGACAAGTAATGCAGTTACGCCGCAGTAGTCAATTGATAAATAACCACGCTCATCTTCTTTAACAAGCGCAGGATATAGCTCTTGAACTTCTTGCGCAATAAGACCTGTGTGAACAGAGTCATCACTGCCTTTAAAGCTAAAGTCAACAGCTGAAAGATTGTACAACGCAGACTGCGTAGAGTATCGATTAATAATATTCTTAAGTCTAATATCAGATGTAGCAGTAATCGATGCAGCTTTAAGCGCGTTATTAACAGTTAATGAACCAGAAACTGTACCACCAGATGTCGGTAGAGCACCAATACCTGCAGCCGTCACATTGAACGTTCTCGCTGTACTACCGTTAAAAGTCTGAGCAGAACCACCATTCATCTGAAGCGTAAGAACAGCCTCCGTTTTATTAGCAGTAGTTGCCGTAGTAGCTGTTGTAGCATTACCAGATAAAGCACCCTTAAAGGTAGTTGCTGTAATTGTTTTTGTAGATGGATTTACAGTAACACCAGATGCGAATACGGAGCCACTAGTCGTTGTAGTTACAGCCGTTTGGTCTTTAGCTAGAAGCGCGAATTCACCTGCTGTAGTAGAAACAGTTTGTAGTACTTTACTATCTGTATTAGTAGGAACCTGCCAAGTACCGTCGCCTCTTAAGAATTTAGCTTGAGCACCAGCAGCAGGTGCAGGAACTAAACCAGCTTTACCAGCAACATCAGCAGTTGCAGCTGTCATATTGCTGTAAGTAGTATTTGTGTCCTGCGTAGTAATAGTGCCAGTAGTATTATCACCACGCGTAAACGTAATAACTTTACCGCTTACTGACAAGCCTTTAATATACGTTGTATTAATTACTTGGCCAGCGCTGTCTTGAGTAGCTTTAGTGGCTGCAGGAACTGTACCAGTTACCTTAGCACCAGCAACAGCAGTAGTGTTAATACTGATATTAGCAGAACCATCAAAAGATGTAGCTGTACCAGTAACAGCGCCTGCAATAGCAATTGTACGTGCTGTTGCTAGCTTACTCGCAGTAGTAGCTGTTGTAGCTGTTGCTGCATTACCAGATAATGCGCCTTTAAATGTTGGAGCTGTTACAATGCCTGTAAACGTCGGACTTGCTAACGGCGCTTTTGTATCTAGCTCAGTCTTAGTAGCGTAAGTAGTAGTAATTACATTACCTGAAGCATCTTGTGTGGCCTTAGTAGCAGATGTAGCATTACCAGTTACATTACCTTTAAATGTACCTGTTACAGTACCAGTAAATGTTGGACTTGCTAATGGCGCTTTCTTAGCTAGCTGAGAATTAACGCTAGCAGTTGTTGCATAACCAGAAAGATCTACAACAGACCCAAGCTTATCCCATTTGGCACCGTCCCAAGCAACATTCATGCCTGTGTCTTCAACATTGTACACATCACCAATTGTTTGAGAATCTTCTGGTAATTCAGCCTCTGTTGAGACGGAGCCTTTATACTTATAAACTGCGCTAACAGCAGCGTCAACATACTGCTTAGTTGCAGGATGCATGTTAGCTGTAGGTGCTAGCACAGTGACAGCGCCAGTAAAAGCACCGCCAGATTTAGGCATTAAAGGCGTTAATTCTGTTTTAAGCGCAAAAGTTGCTTTGTCTGTAGTATACGTATTAGCATCTAGCTTCTTACTAACTTCTGTCTTAGTAGCGTAAGTAGTAGTAATTACATTACCTGAAGCATCTTGTGTTGCCTTAGTAGCTGTAGATGAATTACCTGTTACATTACCAGTTATGTTACCTTTAAACGTGCCTGTTACTGTACCAGTAAATACTGGATTAACAAGCGGTGCTTTCTTAGCTAGCTCTGCTGTAATGCTATTAGATGTTTGCTGTAAATTTTCTGTTGTAGCTATTTGATAAGTATCATTAATGTATACTATATTATCTTTAGAATTAATATTAGTAGGTAGTTGAATTGCGCCAATATCTACTGTATCAAGATGAGTAACGCGTAATAAGCTAATGCCTATAGATTTAGAATCTAATCCAGAAATGCTATCATTATTATTTTGCAGTACTATAGATCTTCTACCGGCAGCTGTTGTATATGCTACTGCGTTTGTTACCTCATCTACAGTATGAGTATGCTTAACAGCAGCTTTTGTTGCCAAGCCTTCTGTAACTTCTGATTTTGTAGCGTAACCAGAAAGATCTTGCTTTGGTGCTTCAGCTTTAATATGTGTGGTAATTGCATTAGTAAGCTTAGTGCCTAAATCTGCATCAGTAGCAGATACGTCTTGCTGAGTTTTTGTAGCAATGTATTCACCAAGAGCTGCAGAACCAGCTGTGGCATTTTGAATAAGCTTACCGATCAGCTTAGAGCTTGCTTTGCTCTTTGTAATAAAGCCAGATGCGAGTTCTGGTTGAGCCGCTAACTCAGCGTCAGTAAGAACATTTGCATCAGGACTTGTTGCAAATCTTGTTAAGTAATTCTTAGCCATACTTCCTTCGTAATTTGTAGTAAATGTGTTGGCAGATTAAAAAATCACTATTTCAAATAATAAAATTTAGAAAATCTCAAATTTAATATTATCATTAAAAATTATATGGTTAACTGATTACGAAGTAATATAATTATGAACAGTTTACTATTTTCTTTACGTCAAAAGAGATCAGTTAAGTACTTCACTTTTGACGACTCAACTAGAGGCTGGGATATTGGCACATGGATGCCAGAAGATGATGCTGTAGGTATTTTACAGCTATTAAATCCTGCAGTGCCACATGCATCTTTTAAATTCACAGCTGCTAAAGCTATGAATAATCAGCCTATTTTTAGCTCTACACAAGGCGCAGAAGAGCGCTATTATGCAGTTAATAACACGTCTGGTGGCATAGGCGATAAAAATCGCTGCGAATGAAGGCGATAAACGTAGAGTTATTCTTTACCAATGCACTTTAGAAAATCCTAGCTGCATGTAAATAAAATGCTCTTCTTTTTATAAGCTGAGCATTTTTTTTTATTTATGTCAATTACTATTCAAAACAGCAGTATTGATGCATCTGCAAGTCAGCTAAGTGTCAACGTCAATAATGGCAGTAGCTCTGCTTCGCTAGTTGCAAAACCAGACGGTACTTTACAGTATGCTAATAAGAATATTGTAAAATCAATTAATGGTATTAGTGCAGATGCTTCTGGCAACATTAATATTTCTACATCCGGTAATTCGCCGTTTTCTAATGGCACTATACGCTACATATCTGATAGCTGCAATAATAGACGCGATTATACGTATACTGCCAACTGCAATTGCTTTATATATTTGCTAGTAAGCTGTGGTAATAGCAACCTTGAAAGCTACAGGTTTACAGTAAAAGCAAATAGTACTGTTCTTTACTCTGGTGGTAATCGTCAAGATAAAGAAAAAATACTGTATGTATTTTTACGTAATGGACAAACGCTAACAGTTTCTAGCAATTCAGCAGGTATAGATGCTATAGTATGTCCAATTGGTATCTGACCAAATTTTAACTTAGTATAGAAAATGCTTGTTCAATTTTGCTGAATGGGCATTTTTTTTTTGTGCTTGCTGCTTTTGCAGTAAGTAAAGGAGCTTGCAAATTGACTCCAATACTAAGAAAAATACAGTTTATACTAAAATACTGTATAGCTCTCTAGTAAAGCGACTATTACAATTAGCATTGCTGGATTTATTAACTTCATTCCGTTTGAAGATACGGTACATGCAGAGCTTGATGACTTTGATGCATATGCAGATATGTGTTATACAGATATGGAACGAGTATATAAGTCAGAAGTATATCCATTCGTTAAGTCTTGTAAGGCTTTCTTTAAAGCTGGAGAGCAATACGGCGATGTTGTAATTCTAAAGAGCATTGTTGCGCCAAAGTTCGACTTTTTAGATGATTCATGCACGGCAGCTCTGTATCAAACAGATATTATTCTTGAAGTTAAGTCTGTTTTGTAAGAAGCTGTAAGTATATTGTTCCTCACAACGCATCATCAATACTTCTTTGTTTAGCGTCTTAAATCTTCACTGTAGTAAGACCTATCTTTTATTCTTACCTGCGCTAAGCGCAGTAGACTTCTGGCCGCTATACGTTCCTAAGAAATCCACTCTGCTCAGAAACATCTCTAAGAACCTGCCTGTAAGCCTTAACAGCATCTAAGCCTTCAAAGTAACTACGGTAATCAGGTTTGTACATAGAAGTCTGTTCGAGATAGCATAGAGTCTTTACAGATTCGAATATGAGAGGCTAATTCTTCATCAGCCATCTCGTCTTCTAAATTGCACTCTTCTGTGACTCTATGCTCTTTTACAAGATCATCTACAGTAGCTCCCATTTACAGTAAGCTGTATATATTCTGCCATATCTTATTTTAAAAGCAACGTACCTAAAACGCAAATTTTAAGTACAAAAAAAATGCTAGTTTTCACAAACTAGCATTTATGTATATTAAAAAATTCTTTACAAAAAGTTAGCTACATCTAATAGTGCATTCTTAACTCTACTACGAAAATCTTGCCTAACTTCAGCTTGCCAAGCATCTTTGCACATATCTTCTATTGTATATTTAGGCTTCCAATTAAGCAAGTCATAAGCTCGTTTATTAGAGCCAGTGCATGATGATATCTCTCCTGGAATTGTTATTCCATCGTAGATAGTAATCTTTCTATTATTTGTTTTCTCAAAAATATCTATAACGTCTAAAGTACTGTAAGACGTATGGGAGCAAATATTAATTGCTTTCCACTTTATTAAATCTTTTGCATTTATTACATAAGAAGATGCTTTAACAACAGCATCAGCTGCATCTAAAATATGTACATAATCTCGTACGCAAGAACTGCTTGTTTTGCTCTTATATAAGTAAAGCGCGTATTTTTTATTGTTTGCTGCTTTACTAATCTCGCTTAGCAGATTATCATATCCATATGTACTATTTAAAATGCCAGATGGATGCGCTCCGCCTAGTGTTGAAAATCGTAAGCAGATAGCATTAGCCTTAAATGCTGCAGCACACCAGTCTTTTAATATATTTTCTACAGCAAGTACAGTATTACCAAATGCGCTAATTGGATTAGCTATAGACTGCTCTGTTAATGGTGAAGCAAACGAGTTAGGTGTATCACCATATACTGCAAAAGATGAGCAAAATACTATATTATAGACTTTTGCTTTCTTCATAGCAGAAAGAAGCTTCAGCACATCGCCTACGTTCTTTTCATAATACTCTTGCGGATTATGAATAGAGTCTCTTACATTTGTACGTGCTAAGCAGTAAATTACTACGTCAATTTTATCAGATGTAAGTGCATCTAATAAACTAGCTTCATCATCTATACTATTTGTATACCTAGTTGTTTTATATCCTTTACGAGTATATAGTGCTAATTGCTCTGCAGGCCTAGTATCATAACTGCCATCACTATATAACGTTGCAAAATGATCATGCTCTATTAATTTATAGACTATATGTAATCCTTGATACGTTAAAGCGTTAATTACTAAAGCTCTCATATGCTTTCTCTCCTTTAAGCATCATAGTTAAAAATAATAATAAAAAGCTAGTAGAGTTTTCTACTAGCTTTATTATCTTGCAAAGTACTTATCGCTGCAGCATATTAAAGCAAATATCTAGTTTGCCATCTTTACAATAAACAAAACTGATAGATGAATGAATACGCTTATCTATAGAGTTATTAGTGTACTCTACTACAAATTTACTATATGTACCATTAACTACATACGTTGAATACTCATTGCCATGTTGCGTAACGGCTGCTTTTACTGGCTTTTCAATTACCTTTAATGCGTATGAAACGTCTGCACGCTTAAGCTGCAAGTCTCTATTAATAAGTAAGAAAAGATAAGAATGGCCGGTAGGCTCATAGTTCTTAGCGTCTAATAAAGTACCTTTCTTAAGCTTCAAAAGACGCTCTAAATTAGTTAATGCAGCAAGCATAGCACTGCAAACAACATCATCGTCTACAGAATTAATCTTTGCTGCTTTTTCAATAATTGTAGTCATTTAAATAAATCCTATTCTTAGGTTATAATAAGCACATTTCATTCTTAAGAAGCGCAAGTAATTCATTAGCTCTTTTGCTATTAACTATTACTTTGTGCTTTGTGCTTTGTGCTTTATGCTTTATGCTTAGCAATAATACTAGCATTAGCTAGATATCGATAGAGTTTATCGCGCAACCTTTTTAAGCTGATCAATACGACCTTGAAGATCAATGCTTGTTGCTACCGCCTGAAGATCATCTTCTGTAGCATCTTCAAACGCACGTGTTTTGTCATACAAGCCTCTATAAAAGTAAGAAACATTTAAGCTTTCTACTATCTCAAGAATTGTATTAAATGCGGCTGAAGCAGCATAGACTTTATGGTTAAATTCATGCGTAATATTCTTTTGCTTAATTGAGTTAAGTAAAGAAATCATGCACTCTTTTGCTTCACTTAGCTGTCTGCTAACTCGTACATCTAAATTTTCAAAAACAAGCTTACGGAACTGATCTTTACGCTTAGCTGCAGCAGAACGATTAATATAACCAGATTTATCTAATTGAGTAAAGCTTGAATCCTTATGGCGCGTATTTTCGACACCTGGCTTAGATGCAAATCGATCAATCTCTAAGTACTTTAGTGCAATTGCAGCCTCTTGCGAAGATTTAACTAAATATAGCGTATAGAAGCTATATAAATCTGTTTTACGCAATGGCTCAGTGCTACCATCAACATACTTAACGCAAATAACTTTATTGTTAATATAGTTGTAGTATGCTAATGCGACGCTGTTTTCATAAACGCCAATAGCTACAGTATACGGATCTTTTTCAGATAAAGCTCTCTTGACTTGTTGACTAGTAGATTTAGTAAATTCTGTGCTATTAGAAATACCAAACGGATATAAGTACTTCTTATAGAAGTTAGACATATCTTTGCCTAAAGCTTTAACTAAAGGCGCAGGAAATGAAGCTGTAATAATGCGCATTTATAAGCTCTAAAAAAAAATAAACTTTAAAGCTAAATTTATTTACTATTAAATTTAATTATATCATAAGCTGTGCACACTGCTGGGCTATAATAAGCTTAGCATTTTCTTTACTGCAGCTGGTTGGTTACCATAGAAATTAAAATGCTCATTTTATTAATTGAGCATTTTTTTTCTTTATGAAAAACGAATTATTAATGTTGCAAGCTAGTGCAGAGCCAAAACTTTCTGTGCTATTTAAATCAGTGCCGTATAATCTTATTGACTTTGCAATAAAGTATAAAGATCAGAGTATTTTAACGAATATAAGAAACGTCGAAAAAGGACAAGTACTAGATTTTCCAATTAAAGAGCTAGATATAGCTTCTTACGCTGCACGTATCTATATAGATGGTAGAGGTAATACAGCTTTATTAAATACTAAAAACTTAAGAGAAGAAGTAGAATATGGACCTTATTTTACGTATGTTAAAAAGTATTATTATATTATAGACGTTAGCAAAGACGCATACGGAGAGTTTACTTTCCAATAAAAAAAAATGCCAGTCTTTATAACTGGTATTTTTATTAATAAGCTATCGCTTGTTATCAAAGTCTATACTAGCATACCTTCAAAACTGCTAGTACTAGCATTCTGCTGCTGCTGCTGCTTATGCGTGAACTACCACGATGCTAAAGCATCAGTGGCTTCGTGCTTCATAGACAACCCTTGGATCACCAGATGAATTACTTCATCTAGTGGTCTAGAGGGGTTTATCTCCGCACGCTTTTCAATATCGATTAAGGTTTCCTTAATCCTCTTTGGATCCCTACATTCCATAGGTACCATCTACAGCTTTATTTATACTTTACTTTTTCAAGCAATTCATCCACGATGCTAAAGCATCTATGGTTTTCTTGCTTGGATCGTTATAAAGAATTTTGGCGGAAGGTGAGAGATTCGAACTCTCGGTGCTATATTTCTAGCACGCGTCCTTAGCAGGGACGTGCTTTCAGCCACTCAGCCAACCTTCCTAAATGCTGGTTTTTAAGAAATTGCCTTATTGGAAACCAGCAACCATCAGCTTGCATCATAACGTCTCCAAGCCTGGAATGATCCGGATTGCTAACGTTTGCAATCAACGCAACCAACTACCCGTAGGAGTAATTCTACTAGATGCTTATGCAGTAAACTGTACATGCATCTAACAGAATTAAATTAATTATATACCAAAACAACTGCATATTGTATACAGCTGCTAAAATAAAACGCTAGCTGCAAAACAACTAGCGTTATCATTTAGTAAATAAGAATGAGCTAGAACCACTAGCATTTCTTATGTCACAGATCTATAATCTGCTGCCTTCACCATTCAGCGCACTTATCTATATGGCGGAAGGTATAGGATTCGAACCTATGGATCATTGCTGATCGACGGTTTTCAAGACCGCTGCATTCAACCACTCTGCCAACCTTCCGTAATAATTGAGTCATTTAGGGAGTTATGACTTGTAGGCGTTACGTGGACGCCTCGTTGTCAAGTTTTTCGTTGGACAGTTGTAAGGTAGTCTTGCTCGGCGCTTAAGCTCACGTACGATTAAGCCGCTATAGTAGTTCCTTACCAACGCAACACCTGTCATTAGACCCTTTGTAGCTAACGAACTCCATCATCTACACTCTTTGGAACTAAATGACTCAAGTATTACGTCTATATAGTTAATTGAAATTACCCAATCACTCTTGCTGTATTTCTACAACCGTTTAGGCATAACTCCAAAGAAGCTATAACTATATAGACACAATTTTATGGTGGAGGATAACGGGATCGAACCGATGACCTCATGCTTGCAAAGCACGCGCTCTCCCAACTGAGCTAATCCCCCAAAATTTGGCGGAGTGGACGGGACTCGAACCCGCGACCCTCGGCGTGACAAGCCGATACTCTAACCAGCTGAGCTACCACTCCAAATTATGGTGCCACAAGAAGGAATCGAACCCTCAACCTTCTCATTACAAGTGAGTTGCTCTACCTACTGAGCTATTGTGGCAGAAAACCTTACGGAGTGAGCATCCACTGTTAGGAGAATATGACGTCTATATTCCAGTGCAGCTCTCTGGTTACCCAGAGATCTAGGCTTGTAAGGTTAAGATGGTTTCTCCAGACTGGACTTGAGCCTACGTCTATAGCCTAAAGGCAATCACTCTGTCCAGCTTAACAGCTGAAGAAGAATTTTACAGTTAACTACGTACTGTAATCAACGTATGATTAATTATACCATGCTTTCAGACAAAAGTACATTTATACTGAAAAATTATAGAGTAATTTCCAATATTTAGCGTTCTTAACAATGCCTTTATTGCATTTGAACTCTAATGGATGTGCAGAGCTTATCTGTGCAATAGTATAAGATGACAAGCAATCATCTGCAAGATCTGTCGTTTTCACAACAACTATACTGCCTAAATAGCGAATAGGCACTTGTTCAGACGTAGGATTCCAGTCATAATCATCTACTTGATACTGCTCTACTTCAATGCCTAGCTTAGACTTTAATAGTCCAGAAAGTACGCTATAAATTGAATTGTATGAAACAGCATACTCACGATCATGAGTATCTACAATATAGTTGTCAGCAATAGCTTTAACTATCTCACAATACTGCTGCTCTGAAATCTTAGTTATCATTTCTACGCATAATTAGTGAACTACCACTATGCTAAAGCAACTGTGGTTTTCTGCTTGACTTTGATAAAATTAAAGTACGCTGCTTAATACTCAAAACAGCGTACTTTATGCTATTTATTAGTCTTCAGGCTCATCCCAAGGACGAAATCGATCTACTTTAACAGCATCATCATAATGCATCCACTTATATTCGCCATTGTAGTCTTGCTCATACCTTGCAATAATACGTGAAACAGAACCCATTTATAGTTCGTTCACAGCACATCCACGTATACTTAGGTGGCTCAACATCAGGATACTTATTCCGGGTATTAGGATCGTATTCTTTTACTTCTTCTATGTCTTTTAGCTCGATCGTTATAATAAACTTATAGCCATCGTATCTATATCCTAGACGTGGATCTGATATTTCAATCTTAGGTCCAAAGCTAATATTAGCAAAGCGGTAATCAAGTCTTTTTGCTTTTTCAACTGCGGCTAGAAGATTATCTGAGAACTTATTTTCAGAGCTTAACGAATCAAGCTTAATCTGAAAATCTCTATCTTTAAGCAAATACTTCATATTCTCTCCTTGTGGTGGAACCAGAGGGGCTCGAACCCTCGACCAACGGATTAAAAGTCCGCTGCTCTACCAACTGAGCTATGGTTCCTTATTACAATGCTTTTCTAACTCCTTGTCATAAAGCATATGTCATATTATACACAGCTTATGCATCTGCGTAAAAAAGAGAATCTTACAATAGCCAAAGAATCATCAAACCTTAATCTTTGCTGAGCTTTTATCACGAAAAGATCTTATGTAAGTCTTCAGAATGCCTATTTAAGCTAACATTGCAAAGACGAATCGGATAATTGTTAAGATACTTTATTCCTTTTTCAATTGCGTCGTCTAATGCAGCGTTATGGTTTTCATGTGATACGCCTGTTGCAAAGATAATGTCGTTTATGTATATCGTCGTGTAGTATTCTGTGCCTATAGTAAACCAATCTATATCTGTTACAAGTAGACTTAACGTTTCTTTATCTAGCAGATACAACTTAACATATGCTGCCTTCAAAGCTAGTGCAAAGACATACCGTTGCAGCTGCTCTTTTTCATATAGCAAAAACAGCTGCTCTGGCTCAACAGCATTATGAATAGCATCATCTAACGATTTTAGCTTTTCTACTGCTGATGTATAGTCATCAACTATAGCTTGATTAGTGGCTTGCATTATCTTACTATACACACGTATAAACAGCATTATAAATGCTGCTTACTTTGAAAATAAAGGCTCTCGTCAAACGCCTTGCAAAAACCAATTTAGATGCTGACTACAAGATGGCATGCAAGAACAACTACCAGGAGAAAGCTCTCATAGTCAGCATTTAAATTGGTGCGAGTAGAGGGAATCGAACCCACACAGTATTAACCACAGGAATCTAAATCCTGCGCGTCTACCAATTTCGCCATACTCGCAAGGCTGTTGTGCGAAGCGTATTCTGGAATCGAACCAGACATATCGAATGCTGATACGCTGCCTGGTCCAGCAGCATACGCTTATTTTTCGCTAACCGTTTTAACTAGTATTAAACAGTTAACGCGCCTAGCTTGGTAGGTGCTGAGGGATTCGAACCCACGACCCTTGCCGTGTAAAGGCAATGCTCTAACCAACTGAGCTAAGCACCTAATTTTTTGGCAGGGGCAGAAGGACTCGAACCTACGCATGCTGGAATCAAAATCCAGTGCCTTACCGACTTGGCTATACCCCTAGCCAGGTTAATTTGGCCTCTCTTGTAAGAATCGAACTTACGACCTACGGCTTAGAAGGCCATCGCTCTGTCCAGCTGAGCTAAAGAGAGAGAGAAATTTATTTTACACCGCTTGGTACTCAATACGAGTAATCTCAACAGGCTTTACTTCAATGCATTTAACCTGACCGTATTCGTCAACATCATCAAAGCAAAGCTCTTCATATGCATGCTTATTGAACGAATAACCTGCTCTGTAGTACTTATTATCAGAGCAATCCTTAAAGACGAGTGAATAATAAGTAATATGCGAAGCTACACACAAACAGTTGTTTTGAATAGGAACAAGCTTAGTTGAACCACATTCAAAATCTGCGTCATAAACAAGCGGCTTAAGAGAAGAACGGTAAAATTCCTTAATCGTCATTTTCAAGTATCCTTTCAATTATCAAGTTAAAAATATCAGCAGCATGTTTTAATGCGCTGCAGCTTGATGCAGTAGAATGTCTACTTGAAATACATATCTAATTCTCATTACTTTCTCCTTCAAGAAAATTAGACTTGTTAATTTGGTGCCAGAAACGGGAATCGAACCCGTATGCCATTTTATGGCGGCGGATTTTAAGTCCGCTACGTCTACCAATTTCGTCATTCTGGCAGATGATTTAGTTTATTCATGCTTTAACTAAATCTATACAGTAGGGTCGTATGCATGAACTGTAGTGAATGGTGGGAGTGGAGGGACTCGAACCCCCAACAGTGCCTTATCTAAACACCGCTTTGGCGAGGTATAAGCTCGCTTCTTTACCATTAAGCTACACTCCCAGAATTTTTTAAAGAACAATGTAATTATACTGCATTTTTCAATGTATGTACAATCACAAAAATCTGCAGCATTGCTGCAAATTTGTTATGTATTTATTATATACTTACGCTGTAAAATATGTTCTTGCTAGTTGTAAACTAGTGTAACACTCACATGATAGTAGCTCTTTGCTTTTCTCGTAAACCATATATTGTAGCAGAAGCGCTTGTAAGCTGCTCTTGTATTGATGGCTCTGTTAGTGAGCACAGTCTATGCATGCGTCTATACTCAAATAGTGCAAGATCTAAAAATATAGTTTGATCTGCATTATCTAGATTAAGACTATCTTTAAGGAGCATGACTTGCTCTGCACTTGGCTTAGGATTTATAGCAAGAAAATCTTGTAGCAACTGTCTGATTTCACTAGTCGTCTGCTGCATTGCTAGTATATAAAAACTGTTTGTAAAGTATAAAACTTTCTAATGAATTCTAGACAGCAGATAGCTGAAGAACAAGAAACTCGCTATAGCGTAAACAATGCATATAATAGAAATAAACCGAACTTTTGTCAAAATTTCTCTGACTAGCTTAGTTTCATTATCACCTTGCCGAAGCTTATAGATATGATCGTTTACTTGCAGCTTTATTGCTATAAGATATGCAAGAAGACAGCATAGTAAAGCACCGATAATTACTAGCAAATAATCCATTATTGCATCTCTTTCAGATATATCAAAAAGCACTAGCTAATATACGCTAGTGCTTTTATCTTACAAAATCTATCAGTTATTTATAATACGTAGAACTTACATACTAAGTAGATAGCGCATGCAATTACTGTAGATGTTGCCACGTCTCGAAGCCAATGCGCTTTAGCAATAATTCTAGACAATGCAGTAATAACGCCAAGAAGCAAACCAATTACACCAGCATAAGTATTTATCTCAAACCAGAAAAATGCACCAATCATTGCAGATGCTGTGTGGCCGCTAGGAAATGAATTACCTTTATTTGGACTCCAGTCTAGATCTAATTCAGGATTTTTAGAACCGTCTACTTCACGAGGTCTTGGATTATTAAATAATGCTTTCAATAAAGAGCATATTGCCATATTGATGATAAACGCTGCTACAAAGACCTTTGACGTATAATGATCACCATAGCACGCTTCATATACGACAAATACAACTGGTGTAAGCATTTGCAGCTTATCACCAAGTGATCTTATGTCAGACTTTACGCTTTCTTTAATGCCCCATAGCTTATCATAAAAACTCATTGCTATTTACCTACCTTTAAAATCTAGTAAACATATTGCCAATAGCAGCATTAGTTGTTTGCTGCTTTGTTGCTATTCGTTGCCTACGCGGTAAGAAATTGAACACTTCTTGTTGCTGTACTACTCGCGCGTTGCATTCCCAGCCTAGCATTTGACGCTCTTTTGTATTGTGCCAAGATACGTCTTGCACCATTAACGCTTTGCCCCACATTGACTCTGTAATAATGTCTAACTTATCAACATGTGGAATGTTAGGCGATAGCAGTATCTGGAAAGGATCTGTAGAATCAAGAATACTTACAGATGAAGACTTATTGAGCTTTGGCACTTCCATATACACAGATTCTGCAGAAAGATTGAGCTGAATCTCTAAATGCGTAAACTCAGCTCTACTGCTAGAAACAATCGTTACTGTGTGCTTTCTGCCATCTGATTTAGCAAGAATAGTGTTAGCAGAAACAGGAAGTCCGTCTATTAATACAGTAAAACTGTCTGCAATCTTAAATCCGTTTAAAAGCCTGAAAGCATCAACAGAAACTGTACCTTTTGGCAATACGACATCTGCAGCAGCATAAGTTGTTTTTGCAGAGAACGGTGTATTTTGTATAAGCAATTCACCATCTGCTGGCAGTGTAAACTCTTCGCACGGTATTACTAATCTAAATCCGTTATACAAAGAAAAGCCACCAATATAGCCAGTGCCAAAACAAATAGGACACGTAGAATCTGTAATGCCAAGAGCAGATGCATCAAAATCACCAACTATTTCATCTAATGAAAGATCACCTGATAAGTCTGGATTAGTATCTTCTGGTGATGGCAAAAAATCATTCTTAGCTGGATAATCTGCCGTCTCTGGTACGTATGACTCTAAGCCAGAGTCATCTATACCAAATTGTGATGTATTAAACGTTTCACCAGTAAGAATTCCATTTATAAAGCCTTGTGATGCTTTGCCTTCTTCATTTAATCTTGAGTTGATTTTCTTACTTTTGCCTTGACATGAGCATATATGGCCTGCAGAAAGATGATTATATAAGCACGCCTCAATGCCTTGTACCCTAAATGCTGCAATATTACGCTGCTGCATCACTGAAGCGATGCCTGAAATTGCAGATGAAGCAACGTCAGCATTCCTCTGGTTTGCTGGCAAAAGCTGATTGTTTGAATGATATACAACAGCCATAATTATAAAAAAGTAATTAGTGTATAGTATTAAACTAAAAAGGTGTGCCTACTACTACTAGACACACCTTAAAATAATATATTGTTGTAAGACACACGCATCTTATACTGGTGATTTCATTAAGTTAAGCGTTTTGCTCATCTTCTTAGACTTTTTAATTCTATTTTGCTGCTTAACTTTATTCTGCTTAACAACAGTAGTAGACTGCTTCTTAGGCTGAGACATTTTTGATTGACGTTTTCTTCGCTCAGCTTCCTGTCGTGCTTGATGATATCTAGGATCTTTAGGATCTCTAGCAATAGTCATAAGCGTCGATAACGTTAAATCTGCAACAGGCTTTAGATTCTTCTTATCAATTGCTGAGTATAATCGTTGCATTGACTGAATAATCATAACAAAGCCTTTACTAGTTCTATGCCAATATTAGCAGAGTCTTGTGCTTCTTTAGTCTCTAGCTTATCTGCAATTGGCTTAATAATACTCGTAGAAGATTTAGGCGTGTCTACTTTAGACGGCTTGCTTGGCTTATCAAAGTCTAGCAGTTCATTGTCATCGTCATCATCAAAAATAGGTGGCAATGGTTTCTTTTTCTTCTTATTGCTATTGCTAGAACGCTTTTCTGCTTCTTCTTTTTGCTCATTACGATGCATGATCTCTGTAAAAGCATCATGGCTTCTTGGATCAGTATCATCTTTTGCAATACGATCTAATGACGAGTCTGATAGATCCTTAACATCGTTTAGCTCTTGCTTCTTCTTTTTTGCAGCTGACAATCTTACAGCAGATTTAATAGTAAACATGGTATTCCTTTAAATCAATATTATTAAATTCTTGGCAATGTATACTTGAGCTTGAGATTGCCACAGTCATAGACTTTATACCAGCCATTAAGACTCATATTATCAGATTCTGACAATTCTTCATCGAAATTGCTCAGAAAAGCAGATAGTTTGTGCTTTTGGCACTGCATACGAGACTTGATTTCATCATTCTTTACATATACATAGGAAGGTGAAGTAATAGCAATAGGCACAAAGCCTAGCTTTTCATATCCTTTACCAGTAAAATGAGACAAATCTACATATGACACAAAATCTGTTTGCTTTGAGTGCTTAAGTAGCTTGCTAAAACCACCAACAACTTGATATCCTGCTTTAACGCAGTAACGATGCAGCTCTAACTCATCTTTCTTAAATCTAGATTTACCAAAACCAATTACAGAAACTAGTTCATCTTTATAGAAAAGACCAAGCCTAACACTAGAATTAATAGCGCCTTGCAGATGATTAATGTCAAGAAACTCTCTATATTCATTGCTAGAAATAGCTTTAACTTGGCACTGTCTAGCATATATAGATACTTCGAAAATACCAAGTGCGCTCTTGATATGCTGCATAACTTTATTCTTGCTAAATGTCCATTCATGCTCAAATACATGAATCAAACGAATGTCTTGCTCTTTACATAGAAATGTTTTATTCTGATGATATTCGCTAGGTTTAAAAGAGTGCCAATAAGTACCGTTAAACTCAATAGCTAGCTTCTTTTCAGGCAAATAGATATCTAGCTCGTATGGTTTAATAATTGATTTCGTATTCTCAATAACTTCTCCAGAGTAGATAGACTTAATAAAAAACATTAATTCTTTTTCTGCCATAGAAGCCTGCGTACAGCATTTTTTGCAATAAACACTTCTAGTACCATTAGCTAATGGCATTTTTTGCAAGTCTCTAGTCCATAAATGACCACAAGTATTACATTTAAACTTTAAAACCTTAGAGCTAACATATGCTTCAATATCTGACAAAACACTAATATTTTTGGCTTTAACTAATTTAACGAATACTGGATAATGCTTTATCTTTGCTGTTGTCTTTGCTTTCTCAATAATCTTAGGATTCTGTAAAGCACAATCTGCACCGTAGCGTTCTCTGCTAGTAGCAGCAATCTTAGCTCGTACTTCTTTAGACTTATTTGGATTTGCTACGCCATAATGCTCAAGACTAGTCGCTACTGCTTTTGCTTTGGCTGCTTTGGACTGCATTATGTACTCTACACCGTAACGTGCGAGCGTAGTAGCTCTAACTTTATCTTTAACTTCTTTAGCGCATAATGGTGCGTTACCACCATAGCGCTCTCTGTTAGTAGCAGCAATTTTAGCTCTAGTGGCCGTTGTCTTATTAGGATTATCTACTCCATACTTTTCAAGATTAGTAGCGACTGCTTTGGCTTTAACTTCAGCTGAGCAAAGCGGTGCATTACCGCCATAGCGTTTTCTATTAGTGGCAGCAATTTTATCTCGTACTTCTTTAGATTTGTTTGGATTATCTACGCCATATCTTTCTATATTAGTCTGCTTAATGCACTCTTTAACTGACTCTGCAGCGTAAGTGTTCTCTACGCCGTACCGATCTAAATTAGTTTGCTTAATCTTATCTTTAATTCTATTATCGCATATAGGCGCATTACCGCCGTATCGATCTTTATTAGTCTGCAGCCTCTTCTCAAGAACAGTCTTATTCAAGTTAGGATTAGCTACACCGTAATTCTTAAGAAAAGTCTGTTCACGCTTAGCAGCAATACTAGGATTAAGCTGCGCACACTTGTTAGAGCAATACTCTACGCCTATCTTCGCAGAATTAATCGACAAGAGCTTACCGCAAGTAGGACATCTAGCAGGTCTATATTCTGTCAAATGATGACGAATGCAAATCTGAAAAATGTTATTAGGTGATAAGTCTAAACCGACTTCCTCTGTAATCATGTCAAACCATGCCTGAACACGTGGATCATCTTTAGACGCATTAGCAAATTGACGCCTAGGAAAATGTACAGACTTAGACTCTAAATTAAAATCGCACTTATTATATGCGTCTAATACATAATCTGGAATAGGATAACGTTCTTGCATGGTAAGAATACTGAATAAACTAGAGCAATAGATATTATACTATATAGTGCACTACGCTTGTATAAGTAAAAGCCGGTCTCTCTAGTCAAAGAGAAACCGGCTGTATAGAGCAGTTACTGCTGCTGCTAATTAGCTTGCTTTAAGCTGTGCTAGCGTTTCTTCAATAGATACTGATGACTTGCCGATGCCAACATTAAGCTGAATGACATGAATTGGAATCATCGGAATGATAAGTATATTTACTCGTCTAAATCCAGCATCAATTTCTACTGCAGATGTCGTAGTATCGATCATGAAGTTACGAATACCACGAGCATCTACAATTGACTGCAAGTAGTTAGAGCATGACGAAACAATTGCACGAACTGTAAAATCATCATTTGGCTCTTGTACACTATATATTAGGTATTCATATAAAGAAGTCTTGATGACATTTACAATACGTCTAACAGATACCCAGCTAAGCGCAGAGTACTTGCTCTGTAAGGTTTGCTGTTCCCAAAGTGCAATGCCTGCGCCGATGAACGTCTTAGTGTAGTTAATCTGTGCTTTATACAGCTGAGGCATTTCACCATTTTCTTTATACGTATAGCGTGTATTCAATACGTTAAGAAGGCCGCGATTAAGACCAGCAATAGAGTACGATGCATTAGCAACGCGATCAGTTCTAGCGCAGAGAGCAGCAGCCCAGCCAGACGGCGGTACATACAGCTGCTTACCGTTGATATTATCTGCTTCTAGTAGATCAGGCGTAAAGATAGCAGCGTAAGATGTATTAGCATTAAGCTGCAGATTACGATAGTCTAATGCTTGCTGGAGCTTCTGATTTGAAGACGGCATGTCAAGCATAGCAATACAGTCACCACGCAGTTCTGCTAGCTCAATCATCGCTTTCTGAACAATCGGATTTGCTTTACCAGAGTTCAGAAGAATGTTAATACCATATAGCTGCTTGTCATCAAATGTCTTCCATGCATTAGCCACGTTGTAAGATGTAGGCGCAGCGCCAGAATCACCACCAGCCATATTTACTGGATCAAGTGATGTAATCTGCGGCAGCTCGTCTAGATCATACATAATGGCATTAGATGCAACATTTATGTATGTTGAGAACGGATTAATACGGTTAGTGAGCTCAGTGGCATAGCCAGATGAATCAACACCTTCGCCAAACGTACATTCAAATGTTTCAACCGGTGTCGATGTATTATAGCTAAGATCAAAAACCTTAACAGTGAATGGACCAGCTGCGCCCTTCATGCTTGAAGAGTCAATAATTGGCTGAACAGTAAGATCGGGCAGAAGCGCACCAGTATCTGTAAACGTCAAATCTGCGCTACCAAGCTCTGCAATCAGACCAATGCTGTCTTCAGTACGACCGTATACTCTGTAGCCAATTGCTAATTCATCAGGCTCAATAGTAAGAGTAATAGAATTAGACTGGTCGTCAGAAGCAATAACCATCGTCACAGGATTAGACGCTAGTGATTCCTTATTGCCTTCACCTATCTTAGACACGTAGTAAGTATACGTACCGGCAGGAAGCTGACCATCATTAGAAGACGATGCTTTCAGCTGACCAGCTTCAAATGGCTCAACTGTCGCAGAAGAAATCGAAATAGCAAGGCTATTCGCATAGCTGCCAGGACCACGTGTTGGATAGAACACTGCAATAGGATTCTGATTGCCAGATGAAAGTAGCTTGCTCCAATCAATATTGTCAACATCAGCAATACCAGACTTGACAGGTGCTAGCTGAAAACCGCCTTGGTCCCAGCAAAGTGCAACACCTGATGTAAGTGCACCTTCACCAGCAACACGTACTGCCCATAACTCACTGCCTTCTTTGAAGTAGTCTAATGCACAGTAATGATCAAAAGAAATTGCAGCATCTGGATTACCATACTCTGCAATATAATCATCAGCAGAAGTAAAGAACTTAGGCTTAGTCGAGCCTTGTCTTGCTACAACAACTTGCGCACAAACACTAGTTGATGCAGATGTCACTAGCTGTGATAAATCTACCTCTTTTGTATATACGCCACTTGGCTTTTGTTCAATAAGGCTCATTTTACTTCTTTAGCTCCTTAACAATAACTTTAGGATTACGCACTAAGAAGTTATTCGTTACCTTGTAGCCTGATGGCAATACAAGAGAACTTCTTGCTTGTAAATGCACAAAGTCCTTAATGCCAGCTGTGTTTTCAATTTCTACAGACAGCGCAATGAACCCTGTGTTAATAACTTTAATCTTTTTCATAGAAAATTAGGCGCGGAAACCTCTGTCTTTAGACAGGGGAGGAAGCGCAGTTCTCCATTCTCAATTCAGTTAAAAAAGTCTTTCTCTTTTCAAGAAGCATTAGTTTCTTGACATGGATAGCGGGTGACAACTTCTTGCCTCTCAACGTTCTCACGTCAAAATAACCTAATGCGCGTCTCCCGAAAATAAAGCCCACTTGCTCAAGACACTTCACCTTGTCGAAAAGTCTGAAACCCTTGACGAGATAAGGACTTTGGTTGAGCTTACGAACACCACCTTTCAAAATCGAACACTTGTGAATCTGACGATTGTGTTTACGTGTCTGCTTCTGATAGAGGTAGACACCTGACCGTTGAGCTTTAAGGTTCCCAGCGATACAGAAAGCGTCAGTACAATGCGTTTTGGGTAAGCCCAAAGCGATGCGCTTATGCTTCGTCAAATAGCCAAAAGTGTTCTCAACAAGCAGATGAGGATGTGTTTGACGTACTATTTCGAGCAATGTCCAACGCATGATGCCCATGAAGGTTTCAGCCTTGAAGGACTGTCCACGCTTCACCTTCAACTTGATCTTCCCTGCGTGATAAGCCTTGTGACACGTCTCGCAGAGCGTGATCAAATTGTTAGGTGCATCACCGCCCGTCTTGCGACTTTCAAGATGATGGACATTGAGGACTTTGTCTTTCGAGCGACCGCGACAGTATTGACACACATGGCCGTCTCGGAAGAGAACGTACTCACGCACGTTCCAAAAGCCGAGTTGATCACCTTGCTGATAACCTTTGCCTTCAACATCAGGATTCTTGATCTTCTGAATGTCAAAAGAAGCGGTCTCAATCACAATCTTATTCACAGGCAAGAGCTTACAAACCACATCTATGCGCGAGATGTGCGCCTGAATGCGGTTTTCAACGGACGGTGCAAGCCACCCTTTGCGCTTCGAGTGAACGCGGTTCAAAAAGCGCGATGCACGATAGCGTGTCTTGCGATGACGACGACCGCGCCTAAAAGCCAAACGATCTGCCAATAGACCAGAGATGTCTTGGCGTAGTTCCACTTCAGATGCAAACACTTCGGCTTTGTCCGTTATAGCGGAAAGGCCGACATGCTTTGCACCTGCATCAACGCCCAGCGTCACGTTCTGCTTCGTTTCACCAGTAGCGATACTCAACTGAATTGTAAAAGGTGTTCTACGCTTAACTATCGCTTTGTTAGCCTTGAGCAAATGTCTCGCTTTCGCAGGAGAACACGGCATTAAAGGCTGACCGCGCATGTTCAAAACAAAAACTTTCAAAGCATCTCCTTAACGGATACCCACAGGTTCCGTTTCAACAACATCAGATAAACCGATGTTGAGTTAACATCCTTCGCCAATGTTGGATTGGGTTTCTTGTCTGCAACACTGTTCCTACCTCTCAGAACTGTTTAATCACAGACCACAGAGCGTGGGACTAGGATGAACATCCCACGGTGTCTATACATTCCAATCCAACGTAGTTCACCTTCTAAAGGAGGATCACCAAGGCTAGTCAATCAAGGCTTTTGCAAGCCTCTGCCTTTAGGCAGGGGTTATTGACTTGATGTCCTTACGAGGAGGAATTGTCCAAGTTTGACTCCAAACAGGCGTTGCTTTAGACTTTTCGGTAGAAACAACTCGTAAGTCATGCAGAAGAGGCTTAGTCTCAACGCGAGACTTACTAATATATCCGTGAATGATAGCAGAAGACGTAATTGTATAATCTGACAATCCATCTGCTTTGCTTTCTCGCACAGGTATACTAGTAGATTCGTCTAGCTCTACATTGCAACGAACACTGCTAAGCTTACCATACTTGATATTAAATTTCAAATGCCCAAAACGATATGCAAAAAGCCACAATTTTGTATATTCTTTTGCTTGCTTTAGGTCATTGGTTACGAACTCGCAATTTATAGTAAACTTAGCAGACATCAAGCGCACTTTCTGAACTAACGTATTGCTTTCATTTACTACAACAGGAACACCACGCCGACCGATTGACGAATTGTTCAATCCTGCGTCTGAATCATATCCAATAGAGTCTAATGTAAGAAACGCGTAAGGATATGAAAGAGAATCTGTGCCTAAATACCGCTTTAGAGCTAGAATCTTATCTTCTGTTCCTGCCCAAATGACAGGACATTTGAAAAATACAGATTGATAACGCTTAAGAAAGCCAGTCAGCACAAAATTTTCAATAGGTTCTAATTCCATAGTATTTTGCACATATGAAAAAGGGTAGTGCTCAGTCATGAGACACTACCCTATAAGACTTGTACTCAGCTAAGCTTAAGCACTTCGCACTTTATATTAGCGACGAATACGAGCGCGAGCAGCTAAACGCTTACGAGCAGCAGCGCGAGCAGCTAAACGCTTACGAGCAGCAGCGCGAGCCATGATGCGCTTAACAGAAGCGCTGACTTCTTCAGCTTCTTCGTCATCTTCATCGTCTAGCTCAACGTCAACTTCGACATCATCGTCTTCTTCGTCGGCATCAGCTTCAACGTCAACATCTTCATCAAGCTCGACATCAGCGTCTTCATCAGCTTCGGCTTCAACATCAACGTCAATGTCATCAAAACCATCATTGGCTTCAACGCTCATATCGACTTCAGGAAGCTCTTCATCGATAAGACCTTCATTAGCTGCTGCGAGACGGAGAGAGGCTTCAAGAACACGCATACCTTGTTCAGCATCGCGCTGAGCACCAGCAGTAAGAATAGACTTAAGAGCCTTGGCACGGAAAGCTGCCTTAAGCTTGGTAGACTTAGCCTTAACAGCCTTACGTGCAAAGTACGTAGCCATAAGGGCATGATCAAGTGACTTATTGTACTTCATTTTTCAATAAACCTTAATAGAATTCTAAATTGGTAGAGCTTATTCTTTTATAAGCAATAAGCTCTACAAAAATTTATTTATCTCAGATGTGCTGTTAATTAGTAAGCACGAACACCCATAGCCACAGAGCGGCTGTTAGCAATGCACATTGCCATGGATTCGTACATAACCCAACCACGACCAGGAATCTTTTCAACGGAGATATCTGTCGGCTGGCTCTGGATGCCATCACGGTCAGAGTAAGCACCGTGCGTGATTGGATCAGATACAACGAAGAATTCGCCTTGGTTAAGAACCTTATGTTCCGGGAAGCGATAAGCATCGGTAACAACGCTCATACCATACATTGTACCGATCGTACCAGTCATAAGGAGCTCGTGACGAGCAACAGGATCGATAGCAGCTTGGAATTCCGTGTTACCAATAACATCGTTCATGATGTCAGAAGCAATGAGGAGGTAGGCAGCCTTGTTACCCCAACGAGTAACGTTGTTACGAACTTCTGCAACAACGAGCGGAGTAAGCTGACCAGCAACAACAGTAAGATTGTTGTCGATGCCGTTAAGAGCAACAGCCTGGTTGTACCAAGCACGGTCTTCAGCAACCATGAGAGCTTCAGTAGCTTCAACGAACTTTTCCTGAAGCACATCACCAGCAGACTGGTTGATCTCGTTCTGCGGAACGAACGGACGTGCAACAATCTGGAATTCAGGAGGCGTGAACCAAGGATCGCGAGTAATCTGGGATTCAATCTTCGTAGGAGACGTGCTGTAAACGGCAGTCACGTTCTTCATGCGCATCGGGAAGCGAGGAATAGAGCCCTGAGCAACTGTGATCTTAGCGAGGAACTTACGCATGAAACCAGCGCGGTTAGCTGTCGTATAGAGCTCATCGGCCATACGTTCGCCAAGGATACGATGTGCCTTTTCATCGTTGAAAGCAGCAGCAAGAAGATCAGCATTAGCCTTACGAGCTGCTTCAATCTGATGAACAGATGCGTCATCAGCAACCATACCAGAAGCAGCAGCGGCCATGAACTTGGCCTGACGAGCAAATAGATCTGCCTTAGACGAAGCGTTAAGTTCGCCGTTGGCACCAACCATTGCAGACGTTTCACCAGGAAGCTTGAATTGAGAAGCAGCTACCGGATGACGAGCATTCTTAATAGTAAGCATTTTATTCTTTTTCTCCATCAATTATTAGGCAGCGCTAAATTCGATGCCAAGGAACGGCGTGTTAACAGACGGTGCATGAACGACATAAGCACCAGGAAGAACCTCACCACTACCATTTTCGTCAGTAATCGTACCGTTAGCAGCGAGCTTAATCTGCTTGGCAGCGCTCCAGTTAACAGCAGTATCAATCCAAGACGTAAAGATAACGCCGCGCTTAGCAACACCGACCTGACCAAAAACGTCACCAGCATTGCCACCAGGCTGAGCATCACCGAAAAGTGCACGAGCCTGAGCAACTGTCAGAGCGTACTTGTACACGACTTCGATTTCCATGTCATTCTTAAGGCTGTCAGAAGAAACAACCTTGCCTTCAACTGTCGGAGAAGCGATAACTTCGCCAGTTGCAAGATTGATCACGCAAACAGACGTTGTAAGCGGTTCAAACTGGAGTTCAACAGCAGGCGTGCCGGTTTCAGGCGCAGCAACAACGAAGCGTTCAACCTTGATAGCGTAGTCTTCAACAACCGGAGCGGCAGATGTACGACGCATAGCAAAGCCAGCAAAAACTTCGCCAGACTCACCCTTAGCTGGAGCAAGACCAACTTCACCAGGAACATAAACAAGCGCTTGACCTTCACCGAGAATCTTAGCAGACTTCGCGAGGAGCATGTCGCTTGAATCAACAATACGCGTATTGATATTAAGCATTTTTATTGTAACCTCAATGGATTAGTATAAACCAAAAGGCATGACAGCCTCGCGGTTCTTTAAGAATTGTGTAGAATCAGAATCGATAGCATCAGCAGTAAGCTTACGTGCAGGCTTAGCTAATGCAGCAGTAACAGTTTCAGGAAGCTGTTCTTCAACTTCCATTTCATCAGCTGTCACAGGAGCACCAAATTGATCGCAATCTTCGCATTCGGCAGCTTCAATTTGATCTTCTGTCATATCAAGCTGCTCAACAAAGCCGTCGCGTACTTCTTCCGGCATAGCTTGTACCTTAGTAGCAAGCGCGAGAACCGTACGAAGATAATCAACACCCTTAGAAGCAAACGCTGCAGAAACAACGCGCTCAGCGTTAACTAAACCAGCTTGACGAAGATTCTTTACTAGCTCAGCGCGAAGCTCATTCTTGTAGCCCTTGAAAGCGCCACGATTGAGACCCATGCAGGCAATCGCAGTAGCTTGGACCATAGCTTCACGCTGTTCCTTCTTAAATTTGTTTGCAGAAGCTGCTAACTTCTTGACAGAAGCCTGAACCTTCAGGTTAAGAGCCTTCTTAGCGCTAATCTTGTATGAAGAAAGCGTAAAACCAGCGTTTTTAAGACCAGCACGAAGGCCATGCTTCTTCATTTCAAGACGAGCAGCAGCTTCAAACTGTGGCTGAGTGTATACGCTTTCGAGCTTAGCACGAATAGCTGCACGCTTGGTTAATGTAGCGATAACCCGATTTGCTTTAAGCGCGATAACTGTTTCATCTGGCATTTCAACGAATTCGATGTCTTCGACATCAGCATCGTCCATAGCTTCAATATCAACAACATCTGTTAGCTCATCAACAGCGATGGCAGCGGGCATGCCTTGATCAGTTAGAAGGATTTTTTCTTCTTCATCACTCAGCTGTTCTTCAGCGTCAGCTTCAACAGCTTCTTTGTCAAGATCAGCCTCAGCTTCGACGTCAACATCTTCGTCTGCAGCAGCGTCATCAGCTTCATCTTCGAAAGACTCAGCTTTGCATTCACGCTTTGCAGTAATACCATCAGGAGAAAGCATCTTAGCTGCATTGTCAGCAGCTTCTTCATTTGCTTTGATCTCTTCGTCTAAATCGGGCTCTTCAGTGAGCTCGAGCTCTTCTGCATCTGCATCAAGCTCTTCTTCCGACATGTCCTCAGATTCACCAGCTTCATCATTAAGTAGATCAGCCAGAATCTCCTTCTTTCTAGATGCAATCACAGGAAAGTGAGTTTCGATCTGGTTAAAATCTTCATCCGGATCTATCAGTAGACCCATAGGAGCTTGGTTGTTTCTGAGCTCAATATCGGATTCAAGAGGAGCAGGATTTGTATCGTTATCTAGATACGTACTTGCGCCGGCAAGAATACGATGGACTTTCATTGTATATACAACCTTAAAAATAAAAAGATTGAAATAGTGATTTTTACGAAATAAAATTTATTCGAGTTATCTCACTATACTCTGTGCATGTAAGAAATAATTCTCAATAGCAAAAAGATTGCGCGCATTTTGCTTCAATCTTATGCTATAAAATTATAAATTATTTGTCAAAACACAGTGTATTGTATGTTTTTATTAGCAAAAATTATAGCTGCACGCTGATAATATCAGCATTCTTAATAGCATTGCGGCGCTTTATTTCGCTCTTTGCTTGACTGCTTCTATTATCTGATTTATCTCTGCTGATTTTGTACAGTGTAGAATCCGATAAATCTTTAATGTGTTTTCTATCTGATGCTAACAAACGTTTTGCTGCTTTGATTTTAAATGACATACGCTATTTCCTATCAAATAGCTAAATTCATTATCAAATTATTTTCAATAACCATTATTGAACGAAATTCTAGATAAATGCTCTATAATTTCGTTTGCACTAGGTCTATCATTATCATCAGATTTTTTGCTGTCTTGCTTATCTAATGTAACTTTATAGCTTGGCGCTTTATTAAAAAGAATATTAGTAGAAAGCGCTGGTGCCCAAGCAGGATCTTCTACAGCAGAAACTTCAATTGGTGAAAGACCATGCGCATTTAAAAACGCTAAATGCGTATTGCCATCAACGTCTTTTACTTCTGAGAAGTTAACAGTATCTATACTCTTAATATGTGCGCAGCAATGTGCCTCTGTGCAAACTTCACCGCAGTACGAGCATGTGAAATGATCTGCTGTAGCGCCCATAGAGTATGTATTGATTGTACCATTAGCAATCTTTTCTGCTAACTCAGGATCTTTAGTCTTATCAAAAGCTAAGATGCCTGTAACTTTCCAAAGACGACCTTGGCCGTATCCTTCTACTTTTCTAAGCGATACGTCAAGCACTACGCCTTTAGCTTTAGTGCAATCTGCGTTATCGTGTTCAGCAAAAAGTGGCGCCTTAAGCCAGCCTTCATATGCTAGACGATTATACGGCGGCTCATCAAAACCAACTAGCTCTGTTAACGGAAAGGCAATACCATTGCGATTCGGCAAATCAGAGATCGTAATAATTGTATTAACGATGACATAGTCGTCAATATTAGGAGAAATATGATAAACAGGTGCAGCTAACGCTAGCCAAGACAAATCAATTTTAGATACTGCAGAATCTGCTTTATCTATTACTTTACCTTCGCCGGCACCAAGCTTAACTGTCTTTAATCTAGAACTAGAATAAATCTTCATAGCGCTTACTTAATATACACGTAAAAAGAAGCATCTGCATCAAAAACAAGCTTCATCGCTGAGAAGCATGGTACATCTAATGAAACAATAGTGCCTGGCGTAATTACTTGCTCATTGCACCAGCTGACGCTTTTCTGTACAATTTCATCAGGATTACATGCTAGATTAATGTCTTGGAGCGTCAATGACATCTTAACTGGATTAGCAACAGCTTGAACGCAAACAGCTACTTCTAAGCTGCGCATAGCGCTTTGCATGCTTAAATAAACAGTTTCACCAGCCTTAGCAACTACAGAATTTAGTGTGCCTGGCATAATAGATTTGTATCCATTTATGCCTGCAAATGACTTAGATCCTCGCTTAAAAGATGTAGAGACATTACCTACGATATGTGCCATTCTCTCAATTATCCTTAAAACAGCCTAGACGAGAATATAGTAGGCGCGCTTAGTCTAATAAGCGGAATATACATAACGTCTAGAATAAACTTTTTATACTCTTGCTCAGTTGGTGTATAGTTATTAGAGATATATGGCAAAGAATCTTGCGTCATTGTATATGAAAGATTAGTATATCTGGCGTCTTCTAACAGATTTGCACTGATTTCTAGCGTAATACCTGAGCCTAAGCTTAGTCTATAGCAGTAATCAGACACTCTATAGAAAGAAAGCTTAGAGCATAAGTCTACAGCATCTAAAAACGACCAACGGATCTTAGCAGTACACGCAATAATGAAGCCAGATTCTACAAAAATAACGTCTCTAGTTATACCAGATACTGGAAGAGTTTTGAGTACTGCAGAAAACTCTGGTGTAGACATTAAAAACTTCACCAAAGCTGCTCTCTGCAGCTTCATACTAGATAAAATTCTGGAATTAACAGTATCTGGATCTTGCAAGAACGGATATTCGTTATTTTCTATGCAAAGTTGCACAAAAGTCTTGACAGCATACATCCAAGCTTCTACACCGTTAATAATATCTAGCTTTGACACTGCATTTACAGCATCAACCCAGTATTGCTTGCACGTAGCGTTAAGAGCACCAGGCATATTATCAATCGAGGGACCATAAACTTGGTCCCTCTCTAATACGCCCAAGTTAGTTAAAAACGGCTCGGACATATATGTATTTCCTTATAAACGGATAAATCCGTCTGTTGCCAGCTTATCTTGATCATCTAAAATAGATTCTTCATCTTCTATGCCATCATTAGATAATTCTTCTTGAAACTCATAAGAATCACCAACAGATTCATCATTAACTAGCAGATACTCTGGCGAAAGAAATCGAGAATCATATTCATCTTGCAGAACTTTTTCTACTTTCGTATACGCGCAAAGCTCTTTCTTTAGAGATGCAGAAATCTTTTTAGCACCAACCTTACTGATAAGGTCGATTATTTCGTCTGCTGCTTGATCATCTAAACCAATATCTGCAGCCATGATTCTAGCTTGCATTTTAGTTGGCTGAGGATACTGTGATAAGAATGCAGCAATATAACGTAATGCTGATTTATTGCTCATAGCTAATGCCTATTTCTAAGATGATAATGCTGTCTATCATGGCATGTCTTACAAATAGAGATTAAGTTAGCCATTGTAGTAGTTCCACCTTTTGAAAGCGGAATTAAATGGTGAACCTCTTCAGCTGGTTGTCCACAATAAAAGCACTTATAATCATCACGTGCAAGCACTTTATTACGGATATCCCACCAGCTGTTTTTAACGCCATTAGCGTATGTATCTCTTATAAGATGTCCTTTGACAGAGCGAGCAATATGTACTTTACGGAGCGCTCGTGCCATCATCTGTATTGTTTGAAGTCTGCATCGTAGTAACAACTACGGCATTTTCTATATTAGACGCGTTTTCAATTGTTAAGCTGTCTAAGCCTGCATCAGAAATCCACAGCTGATTTGCTGTATGCTGAACAAGCATGCCAGTACTTGGATCAATATAGCTTAAACGTACTGGATACTCACAGTTTAAGATAATAATAGAAAATGGATTGCAGATTCTATGAGATCCGTTGTTAGCAGCCAAATAAATGTTAGTTGTTGACAGCGACTGACCAATCCAAGATGCTCTAAAGTTTTGTTGCTTTGTGAATACGTTTGCAGTACCAGAACGAACGGTAAAATCAACTGAAAGCGCACATTCACGCTGATTTTTAACAATATCTAATCGTTGTAGCATAGCGTATACTCTTACTTCTTACCAGCAATTTGCTTGACTTTTTGCTCATGCTCATAATCATCTCTGCAATCTGCATCACAGAACTTACCAGGATGATCTAGCTTAGCACCGCAATACAAGCAATGACCTGTTTCTACTTCTTGCGTTGCTGCAGTATGTGCATTCATCATAGCAGATTTAAGAAAAACGGCCTCATATTCTGAGGCTGCATCACAATAGTCCATTAGAAATAATTCCTTTAGTTTTCACTAACTACGTTAATAATGCCTAAAACAATCTCTAACTGTGTAGTCTTAACAGGATTAGGCTGATTGATCATTTTAGCTTTAACATAGTACATTCCAGGAGGCAAAGACGGTATAAAAACCTGTTCATGACGAACATCTGACCGCTTATTACTAAGCTCTATTGCCTTATACTTATGTACGACTTCACCAGACATAGATTCAATCCACTGAGTGTACTCTGCTTTACCTACGCCAGAAATTAGCACGTTCGGATAATACGAACCGCCTTTTTCTGATATGTCAACAATCATCGGTGTAGATTGCGTCACTGCATAGATAAATTGTGGTTGTCCTACCCAATAGCCAAGAATACCAGCCATGGCAATAACAGCCACAATGCAGAAAAGCCCCCAGAGGTTATTTGCAGTTTCTAACAACTGGCTATACGTCAGCTTCTTGAAACCAAGCATATTAAAAAGTCCTTATTAAATTCATCTTGATGATCTACTCCTATCATCAGTTTTCATACGTGATAAGTCTTTAGGAATAGTAGACGTGATTTCAATATCTATAGCATTTTGAACTTGCTGCTGTGGAATTTGTCTGTTAATGACAGTTTGCTGTGGCTGTATAGCGCTTGCTGATACAGGCACTTTTAATACAGCAGATTTCAAAATCACCTCAAACTCTGTCCAAGCTCTATTTCCCATAATACCAGCTAGAGCTACGACGACTGCATTTAATGGCTCTTTGATAGAAAAAGAATCACAAATCCAGAATGCCATTAAACCTGATAGCGCACCAGATAGTATATCTCTTAAAAAGTATAATACTTCGTAGCGTCGTTTAACGCCAGTATTAGCAAACTCATTTAAGTACTTAACTGATCCAGATATACTTGCCAATCCAATTACCCAAACGTATGTTATGATAGGATAGCCAAATAGACTACTATCCATTAGCATAATCCTCTTATAAACTGCAATAAACTTTATAAATATTGCATATTATACAAGTACAATTATAAAACTTTTACAAGGACAACAAAGTTAAATGAAACCGACTATCTTCATTGTAGATGGAAACTACTATTTGCATCGTGCGTATGCAGTAACACGCGCTGTGCATAGAGATTTCAGCATAGCGTTGTCTTCTTTGTATATTGGCATGATTTGCAAAGATATGGCAGCTGTACGTGCTAAAAAATTACTTATCTGCTTTGATGGTCCTGCTGTATTCAGATTTGAGCTTTGGCCGTACTACAAAGCAAATCGTAGAGAAGCGCATACAGCTGTTGACAATACAGTTCCAGGACGTGAAGGCGCAAAAGAAATCTATACGTATCTTGATGGAATAAAAGCGCTGCTTACAGAAATTGGCATGCCATTTGTGCAGTATGATAAGTATGAAGCAGATGATTGCTGCTGCTCTGCTGCTGCGCAGTATAAAGATTCATATAATGTTGTTATTGGCACAAAAGATAAAGACTCGTATCAATATCTAGGCGCTGATGTTTCTTTATATGACTCTTCTTATAAAGTGCATGGTGAAGCTAAGCCAAGATATATTACAGCAAATATGGTTAAAGAGCTAAAAGGCGTAGAACCAAGTGAAATGCGCACGTTGCAAGCATTAACTGGTGATGCTGTTGACAACATTCCAGAAATTCTTGGACCAAGACAAGCAAAGCTCTTAATAAAGAAGTATGGCACTATTAAGAATGCTATGGCAAAAGATAAAGAATATCATGACATGCTATTGCCAAAGCTCGAAGAATTGAAGCGAAACGCTAAGCTTGTAACGCTAATTAAAGACGTAAAATTGCCAAAAGCTGCTGATCTAATTGTTAAGAAAGCAGTATTAGACGAAGAGCTAAAGAACAACTTACCAAAAGCATACTTCAATCTTATTGATTATCTATATCCAAAAACTAACTCACTCTTCTAAGGAAAAATGACATGATTCTGTCTGATCATTGGATTAAGCAACAGCATGAAATGATTATGCCATTTGTTGATCATACTGTACGCAGCGATGAAAATGGCAATAGAGTTTGCTCGTATGGTCTTAGCAGTGCTGGCTATGATTTACGCCTATCTGAGCAAGTGCTATATAAAGAACCGCAAAATGGCATTGAATATGATGATCCTAAAAACGGTAAGCTCAAAGCAGTTCAGCTAGAGATTAAAGAAGATGAATCTGGAAGATATGTAATGATGCAACCTGGTGCTGCATGGGCATCTAGCGTAGAATGGATAAATATGCCAAGAGATGCTGTAGCATTGCTGCAACCAAAGTCGTCATATGCTCGTTGCGGTATTTCAATTATCAATCCACTAATTGAACCTGGCTGGTGCGGCAACATGACAATTAGCATTCTTAATGGCAGTAATAAACCAGTTAAGCTATACATTAACGAAGGCTTTGCCCAAATGATTTTTTACAAAGTAGAAGATGTAGAAATATCATATAGCGAACGCGGTGGTTTGTATCAAGCTACATCAGGCGTTGCTTTTGCCAATGTATAAGTAAAATACGCGAATACTAAAAAGCCATTAGGTTTTTATTCCTAACGGCTTTCTTTTATCGATCGAGTAAAAAATAGTATAGCGCAGAAACGATAAATGATATATGAATAATTTGATCTAATGACCAGAATATGCCTAATAGCTTCAAATTATTCTTGTACTTATATAGAACAGGTATGAGAATAAAATCTATTATCGAATGACTTAAGATACATGTTAGTAAATATGCTGCAAAATGCTCAAGATTAGCGCCAATATTGCCAATTGCTATCCACAGTACAAGTGACAATAATGAAAAGCTAGCAGCATATGATTGACAATGCTTCGCTATATACTTTCTCTCGTTATCTGATTGAAGGTCTCCAGGCTGTAAAATAAAGTCACAAGCCCAATGAATAAATATTGCCTGGATCATCCAAATTATAGTTAAGTCTACCGTCATAATTATTATCTTGCAAAATCGCTTATCTTAAGATAAAATTCTTTTAAAACGTATATTTAATTGTTAAAACATAAAGGAAATTAATAAATGCCTACATATATATATGCCAAAAATGGCAAAGATTTAGCAGATATTTTTGAGTCGGGTAATTCAGGAATTGCAACTGGATATAAAACAGCGAACGGACAAGATATAGGACAACTGTTTGCTGCAGGTAATTCTGGAATTAGTACTGGCTTAATTGCGTCTAACGGTAAAGATTTAGGAAATATATTTGCAGAACCAGCGGCTTATTATTACTTAAACGTAATTAACAAAACTTCCAGTAGACTATATGTTAAATCTAGTACTGACGATAGATCTATTGGTCCTGGCTCGCAAGCATTCTTCCCACAAAAAGCTGGAGAAGTTGTTACTGCATCTGGTCCATACTGTAGATCTAGTTATAGTGTGCCTGTTGTCAGTAGCCCATCTGCTGGTGGATCCTCTTCATCGCATACGTTTACAATGCCTAAAGATAACTTAGTTGCTACATTTAGCTAAATTAAAAAAGCTAAAATATAAAAGCCTCTAGATTTTACGTCTAGAGGCTCTTTATATATGCAAAAGCTTTAATCTTACTTATTGTGCATTATCTCCAAGCTGCATTAAATGCATATGGTCCATAGTATGGAAAGCCATAGTTATTTGTTGGCGTTAATGCTACGCCAACAGAACCTATAGCACCACGGCCTAATACATTAACATCGCCAGAGCCATCACCGCCTGTATGTCCTTTATTGACTAGATTCTGCTTAAATGGCTTAAGCTCGTTATCTAGATCGCCTTTAATGCTATTTGCCATGCTGTCAAGATAGCCTGTTCTATCTACATTAAGAGAAATAGCAGCACCAGAGTAATCGAATGCCTTTTCACCTTCTGCTAAATACTGCGCTTGAATTGCCATAAGCTCAGTCCACATAAGCCAGTATTCTCTAATACCGCCTTTGGCATTTGTCATGGTAAAATTAGTGAAAATGCCATATGCACCATTAAATCTATCCATGCCTCTTCTCATCCAAAGAAGAATAGTAGGAATTGGATATAGAAGATCAGGACTGCCGTACAGAGTAGTTCTTGCCTTATTGACACGGGCTAAAATATCGCCGCATGCTGTTTGAATAGATGCGTTAATAATCCACAGCTTAGATGATTCTTGAAATTCTGCTGGTAATGCATTGCCGTATGAGAACACTACTGTGTAGTTTTCTAAAGAAACAGGTAAGTTTTGTGTATCTGCTGTTAAAGAATACAACCAGCCAGATGATACTTTTGCTGCGTCTTTAATAGTAGCAGATGCAATCTCTTGATTATCTTTATAGATTGAGCATTGCATGTACTGATACGGCTGAGACGTTACAATAGATAAATGTGCTCTAGCACCATGAAGCTCTACTACATCTGGTGTACCTAATGGAACAGTTACATTAGACGCAACGGTAAGATTCTCAAACTGATAATATGCCTTGCCATCTACATGCAGTGTATATCTTATCTGATATTTCGTAGTAACAAGCGTTGGTCCAGTGTCAGATGGACATGTAATAACTGACTTAGCAATTAGTGTGTTGCCAAGACCATCATTACGCACAATACATTCATACGCATTACCAGATGCAAGGCATTCATTATCTGATGTTAAAAGTTCCCAAGTTACATATCCATTTTTAAGATTGCAATTAGGAACAGTAAATACGGCAGAAGCAACAGCAGATTGTCCTGCTTGAATTTCGCCGACTAAGTCTTGAAACTGATCAGGCGCTTGTGTTTTATACGGTATTGGAGACTGCTGAGATACTAAAATAACAAAAGCAGCTGTATCAATTTTGCCTGATACAAAATGCACAGCTGCCATGCATGCATACGTTGTATCATTCTGGCCGCCAGATGCTAAAATATACGCTTTATTGTCTTGCGCAGAAAGCTCGACCTGCAAAGCAATTGACGTAGTAGGATTAACGTTTAAAAGCTCTATACGGTCTATAACTTCATCAAAGACGGCTTCAAATTCTGCTCTTTCTTCTTGTGTTTTGCTAAAGATACACGTAGACATCTAAAAAACCTATAGAAATTGTCTAATTCATAAAGCATTAAATTTGAAAAGCAAAATTTAATAGAGTATGATTAAAAATGCTTATTCAGCTATAGAATGAGCATTTTTTTTTGTACAAGTAAAATGATAAACTATATTACTCTTCTTAGCTGTCTCTTTCAGGAGGCAGCTAAATGCTAAATAAAGATTTATTATTGATCAACAAAATTACAGATAATACGCTCAGCATCATATCAGACCCAGACCCAAATGTTTATCATTTAGCTGAACGTATAGAAGTAGCAGTAATAGATGGGCAAAATGTTCCTCTGCCTATAGCTATAGAGGCGACAATTGGTGATCGGATACAACTTCACTCGATCGAAGACTCAAGAGTACCAGATGTGGTAAATGGTGGCATACATTTATCGAAAAACTCTTTTGGCATTACAGTAGTAGAAACAGACAGTTTCAACGGTGGTGGAACTATAGAAGTAACAGCATTGCCAGCAGTTGCATATGTAGCGCTATATTAAAAGTAAGGAAGTATCTTATGGCTTAATAAGATCTCTGCCTAATTCAGACAATATTAAGCAAGATGATATAAGCTTTACAAGTCTTCTGTATGACGAACTTGACAAAAATGAAATAAGCGTTTATGAATTCTTTGTATTTGATAGTGCAGACTAGCCGGATAAAGCAGCATGTCCAGTACAAAATACGCAATCTGCCTAAGTATAGAAAGCAGAGATGCTGCTACTCTTGAATTACTGTTTGACCTACATTTTGATTTTGATGACTAAAAAAAATGCGTGTTAAATGAATAGCACGCATTTTTTCATATATCAGTATTGAGCGTATACTATGTTGTCTTCGTATAGCTCGATGAATTCATCAATATCATTTACATGAATAACTTCATAGTAGTCTTCATCATGCTCTTCTAGATGGCACATCTTATTCATCTTATCACAGCACTTTTCTAAAGACATGCAAAGCGTATTGAATTCCTTTACGTACTTAATCTTGCCTTCATAAACATAAATCTTATTATGCTTATCAATAAATGCTGCTGACATGATAATGCTTCTAAGCTTTCCAGGTGGCATAATGACTTCAAACTCATTCTTACCAAAAGACGTATTAAGCTTAGAGTTATCTGTAAGATCTAAACCATCGCCTTCGTGCATAACGCCAGCAAGCAAAATACTGAGTGTATATCTGTCAGTATACTTGCGTTCTGCAAACAATGAGTTCTGAGTACCTACAAAATAATATGCAAACCTTGATGCAATTGCTGGACTAATCGTCCATGATGTAATGTCACTATACTGAATAGCGCCACGCGCGGCTTGATTAAGCAGCTTGACACCGTACTGACGATTCTTATAAAGAACTCGCTCGCCTCTAAACGTACAAGCTTCATTATCAATATTGCCAAACATATAATACAGCACTGGCCAATTATCTAGCGCTGCTTGCTTTGCTGGACGTGTATCAAACGTCTTCATATATTTAACTAGCGAAGTAACTGCATCTTGCATTTCCTGCTCTGTCGGATTTTCTGCAGGTGGTGTACTATACTTAGCTAAATCAAACGTATTCATTTTACTTATAGAAAATAACTGGAACTAAAGCAACGTTCTTCATACGTGTTTCTTCTGCCGTACGCGACTGCTTTGATAAATCATATTTGATTTCAACCCAGCTATCAGTCGATGATGTTGATTTTATACCAATTTGAGGACCATAAGCTTCTGTATAGAAAGGACCAGTTGGTTTACCAAGCATAGCAGCATAGTTATTAAAAATACCAATACTGCCAGTTGCTTTCTGAACTGCATCTGCTTGATATGTCCCTAGCTGTCGATTTGGGTCTAAGCCACGTCCCATGTCAAGACCACGAATAACTACGCCACGAAGATCAGGCACGTTAAACGTTGTTTTACCGTCACCAGCTCCCCATGTAGTACCAATATCTTCAAACAACGCAGCGTACTTTGTTCTGCTATATGCAGCGCCGTTACATAGCAGCTGGTTGTTCTTCAAAGAAGTAGATGCACGATATACAACATTGCCTACGTTAGAAGAATCTGACTGCAAGAATGTAAGAAGTGGCATCCATCTTGTGCTATCTGTACCTGGCTCTACAGTAGCAGATGCTAGTACGTCTTTAACGCAAATATATAACTGGCCTTTATGAAAAATCAATGCTTTATTTGCATAATAATTCAAAGACTTATTGTACTGAAAGATGCCACCAGATTGTGCGTAATATGCTACGCTAGACAATGCATAAAAAATGCCATTAAAGTCTAGACGATTGACTGGCTTGCCTTGACCGTTTGGCGGTAATTTACCTGACAGCTCAGTGCCAAAGCCAATGTCCCAAGCAGCAGAACCATCACCAGATGTTCTCTGACTTGCACTAATCTGGTTCTTATCACCTTTACTAGCAAATGGCGTAGGAATAATATCTGGATAAAATGCTGCCATTACTAAATCCTTTTAGCGCCTAACGTCAATACCAGCAAGCTTTAAGATCTCAGGATAATCGTCCATAGTTAAAACTTGCTTCTTAGATCTTAGCTTAATAAGTGCGGCTGTAAGCGTATGCAAATATACATCATCATTAATGCTTTCTCTGCAAAGCTCAAATAAACGAAGCACTAATGGAATATCTAACACTACTGTATCGATCTTTTCAATTTCAGATAAAACCTTACGTGCAGATACTGCTGATCTAAAGTAATTGCTTCTAATCCAGTCTAGCAGTGTATCATAATCTGCAAACTCGAATTCTTTATCTGCAATAGTACGACCATTAGGTGTAAAGATCTCTGCAGCAATAATTCTAGCTTTGCAGCCTTTAAAGAAAGATTTAAGCATAAGCTTAATTTCTTTCATAGATAAGTCATTAGTGCAGACAAGACTAAGAATGCCATGTGAGAAGTCAACACGCATTGCATTTGTTGCCTTCATAAACATCAGCATTCTATCAAAAACATCATTTGCACCATCTAGCCAAGATAGCGTTTCGCCTAAATAGTTTTCAGTAATGTCGCCATGATCTACGTTTCTGCTGCCAGAAAAGCTAGATGCAGCGCCAGGCTCATTTTGAAACCTGCCAGAGCCATCTAGCCATTTGCCATCTGGCATAATATAAAAAGCTTCTTTAGGATTATTAGTAGTACCTACAAAAGCTTCTGCTTCTTTAATTTTCTTAAAATCTATCATACATCTTTACCTTATTATGCAAATGGCGCATTAAAGTTATTCTGATCAGTATTAAAGCCAAAGACTTCTTGATCTTCATACTCTCTAATTTCTTCTGCAAATGGCACATGATCAAGCTGGCCAAGATGCTGACCTTCAAGACCAAGAATATTTCTATTAATGTCAAGCACTTCTCTAAAGCCAAGCTTAATAGCTTCTCTGAAAATCAGAGTAATACCGAAGCAAATATAGCCGTTGCTTTGCGGATCGTCTGGTAATTGGCCGCCGCCACCACTGCCACCTTCACCGCCTGGCTCTGGACCAAAAGAAAACTCTTGCTCGATAGAAGCCAAAACTAAGTTGTAATTGGCAATTTCATTAAATAGAACAGCTATAATGTGTACATCAGCATTATAATTATTCTTAGATACAAACCTAACGTGAGTTGTAGGATACCATTCACCACCTTCCCATATCGGCGTACCTATCGCTGAATCGCCTTCTTTATAAAACTTCGAATAATCTTTTGTCCATGCATTGACGAATGTATAATCAGCGCCACAGCAAAAGTTTACAAAGTCCATAAACGTACCGGTACCTTTCTCATACCAGTACTGTCCAATAAAACGGCAGAATGCAAGGTAATCTTTATTATTAAACAGAGATGCAGACTTGCCAAGCTGAAGACCGAGTGTATTCAGCTGCTTAACAACAACTTCATTGCTCGGTAGCGTCCAATCTTCCAAAGAAATAAGCTCTTTAGAATCCATAATTTTTTGCTCAAGCTGTGGATTAGACAACCACATGTTTCTAATGTTCTTAAGCAAGAATATTTGATTATAAACGTGCTTATCAAAGACTTCATCAATCGCATCAAAAAGATCAGAAAAGAATTTTGTATTCTTTATATATGATGGCATGATAGTTTTAAATGGCAGCTTATAGCCTAGCCGCAATGCTCTATCTATGCCAACATCTGGATAGTCTTCAGTAAAAATAGACATAATTACGATCCGCTGCTAGTTAACGTACTGACACGTTGCTGACGATCTGCAAACTCTGCTACTACTGTCAACTTACCAAGTGAGTTATACTTAAGCTCTGGCATTCTGTATCTAGTAAACTGAGACGTATCTGGTGTATCTCGACCAGTATCTTCATAATAAACTTTACCAGTCTTATTATCAATGCTAGCACTACTTGCTTGTATTGTCTTAAGAAGACCTATAGACTCACCTTTACGACCAAAGACTTTATACGTAACAGCTGAAGACACTGGTTTCCAAAAAATCTTTACCTTAGAATTAGCTTTCGTTACTTGCGGATGGCACCAAGAGTTTACCTTAGATTCTGTGCCATCTGCTTGCACGTATACAACACCATATGAATAGAAATACGGCGCTAGTGTACCGCCAGATGCTGTAATCTCATATGTAAGATCAGGTGACGATGGCTGAGTTACGATCATCTCTTCTGTAGGCTCTTCAACAACTACATAAGCAATACCAGCGTCTGCATTTCTCACGGCAGTAATAATATCACTTATATAGAAGTCTGTCATTAAAATGCCAGACTTAGGCGAAAACAGTGCTTTAATAGCAGATGTTGCATTTCGCTCTACATTAGATAAAACTGATGAATTATAGCAATAAAGCTTTATAGAAACATTTCTCTTAACTGGCGTTGCGTCTATCCAAACAAATCGGGTAGAATACATCGATTGCTGCTGACACCAATTACAAAATTCTTGCTTTTGCTCATCATTCCAAGGAGATGTAGTAATGCCAGTTACAGTAATGACGTTCATTAGCTTTACATCACCAGGATTTCTTTCACGCTGTGCTTGCGTAAAAGCATCTACAACACCAGGATAAGTATTGACAATTGCTTGATACTGCGACTTAGTAACAGCAGAGCCATACGTGCCAAAAGAACCTGCTGTACTATTCTTATACGCTAGTGTAGACTTTTGATTAGCACCGCCTGATGGATTCTCTAATGACTTTCCACTTACTTTAGAATAGCCAGAAATAGAAATATTACTGCCAACTGCCGTATAGTTATTGCCAAATGCACCTTCAGTTGTACAGTATATGATAGTCACAGTATCATTAATACCTGGCATAGTGCCAAAGCGAGCATTACCAAACTGTACTAAAAGACGACCTTCTGCTGTTGTACCATCCATATACGCTGGAATGTTCTTATAATTCCAGAGTGATCCATATGCTTTGTTAATCAATTCACCGTTAACAAGCACATGCACATCAGAATCTGATACGCTAAAGCCATCTTCGTCGCTGACAAAAGACTGCAGCTCTGTACCAACGCCGCTGAAAATCTTTACGTGAACACTGCCTTGATGTAATATAGTTTCAACAGCCTTATTCGCCTTAAGCGTAATAACTTCGCGGTTAAAGAATGAGTAACCAGCGCATAGAAACTGAGTAAAAGCTGGAATCGTTGTATCTAATTCTGACGTTAATGAGATCTTCATGCTAGCAGGTAAACGTCTAGTCAAACGTGTACCTTGCATGATTGCAATTGACTTAATAGCGTCATCTAGCACAGCAGTTTCTTGAAAGCAATTAGTATATGCATTCATAATCTGCTGTTGGCAAAAAGCGCCTAATGCTGCTATAGAATCAACTAATGCAGTACCAACCTGCGTAGTCAAATTGCCTTTCCAAACATTGCTAGCGCTAAGCTTGGCTTCTAAATCTTGCTTAAACTGTGAAGGATCAGCAGATAAGTCAGAAAATGTTGTTTGCTGTGCCATGATAAATTTGTACTATTTAGAAATTGTTAGATCTACAGACTCGACACTGCTAGTTGGCAAATACGTTGCTGCAATATGCACAGAGTAGGTACCAGTATAAGTATTAGGAATAACTGTTGTACTAGACCTATTTATTTGAAGACGTGGTTCCCAGCGCTGTATGCAGTTGATGATAGATGTTCGTAGCTTTTCAGCAGTAAACTCATCGCACGGTTCTTGTAAAAACCAGTATAAGCTGCTACCGTATTCAGGCTCAAATATGCCACCACGATCGCCAACAGGACAATTAAGCAATGCGTACAAACTGCAGTATAATACAGCTTGCGCATCTGGAAGTCTAGCTGGAAGATTGTTTTCACCAAACAGCGGATTTATATCTGACCAAATTGCATCGTTAAGATCAATTTGCGCTCTAGTTAAAGCTGCCATAATTAGTGTGGTCCTGTAGTTTCTCCATACTCGCCTTGTGCAGTATGTGTATGGCCAATAAGCTCAACACCACCAGCGTTAAGCGAGCTACTAACCTTAACGTTTTGAAGCGTAGCAGTACCAGCACCACCGCCATATCCAGTCGTAATAGACTTACAATTAACAAGACCAGCAAAGTTATTTGTTGGACAATCAAATGTAGATGTATTAGCTTTTACTTTAAACGTAGAGCACTCAGTATTTGCTGTTGTACACTTAACGTTAGCCGTTGTAGCATTAATTGTCGATGTCTCTGTATTGACTGTTGCAGACTTAGATGCGCTAATAGTAGATGTCTCGCATTCTGTTAATGCATCTTTGCATTTAACATATACTCTGCCATCTTTATTAAGCTCAATAATAGTACCAGATGAATGAGTAAATGTCCAAGTCTGCTCTTTCATATCAACTAGCAGCTTATTGCTAGACGGATCTACAAAACCGTATTTATCTGGCGTATCATATTCTGCATTTACATTAGCTTTAGTTTGAACACAGCCACGATATACTGGAAATGAGTCATCACCATGCTGGCATTCAATAACGACTAATGCACCAACGGCCGGAACACCGTACATGCCAAAGCCAGAGCCTTGGCCAAATACAGGATTCTTTAATGGCATGCACCAAGGTACTTCATTTTCGCTTGGCTCATATAGCTCTGGAACGCGTACCTGAATTCTGTCTAAATGAAGAGGATCATTATTATTAACGACCTCTCCAATAAAAAGTTTGCCTTTTAAAGATTTATCAGGCGCTTGTGTGTTAATATCTAAGAATGACATATCTTTAATTAGCGTAATACTTAGCGTTAGTACCAATTCTAGATGCTAGAATCTTTTCATAGTATCTAGAAGAATCATCAATATAAAGTATTCTAGCAGTTGTTACATAAATACCAGAGTCTTTTTCATCTGGTTTGCCTTCGCTGTCTACTGCGTAGAAATTGAATGGAACACACAGCGTAAGTGGTGTAATTCCAACGCAAATAAACTCTGCATTGACAGTGTATAGCCCTTTTAGGCGCTTATTTTGATATACTGCATCTTCAAAATGCTTAGACACATTGCCGCAATCTATAGGCGCATAGGTAATAATCTGCTTATTAAACATGCCACGTACAACAGAATTGATCGACGGCGATGAAACATTTTGCTTTACAGTAACAGACTCTATTTTATCTGTATGCGCATCAGCAACGACAGATTGCTTAACTCTGGTCATATAATAACCGCCATTCGATACATTCATGCCAGACGCAGCACTAACTTTATAAGATGAAACTAAGCATTCATCATCTGAATTAGTATTCAATGCCCTAAGTGTAATAATTGGATCTGCTAAATCCATAATATTGGCATAAATCATGCCTTTAAGCATAGTTACGCCAAGTACCATGCAAGAGGTTTCAGATGCGTAGCCACGTTCTGCAATATACTTAGCATACTCACAATTTTTAGAGCATCCTGGCGTCCAAAGCTGCGAATCACTAGTAATTGCGCCGATATATGATAAGCCACACTCTGATGCAAGCGCAGATAATGCGTCTGAGCTTGTGCCTCTAAAAGTCTTTGTTGCTAATCCATTCCAATATACAGGTAAATCCAAATACGCTGTAATCTTATACTTCATAGCATAGTTTTCTTTTTTAGCAGAAAAAGAAAATAGCCTAAAGCTGAGTGTTTGCAGCGTTGTACCTTTATTAGTAATGCTAATCGTTATAGGTATGCCATCTTGTAAGCCTAATTTTTCTAAAAACTTAGATGTATCTACTAAGCTTAGATTTAATTGTGGCACATATAGCTGAACAGACTCAATAATATGAAGTTCTGTAATTCGATTAGCAGTGCTTAATGGAAACTCTGCCTTGCCAAAATAAACAGAAATGGACAAGCCATTTGATAATGCATAACTCATATCACAAACGATGAAGAAACAGAACTACCAATATTACTAGAAGATGAAACACTAGTAAGATATGAAATTGCTTGTGCTTTATCTGGTATTTCTAAAACAACGCCAGGCACAAGCTCAGACAACGGATCATGAATGCCATTGTACTCTAGCAATACACGCCAAAGAGTTGTAGTGCCATAAACATTAAAGCTGATTGTAGCAATACGACCAATGTCTTTTTTAGTCACAGTATAAGTACCAGTCTTATTCAAGATAAAACGAATATTCTTATATGTAGATTTAAATGGATTATAATAATATTTAAGCCCTGAATCAGTATAATACGGCGTACACTGCGACCATTCAACTAGAGATGTTTCCATAGTTAGTTACCTCTTTTAGCTACCTGCTGCTTACTACTGTTACTGCTCATTACTGAACAGGTCTGAAATACCAGAAGAAACGCTCTTTGAAGCATTTCCAATAGCTGACGTTGCAGCATTAGTAAATTTACCGGCAGTATCTTTAACAAAGCTGGTAATGCCAGATGTTAATGAAGACGTAAGCTGAGAGTTAACAGGCTCTTGCATCTTTTCATACATGTCTTTATCAACAACAGGCTTAGGCTCAGAAGTAAACATTCTTTGAACGTCACCATAGCAAGTACTGAATAATGGTCTAAATGTTAATTCTACTGTTGCAGACATTGGCCAACCAGTATATGCATCTATTTGTGAATTAAACGTGGTGTTTACGCCAGTAATCACGATAGATGGAAACTCTATATACGTACCAATCTTCATGCTGATAGCAGATGGCAGCTTCGTTGCTAGCTGAGTTGCTGGTGAAATATCTAGCTCAGTTATGCTACGTGATACAGGTATTGTGTTCTTAGCATTAGGCTTATTATCCTGCTTAGCGTCTTTACTTGCTAATTCTTCTTCAGGATTTATCAATCCTTTAAGCTTGTTGATATTTTCTTCACCAACAACCTTAGCGGTGCCTTCCATAACGTCATTTGCAAGGCCTTTACAGAAGTTTTGTACTTTGCTTGCTACTTTATTGCCTGTTTCAATAATTCCTGAAAGAATCGAATCATCTTCTTCATCTTTTATATTTTCATCTTTACCTGTAGCTTTATTAGCTAAGTTTTTAGCAACAGATGCAGTTGTGTTTACAACAGTAGTAGTTGCTTCAGATGCATTTTTAACCATCTTTTGCACTTGCTCATCTGTAAACTTCAATGTATCTGTTGGCGAGACAATAAGACCATCTAAATAGCGTGGCGTAACTAAAGACAATAAGTCTAGAATTGGTTGACGTACTTCTTCTAATGGATCTGAATCAGCTTCAAAAACTAGTGTTAAGCTCATATCAGATACTTCAGAACCTTGCCAGTAGCTAGCAGTCAAGAACGGTGAAGTAATTCTTGTTGTTTTAGACAGTCTACTGCCTACAACTGGCATACGAGCAACTAGCTCATTCATTGATTCAGCAAAAGGCTGCTCATATGTTGAAGTAACGCCGAAGACAAATTCTTCTGGCATAAAGCCAACAATAGTAACTGGCGGTTTACTACCACCGTCAATATTATCTCGCTGTATGATAACAGCTGTTTGCAAACTAGATGGTTTCATTTTACTTGCTAGTTATTATCAAATTGAAGAATCTTACGGTCTCGTGCTACGTAAATTGGATCATTAGCCTGAGGCTGTGTGTTGACTTGAATGCTACCAGCATCTGGTGGAATAGATGAGAATTCTAATGATTTCTTAAGATAACGATCATACATCTGCTTAGCTATCTTAAGAGATTCATTGTATTCTTGGATAGTACGACGACGCCAGCCTTTCAAATACTTTCTCTTGCTTGGATCTCTCTGCACTATTCTGTTATATCTATTCCAACGCGCAGCTGCAAAGCCTTCTAATGTGCCATCGCTTTCACGAAGTATCTGCTTAGCAGCACCAACACCCATATTAACAGCAGTATTAAAGTACATGCGTTTCAAAATGTCAGGAACATCATCTACATCTGCAGCGTCCCAATATTCTTTCTTATAGATATTGAAAGCTTGCTCTGCTGTCAAGTTTCTAATAAACTCTTTAGATCTATTCTTATTAAAGTTAATACCAAACCTAGAATAGTCATTTGCACTTGATGCATCTAGCTTATCCCAGCCTTCTTTAATCATTGTCTCGTAGATTTCAGACTCAGCTGAGAAATGCGTAGTTCTTTTAAGAAACTCCTTAGCTGCTGCTAATTTTTCTGCGTTTGTGCCTTCAAATTCAATTGCTGTTGGTCGTACATTTGAAGAACGCCTATACATTGCATTTGTAGCGTTCTCAACAGCACGATATGCAGCTTCTGACAGCTTGTAATGCTTTCTATCTTTGGCTTCTTGATGAGCTCTAGCTAATTCAGCATTAGATTGAGTACGCATAGATAAAAGCGCAGATTCTACTGTCTGCGTATTATCTAATAGCTCTTCTAATTCTGATGCTTTCTCTCGTATGTCTTGCGCAGATACTTTATTTTTAGCTTCATATACTTTATAAGCTACAGCAGAAAAAGCAACAGCACCAGCTGCAGCAACAACTGGATGTCTAGACAACAGCTTAAATGCACCTTTTACAATAGATAAGCCTGCGCTAAGTGCAAGATGCGCAACAGATGAAAGTAGTGTTATAACAGTAGTAGTTGCTGCAATACTAGCTCTAAGTGCAAATAAAGAACTGCGCTTAACAGTTTGCATTACAGCAAATCTAATAGCAAGAGCACCACTTACGAATGAGCCAAATACTGCACTTGCAAGATGCTTAGCAAGAAGAAAACGAGTAGCAAAAGAAAATAGTCCTAGTTGATCCTCTTCTTGATTAGCGTCGATAATGCGCTCATACATCTCTACGTCTGTATCTGCGTCATAGCTCTGTGCTTTAAGCGAGTAGTCAGATACAGCAAAGCCAGAAGCTGCTAATGCATTTTCAACCTCAGGAATGAGATATATAAGCTCTTTTTTATAGCCTGGATTATACTTAGGCAAAGCAACTGTATCAAACGTCATGCTAGGCCACCATTCAGTATGAGCATGTCATTCTGCGGAAAGTTTTGAATAGACTCTGTAGAAATAGCCTTGCCACTACTGCCAGATGCCTGCTGCGGTATAGCAGACTTGCTAAGAGCTGGCTGCTCTACTGCAGTTGGCTCAAGCGTATTAGTCTGAGCTAGCTTAGCAGTTTCAGTATTGGCTGATCTGACGCTCTCTAAGCCTTTGCTTAATGAATCTGAAGTACCTGCAGTAAATGGTGCCGGCTGATTAAGACTGGCTGTTGCGTAGTCTGGATTAGTTAGCTTAGCTTCATCGTACTTAACTTGGCCTGGACCAGAGTAAGAAGGCGATGCCATATCTACAGGAATGACGCGTACAGTGCCATTCTTATCTTCATACGGCTTAGCAGCTTCGGTATTCTTCTGAATAGCAGTATCAGAGAAAGACACTTTATCAGCTGTAGGCTTTTCTACTTGCTTTACAGTATCTGCTAGTTTAGCTACTACTGACTTTACAGTTTTATCTGCTTCTATCGCTGCATTACCAGTCGTCTTTTTACTGTTTGAGACATTTTCAAGCAGGCTAGAGATAAGCTTATCCGATGCTGAATTTTCTTTGCCTTTAACTACAGTATCAACCTGTTTGGCAAAATCTGGATGATCTTTTAAGTACTTTTCCCAAGCTCCGTCTACCGCTTGCTTCTTATAATAGTCATCAGTGTTTTCATCAAGAGTAGTTGCACCAAGCAAATACTTAACATGCGTAGGACTAGACTTAATCTCATCTTGCAGCTTTTTGCCTTCTTTAGACTCTATAAACTTATTAAAGAGATCTTCATTAGACGTAATTTTGCTGCGATGCTCAGCCTCATCAAAGATTGTCTTGCCACCAAATACTTTGTCATAGTCTAAGCCAATTAAAGACAATGCAGCTTTGACAATAGACTTAGTCATGCCTGAGACAATACCAAGCGCTATTTGCGCAATCTCAAGCTTATGCTGCCAAATCCAGTCTAGAGTCTTAACGACAACAGCGCCAATCAATTCGCCAATCTTTTCACTAGTTTCTACTGCAAGATTAAGACCATCTTCAGAAAGCCAGTCACCAATAGATTTTTTCCAATTTGGTGCTATTTCATTCAAGGCGTTAATAATAGCAGATGCTAAGAATGCAATACCAAACCATTTTGCATACTTACTAGCTTTAGACGTATATTTCTTTAGCTGCTTTTGTATATATGCTGCTTTACTCTTAGCTTGCTTAAGCCAAGTGCGCTTCATATCTCTGTATACAGCAGCTCTATACTGTCTATATGCAGCATCTGAGAACTTGCCGTTATTCTTTTCAGTAGTTTTCAGCGTGTCTAAGCTGTCTTTGATGTCTTTAATATTGCTACCAAACTTTTGCGTTTTTAGCGTACGAGCAAAATTATCTTTTGCAATTTGTAAGAATCGACTATCATACTGATTAAATAGTCTATTGTCTAAAAGCCGAGAGCTAAGAATTGCAGATATAGCACGTTCAAAAATAGATGCTTGCTGACGTCGTACATCTGAAGAATCTTCTGCTAAAGCAGTAGACTTTTTGCTGTCTTTAATTTGCTCTTTTAACTCGCTTATAGCGCTATCATTAGAATTACTTATACGCGCAGCGTATTGATCAAAGTCCTCTTCTTCATCTGATTCAATAAGTGTACGAGCAACATTAGACATCATCCTATTATCAGATGTACCTGCGTCGTCATTTGGGCCTCCAGCTACGCGCGAAGCAAAACCAGACTTGTTGCTATGACTTGCTTCATCATTGGCAGCATTACTAGATTTATCTATATGCTTTGATGCCGCTTCTACAATACCTTTTTTATCTGTAAAAGTAGATGCTATCTTATTAGAAACGACATCTGCCATAGCATTAATAGCATCATTCGTGACGCTTTTATTGCTATCATTATCTACAAGCCGACGAATAAATCCTTGTTTTGTCTCTGCTTGCTCTTGCAGTGCTTTAGAAACCATTCCAGATATAGTGCTATTCTTAATCCTAAATAGCATCTCATCTGTTTTGACTTGCATGCGACGAACATCTCTAATGAGATCATCTAGCAAGTCCATATGATCTTCTAGTGCAAGTTCTACTGCTTTTTTAATAAAGTATGCACTTTTTTCTAAAGCAATAGAAATAGCAACTTCTAGTAAGCGGCGAAGCTCAGATGTGCTAAGTAACTGATGTTTCTTAGCTGCATCTTTAACAGTCTCTTTAACAGAGTCTTTTGCAGAGTCTTTTGCTGCTTTAACAGCCTTATCAAATGCTTCTGAAGCTGATTTAGACTGAGCCGCGTAAAGCTGTTTGAGCTTTTCGATATCTGACTTAGCAGCTTGGCCATTAGCCAGTTTATCGAATAGCGGCACAGTCTGGTCTTCTAGCTTAGACCATCTCTTCGCTGCTTTTGCTCTTGCAGCTTGAATCGCGTCCATACTGTATCCTGTATTACGTGCAATAAAAAAGCTCTTAGAGCCGTTAATGTGCCCTAAGAGCTCTCTAATTGTATTAAATTTATTTACTTAGTAGAAATAAATCAAAAGCGTGCTGTCATCATAGAACTCTATATAAACTTGAATATTCATATTCTTGTAAATACAATTCGTTATAAAATCTTCAAGTTCATACCCTGTGCAGGCACCAAAACAACAATGCCAAGAAATAGCCCCGTCTGTCGTCAGCCAAATGCCTTCAATTTCTTTATCAAAGAATTTAGCAAGTGGTCGAATAAAGAGATCATTTTCAGGATAATGATTTTTCTTAGCAGTATCGGCTAAAAAGGCTGCTACTTTTGCTTCATTATCTGTGAAATCATCAACAATATTCAAGCTGTTATATGACAGCTTAGCAGTTCTTGCGAGCACCATGATAAAGCCTCGATAAAAATTAGCAATATGAAAATTATAGCAAAAGCTGTGTATGACGTAAACTAATCAATACACATTTTGTTTTTCTTAACGGCTTCTATGCGATCTTTACGAGACTTAATTGCTGCGTCTGACAGATACATAAACTCACGTATAGGCATATTGTCATCTGCGTAGATATGGTATTCTTTTGCTAGCAGCAGCTTTCTATCTAGATACTCTTGCTCACTATAGATCGGGAAAGAAGCTGTGAGCATCAAGACGTACTCTCACACGCCTGGTAGCACCACACTCCTTGCATCGAACAGTGATTACTTCATTAACGCCATAATTAGGAATAGATTTACCCAAATTAATCAGCTTAGTGTAGTCTTGCTCATCCATATTGCCAATCATCTTAACACGATCACGAAGTGTTAAGCCTGGACCATGCAAATAAGCAGCAGCATTAACTAAGTATAGATAAGCAGTATTAGGTACCTTTTCTACTTTGCCAGTAGCAGGATCTGTTTGTTCCATCATAAAATGATCGTCTTCTGTAAGCTCTACAATATCACCGTAGGTTGCAGCGCCGACAGAAATGCCTTCAGGCACATAATCTAAGCCTTCAAATGTAGGAATGAACTCTGAAAAATCAGGCTCATAATTCTCATCAATAAACTTAGACTCTGGCACTAGTGAATTAAGCGTTTGAACGATCTCTAACGATGCCTTTCGCTTTTCGCCAGATTCTACTTGCTTAATATGCTCTGGATTCTTACAAACAGTACGCACAGTAAATGGCGTAGTCATGAAGAAGTGTAGCCTAATCCAATACATAAGATATGTAAAATCAGGCTCAGTAAGTTTATATGCTAAACAATTTTCACCAGTACTAGTTGACAGCAGAGAATCAATAACTTCAACAACTGGACGTACGGCCTGCTGCTGATATGCTGCTGCAAGCTTAGCACGATGATGATTTCGCATCGGCTTTACATAAAGATCTTTAAACGTATAGAACTTAAATCTAGATGGAAGATCAATAGAAATTGCCTGGCTCATATCAACGTGCTTGGCTGCTTCTTGCACGCTAACTGCGGGATTTGCTTGAGTTGGAATATGATTCTTAGCAGCAGACTGATCTAAAAGCGTAGACCGAGTAGGCTGAACACTAGAAAATGCGTTCTGCGCTAGCTGCTTCGCCTGATTTGCGTTAGCTTCCTGAGCTTGTGCTCTAGAATAAACTGTCTTGACAGACCCAGTTGAAGAATCAGTAATCCGAGTAATGTTAATCTTTGGAGCGGACATATTAAACAATTGCCTACTAGAGCAAAAGAAATTAAACTTAATATCTATTTATTAACTAGCTGCCTTCACCACTGCCGGCGTCGTCTGCAGAATTGCCAACCCAGTTGTTAAATGCAGTCTTAGCTTGGCCCATAAGCGGTTTAGCAGCAGCTTTACCTGCGTCAAGAACAGCATCTACACCAGCCTTAGCAATCTTCTTGATAGTACCGCTAATAGCATTTTGAATAGTACCAGTAATAGTATCAAGATTGCAGCCGTTTATTTTAACATCTGATACTGCAAACTCAGCTGTATACGAAATTCTATCGCCAGAAGAGTTAAAACTAGATGTTGCGTCAAAAGAAGTAAGCCAACAGCCAATGTATGTAATGATAAAGATATCTTGGTTATAAGGACTCTTAGCAATAAGACGTATGTCATTCTTATAGCCAGAAATACCTTTAAGCTGTTTGCTAGGCTTAGGCGTACCGAACAGTCCAGGATAAGGATTTATCAAATTTTTCCATGCATTAAAGTATCCAAAAGACGTATTATTAACGTCTGCGTATACTTGCATAGTCACATTTTGAATGCTTCGAGTAACTTCTGGATATGGTACGGCTGTACCTTCTATAAAGACATATCTCGGTGCAAATGAAGGAATAACAATAGAGCAAGTTTCTATGTATTCTGGATCTAATGTGTATGTCTTATCTAAAATCAATGGCGGCAGCTGAACTTCCCAGTCAAATGATGTCAACGGGTCTGGTCTAGCTAATGCTTTAGCAAGCATGCCAGTACCAAATGAACCAAATACTGACGGATTAGACAGCAAGCTTAACGGATCATTTATAATTCCACTAACTCGTTTTTCATAGTGATTTAAAGTAGAAAAACCAGTTGAGGCTTTGTCCATAAATCCAACAGCCATTTTACGGTCCCCATAAGAAGATTAGCGCTGGATTAGGCGGCACTGTACCAGTTGTTGACGGCATTCTAAGCGTATCTATTGATGATATGCTTGGACGATCAAGCTGTGGCAAATAATGTCCTGGATGATTCTCTCGTACAGTTAAAAGACTTTGTGAGTCTCTAGCACTATACAAATCTCTATCAATAACCTCTGCTTTTGGCTTTACATACGATGGACGCTCTGCGTATTTCTTACCAACTTTATACCTAATATATGTGCCAGATGCATGTCCTTGATCTGCAAGTCTTACGCCTAATGCTGAAAGCGCTGCTTGTGGTCTTACATCTGGAGCTATACAATAGAACAATGTATCGTTGGTAAAAGACTGAAGCGCTAGAAAATCTCGAGTAATCTGTGCTTCAACCTCTGGCGTATAGATATCGTATGAAATAGCAATGTATACTGGAGTACTCATCATTACTCTCCTGTAAAACCTGCTAGTTTAGATATACCTTTGCTTGCATTTGCATTAGCAATCGTCTTTCTGTAGTTAAGATCGCTATGCATACGAGCAGCAATCTTAGCTAGTTTCCAGTTTTGATCTTTTCTATCTTTTTCTTGATGAAGTGACCAGTGCTTCTTGCCAACAGAGTCTGTATATGTCATGTCTTCAGGCACAGCGTCTTCAAAATAAGACAAAATAGATGTTCTACGACGATCTAGCTTAGACTTATTAGACATTGCAGTAAGCAATGGCTTCAGATTAGCTTCTGTATATTCATCGTCTTGGTTATTGTCATCAGTAACAGCAAATTGCTTAAGCTCGTCTCTAGTCTTTTTATCTTCTTTAAGATCTCTGACTAAAGAGTCGTAGTCAAGACCAGCAGCAGAAATCCATGTCTTAATTGCAACAGGAACACCAAGCTCTGACAGATTTTGCAGCATATCAAACTGAGAATCTTCTTCTCTAGTTGTAAGCTCTTTGTGCCAATGTAGCTTAGGCATTAACAGATTCTGCCTATTTGTAATATTGAACAAGAAGTCAATAGGATTATCACACCTATTTTTTGTACCTTCTTTATACAGACCTTTGACAACGGCAATAAGCGGAAAGATCTTGCTGTAAAAGATCTTATTTGTCAAATGATCTCTATATGAGTTGACAGTTTCAATAAACGTAGAATATGCAGATTCAGATGATGAGTAAGATGCATCACCAGACAAAAAGGCTTCAGATATACCAAGTGCTCTTAGCTTCATTGATACAAGCTGATCTGCTGTGTCTGTCCACTTCCAAAAATCACCAGCAGGTCTGACATCACTGACCTGAATAGCATTTCTAGTAGCAACCCAAGCGCCGTTAGGATCATTCTCAGACATCTGGAACTGCTGTACAATTGCTGCTAGCTCTTCAGATGTTGGTGTCCAAACATCATCGCCAGCAGTAATATGTGATGTTGAGCGCTGACGGCGCTGTGCTTCAGTCAATGTACCCCTGAATAGCGTCTTTTCAATAAGATACGTCGGCAGTAGTGTTTGCAGATATGATGTATAAGCACGATCAAGTAAGCATCTACGACCAATAAACAGCGTAGAAATAGGATCAAGCACAAATTGCTCTTGCTTAAGCAACTCGATAATGCCGCGAGGCATCTCTTCTAAGTACTTATCTACATATGTAGAATGATTGTTCAAGAAGTTTTGCATCACGCCTGAAGTATGCACAACAACTTCAGGATCAACATTATTAAAAGGCGATGCAGTTACTTGACACTGCAAGCTGTCATAGGACAAAATGTCCATGAAGCACTTTGTTGCATCATCAAAGACTAATGATCCAGCATAAAAACCATCTACAAGATAAGCTGTAGAAATCTTAGGCAGCAAATCTCTAATGCCTAAACGCTCTAATGCATCATTATAGATTTTTAGCTGCGCATCGCTTAGACCACGAAGTTCCCAATCTGAAAACGGAAAGCTTGACTGAATATTGACAGCACAACCACCAACAGCATCATATAAATAAATGTCTCTGTAGAATAGAGACAGCATAGATGAATCAATGTCTGATGGCTGCGCTGGAATCAAACCAGTCATGTAAAACTGATAGTTGTTAGCAGCAAAGAAGTTGACAGACGTAGACGTTGCAGGCGAAGCTTGCCCTATTGGTCCAAGTGTATTATACATGTCTGCAGTAATAGCATGATTTTTCTTAGCTGCAGCTGCTAATGGAGCATTACTAGAACCAGCATGCGGCTTAGTAACAACTCTACCATTTGCTACGCCCATAACCTGGTGTCTAGCAAACATAATATGATTCCTTATCGTTGAAGAAGATCTTGTGCTTGTCGCTTAACATCAACAAAGCCTTTATTGACAAAATCCGCAATTCTATCTCTAGATCTGACTACCTGTGCTCTAAACTTTTCATGATCAGACGGTGACATATACGATCTAGCGTCTTCTTCTATCACTTTAAGCTCTTGAACAATTTGCATACCTAAGTCAAGAATAAACGGACGTATTACTTTATCGACTACTGTGACGCCAATTTGTCCACGCGCTGAAATAGCTTGTAAGTCTACAAGAAGCTCTCTCAGCGTAGTTACCATCGTATTAAACTGGTAGGTACCTCTTGCGCCTTTAGAAATACGAATGTTATTCTCAAGAAGTGGAATAGCATCAACGCATGACTGCGCTAGTCGTTTATACGTTAAAGTAATAGCGTTGTCAGAATCACCAACTTCCAAAAGCTCATTGATTTTAGTTGCGTCTTGCTCTAGCAAAGACTTTAATTGCGATGGCTTAATATCATCAATTTTAGCTGGAAGTGTACTTTTCTTAGGCATTTTAACAGCAAATATGTTTATTACTTTTCGATGTCAGTGTCTGCAATCGGCAAAACAATCCGATCTTCAAAGCAGCACAGGCAAGGAATAGTATTAGCAAAAACACGAGTCATTGGCTTGCCGCATTCAGGACATAAGCCTTTGCCAGCAATATCTTCACTCATATCAATTCTGGCTTTAATCTGCTTCTTTGCTGTAATTTTTGTGCTAAAAGCAGATGACTTAATATTTTGCTGAGGCACAACAGCCCAGCCTTTAGGCATCTTCATCTCTAAACCTTCTATTCTTTTTAATCTTTAACGGTATTAATGACGTATCTGTTACTTGAGCAATTACATCATCAATAGAAAAATCAATATATTGCTTAGTACCAGATTCTAAGCCAAAACAGCCAATTAGAGCAGAGTCTAGCTGATGCGGTGCAACTTGCAGCTCATTGTAAATCTGTCTAAGATCTATATTAAACCGTTTTTGATAACGATTTTTCCAAGTCGCAGCAGTTGTAAACAATACAGGCAAACCAAAGCTGCTTAAAATTCCAAGCATTATGCATACGCATTCAATTGTTGTACCACGAAGACCACGTGATTGAAAACGCTCTGCAATAATAGCAGATGGCTTACCTGCAGATATCCAAGCTTGCACTTCATCTACAAATTGTTGTCTTTCTCGAATAAAAGACTTAATGTCATGAAGCGGATGTGTTAAAACTGTATTAGCTAGAACAGTAATTGTCTTTGAAGACTTATCATATTCTACTAAAGAACAGCCCATGTTAACAGAGCCTGGATCAAAAGACAATACTCTAACTGTATTTTTTGCCTGTTCTAAAAAATCTGGTATAACATATTTTAAGTCAGGCATTATAAACTATGCAAAATTGTCTTATTTTATAAATCTATATTAAACTTAATGCTATTTATGAAAAATCCCAATAGGCAAAATACCTATTGGGATTACAAATAACGCATAGCTTAATAATTAGCTAATGCCTAATTCATCAATGTTGATGATAATGTACGGACTTGCGCCATAGACATCTACGATAGATACGCTATATTCGTACCTTTCACCGTATGCCTTAAAGTAGTACTGGAACTTAGTAACTGGCGTATCTGCAAAGAATTCACTTTCTTCGAAGCTACAACCACAGTTCTGAAATACTCTGTAAATCCAATCTACTGTTTCTCTAAGCGAGAACTTCTGGCTAGGAAAAGCAGTTCTATATAAATGACCATTTACACTAGTATCTCGAACAGGCTTAGAGTACTTAGATAAAAAGCTGATAAGCTGACGATCTGACATATAAAAACCTTAGAAAAATGAAGATCTGCCTACAACAACTGGCATAGGCATAGAAATCTTTGTCTCGGATCTAATATACTGATTAAATTCTGAAAGACGAGAAGAAATCTTTTCTGAATGAATTTTTGTAATGCCAAGTATGACAGTTCTTAAAATGTCGTCTGTTAATCCTTGGGCTTTATCAGGACAAAGCGCTGGACCAGCATCAACAACTGTAGAAAATTGAAGAAGCAAATGCTGAATTGGCTTTGCCATAAACTCTGTTCTATAGTCTTCTACAGATGATGAAAGAACTCGCTCTATATCTAGCGCTGATAAGAATGGAAAAACAACAGTTTTGTTAGCAATAGACGCTTTTGCTGCTTCAAAATCTGAGCGCTTTAACGTGTAAAAGTCTGCACGAGTAAAAGGTTTTTTATTTGTTGCAAGACCCATATCTTCTCTAAGACGATGCAACAAGTCAATAGAGTTCCATCTATCAGCTACGACATAGCATACATTAAGCTGCTTGGCTAATGGCAAAATCACATTAGCATACATCTTAGTAAAGTTAATTACTCGGCCTTTAATTGGCATGCATTCTAATGCACATGCAACTATTGTCTTATTCTTTACTGGATCATAATAAAGTACAGAAACAGAAAATGAGTTGTTTGTATATCCAGCGTCTAATGACATAATAGATGGATATGGTATGCTAGATGTTTGCTTTAGCTCACCCCAGGTTTCATACTCATCTGATCGCTGAATAAGCTGATGCGTTGGTGGTGCACCGTTAAATAGCTTACTTACAATCTTTGCATCAAAGAATGCCATCGACGTATCTGTAGGCTGCGCACCAAAGTCTCGAAGAGCTCTAGTGTAATTTGCCTTAAATGCAGAAGCAATAAGATTAGAGTTTCTTTCAAGAGTTGGATTAACTTCCCATGTTGGTAACTGTAGCGCAAAAACAGAATTATCTGTTTGAGACTGCTTAAGCAATCGCATCACCTTATCTCGATTAGAAATAGGTGATGAAACAGACAACATAAACGCTGGCGGTGCAGAATGGTATCCTGCTTCTTTTAGCTTATCAATAGCTGATGTAACAGTAGCTAATGAATTAAGCAAAGATGTATATGCTTCATCTGGCGAAGCACGTCGATTAACGTCATCGTCTACATCTTCATTTGTTCCTGGTGGAAATAAGCCTAATTCGTCAAGAAAAGTCATGAAAGACGTATTACCACGCAATGTAGACGCTGTTGGACCAGTAGGAAAACAAAATAGCTTTTTATTGCCAATAGCAAGCTTAGTTGCAGAGTTTAGCAGTAGCTTATTGCCTGTTTTGATTCTATACTGCTCAAGTAAATCAAAGTACTCTTGAAACCATGTAGAGCCATCAACAATATTCTTGAAAGGCGTCCAAAGAACTTCTACTGCTTTCTTAAATGTAAGAGAGCAGAAAATGCCTGTAAGCTGAGTAGATTTCTGCATATATGGTGAAAGCTCTGCAAGCATAGGATACTTCAAATATCTATGCAAAGTATATGCAGCTATTGATGCAGCTGTTGATGACTTGCCTGATCTCTGACCAAAGATATACACGCCTTGGTTATATGGATTTAATGCGCCAGAGTGCACTAGTTCATAATGCGTTCTACCACAAACAGGACAAACACCATTTTCTAGTATGACTAAGCGCTTCTTATGCTTAAGATCAATAGTAGGAAAGTCTTTAGGAATATTGAAAATATCCAGATACTTCTTATTAGAGCAATATGGACAAATCTCGCCAAGTAGCATAGCTGCAGCCCAATATTGCCTGGACCACGGTGGATGTGCGTCTTTGCCTATAATATTAAAGCAAAAATCGTAGTAATTGATTGCAGCTGGCAGCTTACGATCATCAATTCTAAAGTCACGAACAGTACCAGTAACAGGATCTAGCAAAGACGACATAAACTCTTTATAGTCTAAGTCATCTGCTACATCATGAGTATCTGCTGTAATGCTGGCTGCTTCTATAAATTGAGAATCAGATGCTAAAGAAGCACCTTGACTCAAATTGCCAAGGTGCTTTCTCTCAGAGCTAGAAAGCAGAGAAGAAAATAAGTTCTCTGCTTCTAGCTCTTTTAGCTTTCTCGCGCGTGCTTCACTTTTCTTCATTAAGGTTTTACACTAGCTGTAAGTTATCTGTCTTAATATTGTTAAGCATAACAAGACGTTGCTTAACGATATTAGCAATCTCTAACTGACTATACCTAGACGTATCAAGATACAAAAAATGATCTTGATAGTCTTGAGAAATATCTAAGCTCTTCAAAAGCTGAAATGCGTAAATAAATGCGTTTCTATGCTTAGCATAATCAGAAATAAAGTTAACGTCTGATCTACTATTATTAAACTCTATTTCATTTGTTGCTTTAAGACGTTCAAGCCAGTCTTCTTCACTAGATACATCCAAGTATACGATAAGTGTATTCTTAATGTAGCCTTCAGTAACGTCATAAACCCAAGGTCTATTATAAAGCCTACTATATGCGTACTGGCTTAAAATACCTCTTGCTTTATAAGAGCAGATATTAGGAAATACGCCTAGCATTGTATCTCGTAATGTGTCTTTACCACATTTATCAATGCCTTCAAATTCTACATTGAAGACTTTAAGCTGGATATACTCTTGCTCAAGCATAATACAGTCCTTATAAAAATATAGCAGTAAGCAACTATAGTAATTATACTATAAATTTACTTACTGCTATCATGTAAAGCTACCTAGTTACGCAATAAATTAGCGATTGTAGTAGTCAACTGTCTTAATGCGCTTTTCAGCAACAAGCCCAAACTCAGGATCATAAGTAGACGGCAGTTCTTCGCCTGCGCGTTCAGCAGCCATCCACTTTTCAATCATTTCCTTTTCACCTTCAAGAAGAAGCTCAGGACGATGCTTATACATCTCTTCAAGCTCGAGCTTCCAAGAAGACTTACGCCAGTCGTTATGTGCAGGCTCACTAAATTCATAGCCTTCAGGCGTTGGATAACGAGCAAAGTCATTATTGTATGTATGATCTCGCTTGTACCAAGTCTTACGATCAGTAAACGCAAACATCCATTCATATAGCTTCTTGCTCAGTGGATCAGTCACAGCATCAATAGCCTTACGAACTTCGTAGCGCATCAAACGATACATATAGTTGATTTCATCAGCGAAGTTGTTTTCTGTACGCGTATTGCAAGAACGTGCCCAATCGCTGAAAGAAGCGTTGTACGTAAGAGAAATCGTTTGGCTATGCAGACCAAAGTAACGAGATTCCATATACGTTACACCAGCTTCGCACATATCAATATAGACATCTTCAAGAAGCTTCTGAGCAGCTTCAATCTTAGCCATCCATTCAGGATTCTTATAGATGTAACGAGGAACAATAAAGTCTTGAGTCAGTGGACGAACATCGCCAGACGCAGAGCAGAAGAAGCCACGTTCACGCGTAAGCTGCGCGAGATTGATACGAGAAATGTTTTCAATCTGGAATGCAAGATTCTGACCTTCAAGTGCATACTTAGGAAACGTCTTGCCAGTCACAATCTCATCAATAATACGAATTGCTTCAGGATTTTCAGGCGAGTATTCACCAAACGTTGCTTCATTAAACTCAGCGTACTTATTGAAGTTGTATACTTCTTTAGCAAGATCATTGCCTTTAAAAGCGATCAAACGGACCTTAATATTTTCATAGCCATTGTGAAAATGTGCCATAATGCTCTCCTTGTTTAAAGATAGTTTGCTTCTTTCAGAAGTCTATTGACTTTATCGATTGATGCATCAACGCGCTGATTAGCGTTTACAAAAATCTCCATAATGTCTGGAGACGTATTGCCTAGACGTTGCTCATTAATACAGAACTGCAGCACAGAATAGTTATCTGCAAGCTTTACTACAGCTTCTGCAATTTCATCATCTAGCTTTGCTTTGAAGTAAGACCAATTCTTTGAGTAGTACTGATCTTCTACTGTCTTCAAAAATGCTGCAAAATCAGGATACAGCTTCTTGACATTATGTGGAATGTCAGACGTTATAGATTCAGCGCAGTCATGAAGTACGGCAAGACGAAGAATTCTAAGCTCAAGCTCTTCTGGAAGCTTCAGAAGCTGAACAATCTTAAGCGAAAAAAGCGCTACAAAGAAAGAATGCTCTGCAACTGATTCTTCTTGAAGATGAGTACGATTGTTGTACCGAAGTGTTTTCGCTAATACGTACTCTTTTTCAATCTCATCATTACTGAATTTTTCCAGCATATTTGACAGTCACTTTGTTAAGAATCATTGCAGGAAGCATAGCAAGCTGGTCCATGCTAGTAAAAACATACTGACCAGATTTTGCAAGCATAACATTAAATGGACGATCACCTAGTGTTTCGCAATAGTAGACAATAATCCTGTTAGGACAAGCAGCATTGATGCCTTTGAAATAACCAGCTTCCCAGATAGTACCAATATCTTTTCCATCTGTCACGCAGAAGCAAATATCTGCATTATTGAGATTCTCAATATTATCATTGAAAATAGCTGTACATGTATGATCGTCAGAATCATGCTTAAGAACACCATTCTCTGACGGCGCGTATACATCAAAATGCATATCACGAAGCGCAGCAACAAGACGACGCTCACGTTCAATTTGCTCTTCATTAAAGAAAGGCGATGCAAAATAAATTTTCATCTATGTCTCCTTGTAGCGTATTTATCTAATTCAAATACGTAAGTTAATTATACACTATTTTTGTGTACTGTGTGCTGCTTGCTTTTGTGCATCTTGCTGCGGCAGCATGAATAGCTGTGTTTGCTTTGGCAAAAGTGTCAAATCATACAACTTTTCTGCTTCATCTTGCGTCAAATCAAACATGTCTGCGATAAAACGCATAACACGTATCTTAGATGACTGAGCAGCAAAACGCTCGGCAAGCATCATCTCTGAAGCATCAATTTCACCAACTTGCTGCTCTATAATTGACTTTGCTTGTGATAAACCACCTTGCAGTGCAATAGCAGTTGGTGCTATTTCAAGTAGAAAGAATTCTCTAACTCTTTCAATCTTGTCTTTAAGCTCTGCAGGCAACTCTGTTGCATATTTTTCACTACGCAAAATAAGCTCTGTGTTAACAGGATCTTCTGCTTCTTTTGCATAAACATTGTCCTTAATAATCTGAATTTCATCTTCTTCATCTACATGAAAAAAGAACTCAGACTTATACTTAGAAGCTCTACTAGATTTATTTACTGAGTTATCCTTTGCGTAAGCAATTGTAGACAGCCGAGAAAGAAATTTATCTTGTTGCTCGGCTGCCTCATCAGAGTCACCAGCAGGCGTATTATTCCTCGCTAGTGTCTTCATCATCGTTGTTTAATGTTCCTTGCATATAGTCTGAGTACTTTGCTTCGGCAATACCAGATTCAATCTGCTTAAAGCATTCTCGTCGAATAGAAAACGGCTTTTCAAATCCGAGCTCTGCGCAAATTGCTTTCATATCTTCTCTATTGCCTAATACCCATTTTTTAAGCTGCTGCCATTTAATTGCTACGGTCTTATCCTTATAGGTAAGCTTCATAGACTTACGACCGCGACCGACTAATTGACCAGTATATAGCAAGAAGCACGCTGTGTCAAAGACAGGATCAAAGCCTCTGCCTTCTGCTTTGTAGTCTTCTGCCCAAATTCTAAGCCATGCCTTTCTGTTGGGCGTCCACAGTTTATTCTTCTTGGTATGCAGCTGAATATATCTGTACTTATCAGTGCCTTGCCCTTCTACAGACTCTTCTTCCTCATACTTATTCTCAGTATTGAAAGAAGGCCACAATGGCATGCCTGAAGCACGCGGAGTAAATTTGCAGCGACAATCTGAGTTGTACCTTAACGCCTGCCCTCCGGGTTCTACTTCTGGATGATATCTATCCATAGGATTGGCACGAAGCTGATTAGTACCAAGTACAGCTACCATCTTCTGTGCTAGTCGTCCTTTAACACGAGGAAGCTGTTTAGAAAACATTCTAGCTTGAAGTGCAATAGAATTATCTGTATCTTCTTCATCGTTAGAAGTAGGATTCATCGCAGGATAGGAGTCTACAATGATAAGCGCTTGCAGCTTATCGTCTTGCGCTTCTACCCAAAGGCCTTTGCCGTATTTCTTAGCCATATCTCGGTTAGCGTACTCACCAAGCTTGGCTTTATTGGCTTTATCGTCTTCAAAGACAAGCCACCACTTACCATTGACTTTCTTCTTGTCAGGAAGACTACGAAGAACCTCAGACAGCCAATCAAAGAATGCTTCGCCACGAGTTTCAGCACGATAACGAATCGTAGGCGGAACAGTCCATTTACCGGTAGCAGGATCTTGTACGCCAAATACCTGGCTAATAGACTTATCAACACCCATAGTCTTAAGAATATTAGCAACGTACGGCTTAGAATTACGTGTAGAGCCTTCATAGTCGCAAAGTGCAATCAATGGCACATTTTGCTTGATAGCTGATGCAACGATAGAAAGCGCACCGGTTGTCTTAGCTGATTGCTCTGGTCCAAAATGCGTATACCATGCGGGACGAATACCACCACCGTACAGCAAGTCTAGCATAAGCAGACCAGTGCTCATTGGTGGTGTATCCTCAAGAGCATCAGACTCGAAGCCTTGACGACGAGAAATATCATCAATTGTTTCAACTAGCAAAGCGTTGTAGTCAAACAATGGTATGCCAGACTGCTCTTTCTTTACAGCCATTCAAATGTCTCCTAATGAATAATTGCTTGTATATGCTATTTAGTATATTACTGCAAACTATGCATTAAGTGAACTACCCTTGACTTAAGTCAAGGGCTTCGTGCTTCTTTGACAACCCTTGGATCATGAGTTGAATTACTTCTTCCAATGATCTAGAGAGGTTTGTCTCCACACGCTTTTCAATATCGATTAAGGTTTCCTTAATCCTCTTTGGATCCCTACATTCCATAGGTACCATCTGTATTAGTTTATAGAAAGCAATCATGTTCTGTGCTGCATGCACGTCACGATCAGTGATACAACCGCAGTTGGGACAGACGAACTCTCGTTCCCATACTTTAAGATCGTCATTTTTATGAAAACAATCAAAGCAATATTTTGAAGTTGGCAATGAATGATCCAAAACGAATGTATTGGAAAGCGTTTTTAAGATCGCTTTAACGCGTCCTAAAATTCCCTTTTCAATCTTCTTTCCGTGTCCAGATTTCTGCCAATTAGCTAACATCTCATCCTGGATCACAGCAGTTTCAAATTGTTTTAACCAAAAGATTAGTTTATTAGCCGCATCTTTCTTTTGATTACTTCGCTTTTGTTTTTGCTTTCTAAGTTTGTTTGTTAATCGTAAACCTTTATTCGTCCTGTTAGAGAACTTCTTTGATCTTCTACGAGACAACTTACGTTGAACCCTCTTTTCGTTCTCACTTTGTTCAAAACAATAACTTAATTTACGACTTTGTTTAGTTTCATCTACAAAGGTTGTGAAACTAGTTTCACAACCGAAATCAATCCCAACCGTTTGATAATTGTGTTTACGTTCTTGCTTAGGAACGTAGCATGTTACCTGAATATACCATCCAGTTGGCTTTTGTACCAAACGAGCATTAGCAAACTCAATCCCTTCAATATTCAGCTGCTGTAAACCAAATACCTTTAAAGATTTCTTTAAGCCGGATAATTTCACTTTAGTGCCATCAAATTTCCAGCTATTACCAAACTGTCTAAAAGATACACTGTTAACTTCACTGACGAACGAAAGTCCTTTAGTGTGCTTGATGTTACCAGCCTTGAGGTTGGATTTAATGCTCTTACAAGCGGTTCCAATTTGTTTGTTAATCTCTTGGCGTGAAGCGGCACTTAGACAAGTATATTCACTAATGATAGGATTTTTATTCTTATCGTAATGTACAACTGTTTTAGCCTTACAATCGTTTTTGTAAGGCTTGTTTCCTTCGACCTTTCCAAACGCAATACAGCTATTATAATACCATTTTGCCTCTAAAAAGACGTTATGAAGGAATTGTTTTTGGGTTTGATTGAGATGATTCGCTTGAATCTTTAATTGAAATACTTTAATATCCATCATCGACGCACGTCGAGCGGCATTCTCAGCTTTCTTTTGAAACTGAGCTTTGTAGTCTCGAGTATTATTTGATGGATAAGTATTATCTGACATGATACAAGTGGTGTTTGTATTCGTGTTGTTTGGGATCAGAAAGTAACGATTTCTGATCCTTTTCCTTTATTTACGTAAATTTTAATCGTTGTTTCATCCCCTGACTAAAGTCAAGGGTTTTCACAACGAAGGTTTTATAAAATGGGAGGCATTTCTATGAAAAACCTCCCACTTCATTTTTAATTATCTGCTTATGAGAAGATTAGAAGTCTTCATCGTCAAAGTCGTCGTCAAAATCATCTTCTGGCTCGGACTTCTTAGCAGGCTTCTTCTTGGCTACAGCTTTCTTAGGAGCCGGCTTTTCTTCTTCGAAATCGTCATCAAAGTCGTCTTCATCAAAATCATCTTCTGGCTCAGACTTCTTAACAGGCTTCTTAGACGATGGCTTTTCTTCTTCATCATCATCAAAGTCATCTTCATCTTCCCAAAGCGCATCAGATTTCTTAGAAGTTGACTTAGCTGCAGGCTTTTCATCCTCGTCAAAGTCGTCGTCAAAATCATCTTCTGGCTCGG